TAATTTTGTAAATCTGATATTAATACTAATGGTGATAAATTATCATTTATTAATATATAAATGACAAAATACGCATATATTTATTCATTGGATATTTGTCTCAATAGTAAGATCCATATACTGTCAATGCAATTAACAATAGCTAATTATATCAAAGAAATAATTGATCCAATTGAAATAACTAGTATTACCAAAGAATTAGTTGATAATTATGATGTTATCTGCATTGATCATTACGCAATAAATGAAAATTGGAATAATATGGATCTAATAAAAAAATATTTAGATATTATTAAAAATTGTAAAGCTGTTTGTTTATTAACTAGAGATTTACATCAATGGACTTTTTCTAATGACAGACATGTTATAACAAATTTTACCAATACTAACTATGAAAATTATCAAGAAAAATTGGTTTATGACGGATATTATAAATTAAAATCTTTGTTAAAAGATTACAATATTGGTCATATTATTTCTATTTATGATTGTGAAGAATTATATTCCTTAATAAAATATTCTGAATGTAACTATTCCATATTAAGTTTGCACATTGACACTAATATATATAGAAATTTAAATGTTACTCGTGATATTGATATTTTAATATATGGTGCTGATTTTCATAAAGTATACCCATTAAGAAACAAAATAAAAAATGCTGTCAAAAAAATGAATATTAAATATCACATTATTCCAACATTCGTAGGCTATGATCCAGAAAAATGTGATGAGGGTTTGGCTAAATTATTAAATAGATCATGGTTGACCTTGTGCACTTGTTCTGTGTTTGATTATCTAGTTCTCAAATATTTTGAGGCAAGTGCATGTGGTTCAGTTATCATTGGAAATATGTCTAGCCAGGGAAGAGAAATATGGCAAGACAACTACATTGATGTCCCTCTTAGATCGACCAGTAAAGAAATCAAAAAAATTATAAGGCGAGCTCTTCAAAATAAAGGAAAATTAATTAATATTAGTAACGTAATGTCCGAAAAAATTACAAATGAATATAATTATGAAAAATACACAACCAAATTAAAGAACATATGCGAAAAAGTTAGTAACACAAATAATATTTAAAGATTTATGTCAACAATACAAATAATATATAATTTTACTTTATAATGACCCTTGATAAAAATATATTTAAGGTTGAACCTTTTACAAACTATAACGTTATCATTTATACGAATCCTAGGAACAGTATAAGAGTATCCATCGAAGAAGATCCTGAATTTGGTAATATTCTGATTACAAAAAATTCCATACAAAGCTTTGAATATTACAATGGTAATATGAAAAATATTACAATAGTTACTAGCAATTTTAATAAAAAATACAAATATAAAATTATCGTTGAAAAAAATAACACAAAAATAGAACAGATTTACATGAACAAAGATTTAAAAATAACATTTTTTGATGATATTATAAATTTATATGGGCTAAAAGAATACCATAATCCGTATGCCCCCGCTATATTTTATGGACTGATGAATAATAATGATTTATTGGTCCTAGAGAAACATAAATCTTTGAAAGTTATTGTTTGGATAGGAGGAGATATCAATTATACTATTAGAAGAACACCCAATATATCGAAAATGATCAAGAATAACATTGACCGTATATTAAAAGTTAAAAAAATAAGACACATTAGTATATCTTCATTTGTAAGGAAAAGTTTAATTGAATTAAATTTACCATATAGAATGGTTCCTTTTATGGGCGTGAATTTTGATAAATATAAACCCGGACCAAAAGGTCCATGTATTTATTTATATACATCATTGTCAACAGAACACTATTATGGCAAAACTTTATACGAAAAAATTATGAGAAAATATTCTCATATTAAATTTATTGTAGCATGTTGCTCAATTTCATACAATGCATTGTTAGGGTATAACAAACCATTAAAATACAACATAAAGTTCTATAATAAAGAAGAATTGATAAATGATATTTATCCACAATGTTTTCTTGGATTAAGGTTGACAGATCATGATGGGTTATCCGGAACTGTTCAGGAATTAGGATTACTTGGAATTAAATCTATTCACAATGGATGTAGTCCTAGCGCTTTAAATTATAAAACTTTTGAGGACATTTGTGATCATATTGACAGAGAAATTAAGACTATCGGACAAATCGATTTTGAATTGGCAGATAAGGTCAAAGAATATTTAACAATTGATCAAGATTTTTTCACGACAAATTTTCATAGTAAGGATGATGGCACTGATGATAACACGGACGAAAACAATGATGATCCTATGATTGAACAAGATTTAACTATACCTGATTTGATTGAACAAGATTTAACTATACCTGATTTTTGTAGTGAAGACAATCAAATTGATGATGATGATAGTATTGACAATAGTATAATCCAGTAACAAATCAATCACATATGGAAATAGATGTTTAATAAATTATTCTATTTTGTGACAATATATAAAATGCGGGACAAAAAGAATTTAAATCAATTATAATCTTAATAATTGATTTAAAAAATTTATTTACAACTGATTTATTAATTCGAGAGCTCTTTTGTCCCAATTTTCATTTTGGACTGTGATACTTCGACAATATTTTCTATCAATTTTCATTGTTTGAATTTGTTTTATGGCCTCTGCGTATTCTGCATCTGAAGCCATATATGGTAAAATTATTCCATTATTACCATTTCTAATTAAAAATAAATTATGTATATTTTCCTCACATACGACCGGAAGACCAGATTCACAATATTCTAAAATTTTTGCATGACCAGCTAAAGGCTTGGTATTTAGTGGTCTAATATCTGAAAAATCAATCCCACAGTCTGCAAAATTAAGATATTTGTATTTTTCTTCGTGCGTATATGGATAGTGTATAATGACATTTTTGTTATTCTCAAATATAATATTTCTTAATAACTCGAGACTATTAGAATTTTTACTTGAATGTGAAGTGGGACTATTATTTTCTGATGGAACTAAAAAACTGCCGGGGAAAATATGTAATTCATATTCATCACCTAAAATCTCCATAATATTACCCATATTATAAAATATTTTACCACCATTTGTTTTAATTCTTCCCGTGTACACTAGAATATATTTTTTTGTGTTGAACTCTATTTTTTTATCAGGATTCCTAACATAATATAATGGCCATAATGCCTTGCCTGCAACTAGAGTTGCAGCACTATCAACACAATATGAATGATTAACATCATAAGGATTAGATAAATTATTCAGATCTGTTAAATCATTGATAATACCCATATTTGAAATTAAAATTGATTTAAATGGTAAACCATTCAAACAACCAGCTTTTCTAAAATCTTCATTTTGTGCACATATATAATCGACATGGTTAATAATCCATTGCTTGACACAATGTCTGGATTTTTTGATATCACAAGATTTTTGTAATCCAACAATAAAATCTTTGCTAGTGAACCACATAGGTGAATCCGATTTAACAATAAATTTGGGTCCATTTCTAATATTTTTTGGAATAATAATTTTATTTTTTACAGCAGGTAAAGTATTAAGTATTGTAATAAAAAGTGGTTCACGAACGATTAATACATAGTCCATTCTATCAATAAATTGGTCTGTAATATTATCAAAATGGATATATTTAATACCATTTTGCTCATAATCTTTTTTGGTGGTCAAAAAAGAAATTTCATGACCTAATCCATGTAAAGATCTCGCCATAAAATGACCTTTATCCAAACTAAAATGCCTAATTATTGCATCATTAATGTCATTAAAATCGTTAATTATAAAAAATTTCATTATATATAATATATTTAAGAAATATTATATCATGAGCCGATAAATTTATAGTCGTTATTTTTTCAATTAAATAATATTGGTTAGTATAATACAATAATGGGTTTTATTTGGAAGGACAAATTTAATAAATATATTAAACTTCAGCGGAATCACAAAATATTTACAAATGAAATGCTTGAACAGTTAATACGAAAACAACAGGAAGAAATTAAAATTATTAATTCTTACATCAAAGAAAAACCACAAAGCATTCTTGACATCGGTTGCGGCCTAGGGATTTATGATTTAGCACTTCAAGATTTTTACAAAACAAATATCAAATATTATCTTTTGGATAAAACAACAACTCCATCAGAGGAAAAAAATGTGTATTATGGTCATAGAGAAAAAGGGGCATTTTATAATAATATGGACTACACAAAGGATTTTTTGGTTACGAATGGTATCAGTGAAAATAATATCGAATGCATAATGGTAAATGACAATAATGATGTTACCAACAATTATTTACGAGAAAAATTGTCTAATATTGACCTAGTTATATCAATCATATCATGGGGATTTCACTATCCAATTAAAACTTATTTAGATACCGTACACCAAATATTAAATGCAAATGGCTTGTTATGCTTGCACTGTAGAAATATTAACGAAAATTTGCCAATTCTTATGAGTAAATTTGAAATATTATATCCAACAATGAATAGTATTAAGGAAGGATCTTTTCTAATTTGCAAAAAAAATTAATCACATTATTAATTATATACAATAATTAATGATGGATAATCATCAAAAAAATAGTTTTGGTTATGATAAGAACCATCCAATAACCAGACTTAAATAAAAAAATTCTACCAAAACATAATCTGCTATTTCGTTATTTTCATTATCAATATTATCTTTATCATCGTACATTTTGTCAATAAAAATATTTGTATTAAAATGAACTGTTAATGGGTGAATTTTATCAATTTTTTAGAATTATTTTCCGTTTGTTTGAAATGTTAATATTTATATCTAATGGCAAATAATGATAATATATTCACCAATAATATTATATAATATTATTGATGAATAGTGTGTATCAAGAAATTTTCAATGTTGAACCCAACACAAACTATGAGGTTATTGTAAAATGTCAACCTAATAGTAATTTTTTAAATGATATAGTGACAATAGAAATTTTGGAAGATGACAATTTTGGTAAAATTCATATCAGTACACCTGAACATAAATTTAAATACTATAATGGTAATAATGATAAAATTACCATCAAATGTAATTGTCGAGAAAAAATCCAAATCAAAATTTCAGAATCTCCACTTAAAATCGATCAGATATACATGAATAAAATTTTAAGTATGACTTTTATGGAAGATATGATTAAAGTGTACGGTTTAAATGCCTATCATGATGATTATTCTCCAGCTATATTTTATGGCATACAGACCAATGAAGAATTAGAAGTTTTGAAAAGAAACAAATCACTTAAAATTATTGTATGGATTGGAGGCGATATCAATCATGATATGATTGGTAGTAGAGGAAGAAAAACAGTTGTTTATAATAAAATAAGTACAATTAATAACCTAACTAAAATCAGGCACATCGCTATATCATCTTTTATAAAAAAAAGTTTAACTTTATTATCAGTTCCTCATATATCGATTCCTTTTATGGGCGTTAATTTTGATAATTTTAAACCAATTACAAAGGGCCCATGTATATATTTGTATACAACCCTATTAAACGAAAATTGTTATGGTCATGATTATTATGTCAGACTGATGGAAAAATATCCAGACATCAAATTTATTGTGACCTGTTGTAAATTTTTTTATAAGAAAACTGTCAGAAATAAGATGCCACTAAAATATGGAATTACAAATTACAATAAAAAAGATTTGGTCACAAAAATATATCCTCAATGTTTTATAGGTCTGAGGCTGACAAAGCATGATGGTTTGGCTGCAACAGTACAAGAATTAGGATTGTTAGGAATCAAAACAATCCATAATGGATGTTCGCCTAGTTCATTAAATTATAGTACTTTCGAAGATATTTGTACTCATATCGACAATGAACGAAAAAAAATAGGAACAATTGATTATGAGACCGCCAATACTGTTAAAGAATATTTATCATTGGACAAAAATTTTTTTAGTACAACATATTACAAAACATTAGAGAAATAGTAACGGAAATATATTCAATAATAAATCGAACAATTAACATTATCTCTATCTATCTAAATAAATATTTGTGTATATCTTTTACCACCACGTAATGATTTGTGCAAATTAAGAGTAAATGGTACTACATCTAGCAAATTATTAATAATTTCGTCATTTTTAGAGAAATTTGGTTGAATAAACTTAATGGCTTCTTGGTTAAAAATGTCATCGATTTTAATAATGTTAATTCTACAATTGCAGCCTATCACTATTGGTAAAATATTTGCATCAGTAATATTAGAATAGTAGTCTCGTGCAATTGTATAATAATATTTATTGATATTTCTCGTTAATGTAGCAAACACACCAGGTATTCCATATGAATTTCCTACTGTGATATAATTGATATCATTAGAAACAACATATTGTGAACTACAAATTTCATTGATCAGGACATTTGCACTAACTTTTGTCGGATTTAAAAATATACAGGGATAAATACTCATAACTCTTAAATCGATGCCTTCGTATATAAAACAAAATTTATACTTTGTATTTGTTACTTTTGGAAGAAATTTACTAAAAAGCAAAAATATATCTCCGACCAATGGAGATACTCCGAATTTTTTTTTAACAATGTTTAAAGAATTAAGACCTCTTACCGATATAATAAAAGATCGCCCATTTGAACACTTAGTATTACGCTCTACAGTGGAACCAATCACATACATATCATCTAAAGATGTTACGTAGCTCCCAATACAATATGACATAGTATTATTCGATTTATTTGTATCTGCTTTAACCAACATAGGATTTATAACCGGTGGTCCCATTGTCCTATTCCAAACAGTTGGTTCATTTAAAATAATTTTAATATTTGGATTGATAAGGCTTAATAAATATAACAATAATTTATCACATCCACTGAACCTATTCGTCACCACATAAAAATTTTGTTGTGATAAGATTTCAAATGCCGATTTTTTTCCAGATAAAAAGTTTCTTGTAAACGTATGGTTAACTAATGCCATATCATAATTAGAATGATTAGCACTTAATTCGCAACAAATATATGGTACAAGAATGGCCTCCTGAAATGCATATCTTTTTTTTATCAGAAATTTATATTCATCAAATGGTGATGTTATCGGAAATAAATGTTTTAATAATATTGAACATGCAATATGATTTGTGATGTAAGCAGGTTCACCATATCGTATTTTTGCCATAACAATACCACCTTCAGATGTATTAGAATCATAATATATTTTTTCGTTAGCACTTGATTGTAAGTAAAATACATAAGGATTTAATATATTGATGTATTTATTGATAATAGTGCGATTTATCCAATTATTGCCATAAGTAAACTTTGATTCTAGAAAAATAACATCATCTTCGATCACCATTGCATAATTATATTTATTATTAACGACGTCTAACATAATATCTCTAATACCAAGAGTACAAGCAACACTAATCAAATTATCTGTATATATTGGGTAAACCAAGTGTTCAGCAATTGCTTTATGGACACTTGGACTATTACGTGTATGGGCATCAAATATTTTAACTTTATCAATAATACCCAAATTTGTAAATTGTTCGGTAACAAATGTTTTTCTTTCCTCAATACATAAACAGTAGATTGCATCGATATTATTAAAAAATGTTGCCATATATAATTTGTTGACATATTTATTATTATCTTTAATTATAGGCAAAACAAATAAAATAAGTTACAATTACATATGGAAACAAGTATTTTCCATTTTTAATTGCATCATATGCTTCTACCTTTTTGAAATTTTGTTTTTGTTTTTGTTTTTATTTTTTTTTGTTTTGGATTGTTTTACAATCTAAAACAAAACAATGAATTTTATATTCATCGCAATGAATATAAAATCGTATAACATTAAAATATGTCCAAGTATATATACATGATAATTTTAATACCCTTAGGAGGAATCGGCGAACGATTTAAGAACTTGGGATATAAAAAACCAAAACCGTTGATAAATGTTATGGGTAAACCAATAATTTGTTGGCTATTTGATAACTTGAAATTGGATAATGTTACAATGGTCGTAATTCCTTATAACAAGGAACTAGAAAAATACAATTTCGAGTCTCTAATAACAAAAATGTATCCAAATATTAATTTCAAATTTTTAAAGATGGATTCCCAGACCCAAGGGGCCGCAGAAACTGTTCTTAAGGCAATTAATGCTATTGATGTACCTGATTGTCCTGTTTTATGTATTGATGGTGATAATTTCTATTTATATGACATTGTAAAACATTGGAATGGTGAAAATAATGTGTTTTATTTTGACGATGATAGTGATTCATCAGCATTTTCTTTTTTAAAAATGATTGAAAATAATCTGATTGTTGATATTGTTGAAAAATCTCGTATTTCAAATTATGCATCATGTGGTGCATATGGTTTTAGTTCATTTTCGGATCTTGGAAGATATTGTAAGGAAATAATTACAAAAGATATCAAGCAAAAAAATGAGTACTATATATCTGGAGTTGTTAAACAAATGATCGAGTCCGCACATATTTTTTATGGAAAAAATGTTGACAAAAATTATTATGTTTGTTTAGGAACGCCATTCGATGTCAGACTTTTTTGTAATAATTATCCTAGAATTAGTGCATTTGATGGTACTAAACTTATCAAACCTCAAAGATATTGTTTTGATTTGGATAATACATTGGTGACCTATCCGAAAATCTTAAATGATTATACAACTGTGGAACCGATACAAACAACCATTGATTTTCTTAAATATCTTAAAAAATTAGGTCATACTATTATAATTTATACTGCTCGACGAATGAAAACACATAATGGAAATACAGGAAAAATTTTGGCAGATATCGGAAAAATTACATTCGAAACATTGGAAAAATATGACATACCATATGATGAAATATATTTTGGAAAGCCATTTGCTGATTTTTATATTGATGATTCTGCTATATGTCCATTTGATGATTTAGAAAAAGAACTTGGATTTTATAAGTCGACCATCGAAACTAGATTATTCAATAATATAACGTCTGATGTTATATACACATACAAAAAATATGGTTCAAATTTGTGTGGTGAAATTTATTGGTACGAAAATATGCCCAATGCTATTAAAGATATGTTTCCATTGTATTTTGGTTCTAATGATGGATATTATGTTATGGAAAGAATTAATGGAATACCATTCTCAAGATTAATGTTATCTGGCGATCTAACAATAGAACATTTAAAACATATTATGAACAGTATTAATAGGATACATAATACTTCAATTCCTGATTCTGAATCTGGCAAACAAATTAATATTTATGATAACTATTATCAAAAAATGAAAAACAGATACGAATTCTATGATTATTCTAAATTTAAAAATTCAAAACAAATTTATGATATGCTTGCAAAAAAATTAATAAAATATCAAAGTAATGACATGGGAAAAATATCAGTTATTCACGGTGATACTGTATTAACTAATATTATGATAAACCAATTTGGTAAAATTAAATTTATTGATATGAGAGGACGTATTAGTGACGTGGTATCAGTATTAGGAGATAAATATTATGATTGGGCAAAACTTTACCAATCATTAATCGGATACGATGAAATCCTCGAAAATAAATATTTGTCTGCGCCATATAAAAATATTCTAATTAAATACTTTGAAGATAGATTTGTAGTAGAATTTGGAGAAAAGCAATTAAAATATCTAAAATATTTGACATCTAGCTTATTATTTACACTTATACCATTGCATGACGATCATAAATGTGATAAATATTACAATCTGATATTTCAAATAATAAAATTATAGTTACTGTGCAATATTACGAAGCCATGCTCTACCAATATCTTTGAAAAAACTATTTTTATAATGATGATTTGTATATATCGTACCAAAACGTAAAAATATTAACTTGGATTTGTCCTGTTTTATGTATGCTTGCATGTCATCAATTGGTAAAATTATGTTATTATCAAAACAATGATCATATTTTTCGGAAGGATTTTTTGTCAAAATTCTGCAGTCTCCTATTTTTAAATAGGCTTCTTCATAAACAAGTCCGGCAACCAATGGATTTTTGATTTGTGAAAGTGTTGCAAGGTCTTCAATATAATCATAATATACAATTCCTATTTTTTTGACAAGAGACCTCATAATATGTCGATTGATGGTTTCAGGATTTTTATATGGAGTGTTATATTTCAAAAATTCTGTATAAAAAATATTGGCCAATTTGTTTCCCATAATAAATGGTGGGAAAGATCCTAATTTATTATAAACCATATTAATAAAAGAATGCGGAAACAAAAAATTATCAATAAAGTATTTTATTGTACATTTTTTGTTAAGGATCCAATCATCTTCAAGCCATAACAAACACGTATTTTCTGTCATATGCACTTTTGATGCAGCCAATAAAGTCTTGACAGCATTAAAGAAGTTAGGTTTGTTACTTGTAAAAATATATAATTCATAATCTGATAATAGTTTTCTTAAATTTTCTTCTGTATCAGCAACTGTGTCTTTACAATATGGTGGTTTATCAATGTTGATGAACCATTTGACAGTATAATTATTTTCTAGAAAGGTCTTATAAGTAGGAAATGATAGATTATGTATGTCAATCCTAGAAATCGCTGTTGTAATAATTATTATTTGGTCGATCTTATCAGTAGAATAGCACGATATTTCATCACTTTGCGCATAAGGTTCGATCATTCAATATAATATTTGGTAATATTTTTATATAAATATAGGATAAGATCTTATTTTAGGATGACATCAAAAAATATCATTTTGTCAATTTATTATAGCGGTTCAATTGATCCACAAAGAAAAAAATATCAAAAAAATAATAATTTTGCATATATTAAAAATTTTTATGATTCGATAGTTAAAAATAAATTATCGGCGGTAATATTTCATGACGAACTATCAGATAATTTTATAGCGAAATATCAAAACGAAAATATTATCTTCATGCCTATACCGAAAAAAACATATGGATTAACTAGTATGAATGATATTAGATTCATGGTATATTTAGATTATTTGTTAGAAAATAAACAATTTGAAAATATAATTATCTCTGACGCTGCTGATGTGATATTTAATAGTAATGTATTTGATGATATTACAATTAAAGATAAATTATATGTTTGCTATGACAGAAATCGAACATTTCAGCATTATCATATCATCGATAGAATTAAATTGACATATGGTTCAATTGAACCATTTAATGGATATATGAACAATAAATTGTTACAAGCAGGCCTATTTGCAGGACATTATGATGTTATAGTTGAATGTTTGACTTTAATGAAAAATGAATTTGATAATATGGTTGACAAAACTTATAATACAAACTATGTAGTTTTTAATCATGTCGCATATAGCAGAATGGTAGACAAATTATTATATAGTTCAGATGGAACTAGCATCAAAACAAAATGTGGTAAAGATTATAGGTTATTGGACTGGAAAATCTAATTTTCGAAGATACAAAACAGTTCAATAAAATTTATTATATGGAAAGGACTAAACATATCGATTAATCTGTTATTAATCATTTTTATTAATCATAATAAAAATGAGTAAATTTATACAGTATTATAAAGAAAAATATTACCACTTACTTTCCCAATGATCTGCAACTATGTAAGAGGGATTACCACCATCATAATCCCATTTATCCTCCACATCATAATCCAAATTATCAAATTTATCATCATCAAAATCAATATCAGGATCGTATTGATTTTGATATTTGGTAACGTTGGAATTCTGATCTGGATAATCGTCATAGTCATCCGATTCTTCGTCGTTGAGGACTTGCACGAGTTCATATTCTGATTCGGGGAGTAATAAGTAATCAAATAACCGATCAACCTCATCGAATGAATAAAAGTAATTCTGACTTCGACTCGAACCAATAAAATAATAACCATTATCAAGTCTGATACGAAATTGATCCATTAATCTTTGACCGTATTTTTGTTCTGGATCGATTTTTTCAGGAAAAGTAATTATTAAATCTTTCGAGGAAGAAATTCGATCTAAATTTGTAGAAATTAGACCGGAAAAATAACTATCTTTAAAAATGGTTAGTTCTTTAATGGTGAATTTAACACCATTGATTGTGATTTCATCATTAACATTTTCAGTACTGACATTTTCAGATTCACAAGGAATCTGAACGGGGGCTTTTTGTTCCGCCATCTCTAATTTTGGCAAAAAATATATGGATGTTCTTATAATTTTATTTTTCAATTTTTTTTTATAATCCGAAAACAAAGCAAAATATCGTTAATTGAATTCAAAATGGGATTTTTGATGAAATACATCATCAAAATACGCTATTATATCTATGGATGTTAACTGGCATAAGTGATGGGTTTGACGGATCCCAATATTTTAATAGATCAAATATTTTGATATTTATTCTCGATCCGACTAAATGTTCTGTTCCAACCTGTAATTTATATCTGTCCTTGCTGGCATCATATGAAACAATTGTACCTAAATAATATCCATGATCCATATGTTTGAATATTGACAAATCACCTGTATTTATTTTATCGATAAAATTCCTTTCGGTAAAATTATACTGACCACCATATTTTTTGTTAATTATGATAGAATAAATAAAATCCACAAGATCATTAATATAAATATTCTCATTAATAATTATTTGTGTTGTATTAGGAGAATATACAGTATCATTTATTATTATCTGCTTGATATTCAGTTCTGGCCTATATTTTGGTCCAATAATACAAATCGCTTTACCTAATGAAAATGTATTATTATATACTTTAAAATTTGGAAATAATTGAAGAATACCAATATATTTATTATTTGATTCACTATTTAGATATATAACATTATAATTATTGTACATTAAATAGTACGAAAATTCGAACCAAAATTTTGATAATTGCGTGTTATTGTCAATCAAAATATAAATTTTATTATTTTTAATAGTGTGTCTACCCATACATTTATAATAGGTATGAGGATGACCTATCCATTTTACATCCAATGCAGAAAATTTGATATGATTTTCATGTAAAGTCTGACCCTCAATCATTAATCCTTTAGATTGATAATCACTAATACAATTAAACAAGTTACACATTTTTTTCATAGCACTCATGGATCCCGCAAAAAATTTGTCATTAGTTAGTAATCTCGAATGACTGGCATATCTATCCTTAATTAAATAAACACATTGATCATTAATATCTATAAAATTTTCTAATAATATATTGTCTTCCCAAATAAAATCTAGTCTAGCTCTTATTACCAAATCATATTTTGTTCCACTTAACCTACTATGTTCCTCCATTAGTTCAAATGCTTTGTTAATTTTATAGTACATACCACATGCATTAACACCATAATTTTTGAGTTTATCATTCACAAATTTATTTGTATCGACACGGCATTCTTTTAATATTTTATCCTCCCATTCTTGTGAATAATTATCAATAACATACTTAACTGGTTTTAGATTATCAATAACATATTGTTCTTGACATGCATCATTTTTCCATTTGAAATGAACATTTGTATCTAAATTGGCAACGTCTGACATTTTCCATAAGTGTAGAAAAATATCAGCATTTAAATTGTCCAGTAAATATCTCTTCATAGATGGATAACATGATGGAAAATCTCTTATCGACCCTGAAAAACAAACAGCTACTTTCATATATGCAATACATTGTATATATGAAATAATTTTAATATTTTATACGCACAATATTGAATTCAGGAACAAATTTCATTAACAATATTGTCTATGTTATATTTTTGTTTAAAAATTAATGAAATTTCGGAATGATTGTATGATGCATCCAAATATGGTATAAAAACATTCCATAATTTAAAATCGTGCACGTATGATAAAGAAGATGATGGTTTTAATACTTTTTTAACAGAAGGATCTCCGAGTAGTACCCCCAAAATCCCATCATAAAATGATTTTCCATCTGATAATGTATCAAGAGCAATATTAAAACAACCACATGCAGATGATTCACTGACAACTCGTGGTAGAGCATCTCTGCCGGAAAATAGAATATTTATTTTAGATTTGTTGTATATATTGATAAGTTCATAATGATTACAATGATGTACATTATGTAGATTAACATATGAAAGTTTTTCTCTTATATCTTTCATTCCCGTATCAAATATTATTTTCTCCAAATTACCAACATAGATAATATTACATTCCCTTTTAATTGCCTCCAAGTATAATATAAAGTTAAAAAATAAATCATGATTTTTGGTTGGTTGTTTTTCTGTGGCAACATAACAAATATCATATTCTCTGGTATTTCCAAAACACACAAATTTATCGGTAGCAAATTTATCAAAAACAACGAATTTTTCAGAATTGTATATTTTATTGTACATGAAATCCTCATGGCATAATACTACATCGAATTTTTGTTGTGTGAGTAAAAACGCTCCGTAATTATTATTTCCATTAAGTGATTGTTTCATGGATGTTGCAGGATAGAATACAGTTTTGGCAGTTTTTGGAACTAATTGTTTGAAAAAGTTATAATATGTTCCTCTAATAAAATAAAAATCAGCATTTGTAAAATATGAAAATGATTCGATATCTTTAATTTTCCATATCACAATTCCCTTTGGATAAGTAGGATATAATAAGTTTACATTGACATATATGTTTTCTTCAATACTGCCATCATAAATAATATAGTTAATACTGGAACATTTTTCTTTCATGGATATTTTAACGAACATGTTAAAATAAATATCATAATTAATAATATCATACGCAAACGCATCGTCTGTTGCATTAATATAATTAACATAAGTAAATCTTGTTAATGTTTCATTATTTATTGTGCTATTAAATTCTGGTGGAATTTTATAAACACAGACAGATTTTTTAGATTTTTTATCGTCAAGGAAAAAATCTTTTATAGTGGATAACACTTTACACTGTTTTGGTCCTTTATACTCATATCGACAATTTGTACATTGTATTATTGTTTTGACCCATCCATCAACGTTTTGATAATCGTCAACAATACATGTATTATCTAAATTTTCACTATTACCAACATTTCGACTTGTCACAACATTGCATCCTGAAGAAATTGCCTCAACTAAAACGTTTGGATTAGAATCAAATTTCGAAGGTATCACTACTACTTTTACCGATTTTAAAATATCAATAACTTTTTCATTGTTTAAATAATCATACCGTAAAACATTACTATTATCATAATTCTTAATTTGACTTTTACCTACAACGATCACTTTTAGATTTCGAATTTGATTGTTTTTTAGTATATTAAGTACCATTTGATAATTTTTACATTCTCTTTTCCAGTCATACGAGCAAAACATAATGTCATATGTTCTATCATTAAAATTATTTTCATGAACATTTTCGTATATAATATTTGTAATGTAAACCGGATAACTCAAATTTGGCAGACCAGGATAGAAATTATGAATAATATTATAAGATAATAAACTATTCGGGATCACAATATCACTTTGTTTGAGAGCAAATATGTCCAAATGTATGTCATTGTCCTGTATGAATCTGTATATGTTGTCTACATTAGAAAAATTCATTAGCGGTTTCGTTGAGATATGACCCATATCCATGTCTATAACATATTCCTTAGCTGTATTGCCTGAAATATTACGGAGACCGGACGGAGAAAAAATTAGTTTTGTATTATTAAATACTTTTTTAATAAATGGAAATATTTTGTAATTTTTAAAGAAAATAAAATTAATAAATGATATTTGTGTAATAATTTCATTTTTAACATCTAATAAATTTTTTTCGGTATTTTCATCAAAAGTTATTTTATAAATATTATTTAATTTTTCTGGGTTGTGATCATTTTCATTGTTACTTATAAATATTCCGTAAACATTTAGATTTGCATCAGTTTGTAAATATTTGATAATACGATATGTATTAGTAGCGCAACCACCAATATATGGAATATCAATCGAACAACAAACTATGTTGATTTTTTTGTTATTACTCAATGGTTTTGACCACAAATTTTCGATTGGTCGTGTTTGACAATAATCATTAATAAAAATATTTTTGAAATATACATAATTGTTTAAAATAGTGCTGATTTTGTTGGTCCATTCATTTAAATCATACGAATCAAGAACAAAAAATTTATTAAATGTAGATGAACATGCACTATTTTTATTTGACAACACAATACATCCACATTGAGTCGCTTCAACAGCCGTAATGCTGTATGTTTCAATTAGTGATGCAACCAATACAATTTTACTATTGTTGAGAATTGCTATAATTTCGTTTTGTGTCATAAAATCTTTACACACGACGTTATAATTTAAATCTGAATTAATTATGTTTTCCGAATTTTTTCCAATACAAATTTTATTATATTTTTTTAAACTGTTGTCATAAAAAATGTTTTTAATAAAATTAATATTTTTAACTTTACGATTAAAATCCGAGCAAATAAAAGAAATATCATATGTTCTATTTTTATTTTGGGAAATGGTATCATTAATTTTAAAAATTTCATGTAAATCAATAAAATCATTAATATGAGTTTTATAACAATGCTCGAATATATTTTTTGTAAGATCGGAGTTTGGTACGATAACATCAGCAATATTAACAGTAATTTTTTCCATCGAATTTTTAGTATGAATATCAATCGGATGATTTAATAGCGTTAGAGAATCAATTAAATTATCATTATTTATATAATTGCAACCAGTAATCATATAATGGATTTTTGATTTTTTAAAAATATATTTGGATATTATTGGTGCAAAATAATTAAAAGAATATATTGTATATGGTTCCTCACCATAAACATTATTAATTATTTTTTGTATATTGTCATATTTGTATTTGTACAAGTTTTGGTGACCCCGTGGCATTACTTCATTATAAACATTAACTAGATTATCCGGATTTAATAATTCAATATTATTTTTGACGGAATTGTCAAAAAATATACAAATTGACGATATATTATTACTTAACAAATATTTGTGCATTTCGTATGCAGAAGTAGCAGCGCCTCCGTATCTTGGATATTGGGTTGATGTGATGATAATTTTATTAGGAATGTCTGCTTGGTTTGGACATTTTATTTCGATTCGATCTTGTGCTGAAATAATAATATTTTCATCAGTAATAATACTTTCATCACTAATAATGCTTTCATTAGTAATATCCGATCGGTCTACAAATTCTATTTTATTATAATCTTGACCATTTTCCAAAATTTTTTCAAAAATATTACCAAATACTTTTATTCTTTGCTCCCATGAAAAGTCTTTTTCCACATTTTTCCTTGCTATCGTACCCATTTCTTTCATCATACTTCTATTTTTATGCAAAAAATCCAATTTAGGAAGTAAATCATTATGACCAGAAATAATAAATCCAGGTTTGATATTATCATTATTTACATTATATAATAATTCTACAATTCCAACATTTGTTGATATCCATGTTTTTCCACACGCAGATGCTTCCAAAATGGGATTCGGTGTTCCTTCTGCACTACTTAAACAAACAAGAACATCAATTTTTTGATAAAAATTAACCATTTCAGAATGAGAAATAAAATTGATATTATCTTGAACCATAAAATCTATCCATTTAACATTACCTAAAATATTATTAATAATGGAAAATTTTTTGTTGATATTTTTTGTATTACCAACCCAGCCAACAACTAATTTATCATTTGGTCCAACATATTCTTTTGGATAAAAGGCATTAGTATCAACCCCATCAAATGCTGGATATAATTTTTCGCTATTTATAATGTTTGAATGTTGTTCTAATAACAAGTTTTTAATAGTGGGACAAGAATATAAAACATAATCAGCTGCAGCGACATTTTTAATAAAATTTTTATAAATTTGTGTATTATTAAAATTTGTTAAATATTTATTCCAATGGATATAATCGTAGACACAGACAACTTTAATAGCATCTGGATAAATAATATAAGGATCAATTTTTTCGTAACCATACCAAAATTTAATAATTAAATCAAATTTAATTTCTGAATAATTTTGATAATTTGGGTTATACATGCAGCATTCAACATATATATTATAATGTTGGTCATAGTATTTTTTGATTTCATTTGCAATATTATCAAAACACCATTTTTTAACATCGATAACAAGCAAAATATTTTTTTTGTTATTCATACCATTTATTTTATTTACCTTGTTATCTACATTACTTATTTTATCTACAGAACTCGAGATTGAATCATTGATTGATTTTGGACTAGGATTGTTGGTCAAATTTAAAAGTTCAATTAATTTATTGTTTGGTTGTGACATTTTAGTTGTTGGATATGTTGGTAAATCATTATTAGTTTTGTACATGGTATTAATGAATGACGATTTATTATATATTTGTTGTTTCCTTCTAGATTTTTGTCCTAAATGTGTCCTAATTGTGGTTTGCATTGCTTTTAAAGGAGTATTATCAATTTTGTGGTATAGATTTTCAATAGCTAAACTGGATTTATTAACTGATATATTTTGAAGAATAAAAGAATGTCCAATTGGCAATATATCAGAAAATATTCCAATAGCAAAGGATTTTTGTTTATCTACAATATCAATCGTGAACGTATTTTTCCCATTACTCAACAAAATTTTTTTTGCACCATCATAAGTTCCATGCCAATAGAGTTGATTACTAGTTACTATATTTAAATTTATTGTATATTTTCCCATTGTTGCAACAATATCGGTTACAACTACAGAAATTTCTAAAAAATTTTTATTAGATGCAACAGTTATATAATTATTTGAATCCTTAAACATTGAACATTTGTATCCAGCAAAGTTAAAAATATTAAGCTGTTCAAAACTAACCATTATTTATAGTATATATTATAATATACTATAAATAATATATTGAAATATATCATATTTTATTGGGTATATACGTTATTTTATAAATTTATTTATTAATTATTTCATTGACAAATTTTTCAACATCATCGGCAGTAAGATTCCCTGCAGTTTTTTTGTAAATTTTACCATTATAAAAAAATACAAGAGTCGGATATCCTTCAGCACCAACAGATTTTCCAAGATCAATTAATTTTTTGTCTTTTTTGACATTCAAATCGGCAACTTGTAAATTGTGAAATTTAGAATCGACATTTTTTTTGAATTCTTCCCATTTTGGTGCGAATTTTTTAGAATAACCACACCAATCTGCCCAAAAATTAACCAATGTAGGGTTATTAACAGATTTAGTTTGATGACCTGTGTTATTGCTGTTTGTTTTTGAAGATTCAAACGTATTTACAGAAGATTTATCGTATTCTGACTCCAATCTAGCAGCTTCACTTGATGTCAAATTGTTAACAAAATCTGTTAAATTTTGCTCATTAAAATTATTGATAACATCATCAGTTCCTCCCATCATGTTATTATTTTCGGATTCAAATAGATCATTAGTATTAATTCTTGGCGAATTAAATGACTCGTTATCAAAATCATTTTCTGTTTCCATATTTCTTATAGAGAGCAAATCTGTATCATTTGATTCACGGGTTATAATCGGACTTATTTTTGTATTAGATGATCCCCTAGATGCTACATTATATTCCTGATTCGTTATTGCATTTAATTGTTTATCTTTGGAAATAAGTGACGAAATTTGGCCATCACTTTCACTTGTCAATTGTTCTGGTATTTTTTTTCCTTTTTTACGTAAGAATTCCATTTTTTCGCAATTACGAATATGGTTATGTATCAAATAAAGATAACTTGCATTAACACTCAAATTAATATAATCCTCATTGGTAATTTCATCGATATTTTTCATAGTGATTTGATGTTTATTAATCGCATCATCGTATATCGCACGACCATGTATAATTCTCATTTTTTCCAAAATATCAATAGTCGATTCATTACCATCATTTTTACAAATGTTAGCGAATTTGTTTTTTAAACTTGTGACTTTGCTAGTATGATCATTCATCTTTTCTTGTACCATTTTGGACATATTGATTTTATATTAATTACAAAGATTTTTTATTATTACTAACGAAAATATACATTGCTTTAAAAAATATAATCTGATTATTATTGTAATTATGTCCAGCTATAATATTAAAATCAAAGAAAATAATTCAAAAAAATTGGAGAATGACAATGTTCATGCATCCCAAAAAGATAAATTACCATTAAAATCATTATATGGTCGTAGGTGTTTAACAAAATGTCATCCTAAAGGAGAAACTTATTTACATCCAGTGCTACTAACAGCTATTTGGGATGAAAATAACAGTTGTGCCATCGAACCAGTACATAGCAAAGATGTTGGCTATGTTAAAATTAATGAAATGATATGGGCAGACACATGTCGTATAGAAGATAACAATATGTTTCAAATACCAAACGAACTCGAAAGTATTTTATTGAGCTTTTATTTTAGTCCACGAGATTTTTTGTCAAGTGTATATGATTTATATTCATTTGATGATGTTATTTATTGGACTTTGGAAAATGATTATTTACCATTTGATACCGTAAAACGCGTTCATAATTGTGCCTGGAAAGTTTATGGGAATAAAATAGAAGAATTATCAAATACTGTTATTGAATATTATTATGACATTTCCAAAACGCATTGGCTAAAGGATTATGTCAAAATTATACAAAATGATTATTCATTTGATTTTGTTAGTCAGTATAAAACATCTGATGTCAGTGATAGTTATGAAGCGATATACGACATTGTATATTCGAAATTTTATACCTATGACTTTTTTTCATCCGCCTTAAAAAGATATGTGTATGAATTTGAAAAAAAATGGGATCTTATAGATTCACATTATGGACAAATTAAAAAGTTTATTTTTTCTCAACTAATTAATCGCATAGAAAATGATTCTTCTTCCAAAAAGAATGGCAAATAATAATAAATTCTTAATAAATAATATATAATCAAAATGTCAAATTTTATCATAACTCCGCCGAATCCAGATTTAATAAATTTACTCGTAAGAGATCCAATTACTGGTTTATGGACCATGCCAGCCATAACATTTAACATTAAAACTATTAATCCTTATTATGGTGAGATCGATCCACTTAATGAAGACTCGCGATATCAAAAACGTGTTATTGATCATTTTTATATGCGATTGGTTGAAAAATGGTTGTATAAGGATCCAGTATTTAGGAAATTACTTAAATATTTTACTGTGGAAAAAAATGGTGACGAAATCAAGGTAAATTTAATACCTTCATTGGATAAAATGTCCACGACAGCTGTTGATAAAACAACCAGAAAGTTTATTTTTAGATATATCGAAAAAATATTCATTACCAAAAAATTTGTTGATAAAATACTAAGACAATATGTCTCTTCATCCCGTACCAAATGGTATGATTTGTTTAATAATACTGATATGCTTAAAGAGTTATTCGCACATAAACTGAAAAAATTAATCATATCAACAATTTATGAATTACAAGACAGAAAAGAAATAGCTAAAAAAAAGGATACCGCTAGCCGTGTGAAAAAAAATAATTTTGAAGATGATAGCAGTGATGAATATAGTATGTGGAATGATTAAATCAAATTATTTAATTTAATCATTTATGCCAGCCATTTTGTTATTTTTTAAAAATGAATGATTCTCATTTTGAAATTTAACTTATTACCATTACTAACTCCAATTTTTTATTTGATAAATTAAAACCACTTAAAGATTATTTTTTAAAATAAAATATGTTTAACCTTATACATAATGTTAAAAATATCATCAGAGCAATATCCAATTAAAAAAAAATCAATTTATACAATATATTTCGACCAACAGGAAAAATATGCCAATATTTACGGAGATAAAACAATTGTATTTTTCCAAATGGGGAAATTTTATGATGCTTATTGTAATAGTAAACGCGGATATCATAAATTAGCAGAATTAGAACCATTACTAAATATTCATTTTATCAAACGTGAAGAAAATTCCGAGACCAATCCTTACAATAAACCGAACCAATTTGGCATTAATTGTGTATCAATTAAGAAGAATTTAACAACACTTGTTGAAAATGGTTATACGATTGTATTATTCGATCAAAAAATAAGTGATGGAGAAAATATTGAACGTGAATGTGTTGGTGTTTTTTCACCAGGAACTTATTTGTCCGATAGACAATTACAAGATGCCAACTACATTATGTCTGTCTATATAATGGAAGAAAAACAATTGGTTGGAAAAAAGAATTTAATGGCAATCGGACTTACTATTGTAGATGTTACAACCGGAAATAGTATGATTCACGAATTTTATAGTAACAAGCTTGATGAATTATTTGGTTTAGATGAATTAGTAAGGTGTATGCATTCTTTTTATCCAACAGAATTAATAATATATTACCATTGTGACGAAATTGATGATAATGCAATCAAAGAAATTAAATTTTATTTGGAACTGGAGAAATATAAAAATTGTCATTTTTACATTTATCATAATAATAAGGGTAATGACCGATTAAATTTGTTGTGTGAATCTTATTTTAAAATAAATTTTCAAAATGACTATTTCTCTAGAGTTTATGAAATGAATTATCAATTGTCCCTTCACAACAAACAATCAGCAATTGAAATATTAAAATTAGAACAAAAAAATTACGCCATTATCTCTCTAATGATAATTCTCAGGTACATTGCCGAACATAATATATTACTATTGAAAAATTTATCATATCCGGAGATATATACATATAACAAACATTTAATCTTGGGTAATAATGCAATAGAACAATTAAATATTATAAATTCTAATAGTTTAGAACATTACAATCAAAGATACAAATCAGTTTTTGATGTCATCAACAAAACATCAACACCCATGGGCAAAAGATTTCTTAAAGAAAATTTATTAAATCCTATGTCACAGGAAAATAAACAAACAATAATAAATCGGTACAATATAATATCGGAATTACATAGTGATATGCTATACAAAAAAGTTAAAGAAGAACTAAAAAATATTCATGATATTGAAAGGTTACAAAGACGAATGGCAATGGGAAACATTACTCCATATGAATTCTATCGATTGGATGTTTTTTATCAGACTACAACCAAAATTATTTCTTTAATAAAAGGTAATAAATTACTACAAGAAATTTTACCACAGGCTACTATCAAGGATTTTTTGTCTATGCAAATTGAATATAATAAGGAATACGAATTTGAAAAATTATTAAATTACAATAATTTTAATGATATTGAAAATTCTTTTTTTAGGAAAGGTATACATGAGAATATTGACAAAATTCAGGACAAAATAGATTACGTTTGGTCATTGATTAACTCGACAAACGACTATTTGGTAAATTTAATTTCAGGTAAATGCAAAAAAAATAAAAATAAGAAAGTATTAGAAATAGAATCAAATGACACTGATGGCTATTATTTTACAATAACAAAAGCAAATGAAAAAAATTTAAAAGAAGCGATTAACAACAAAAAAGGACCAATTAAAATGTTCTTGTCGGTCGGAGAAACATTAGAAATGGAAAAACAAGATATTATTTTCAAGCAATTACCTAAAGGTAGAACCAAGATTTTTGTCACACCTTTAGTGGAACATACAATTAATTTATCTAAACAGAAAATCAGACTTTCCAAATTAATAAAAAAAATTTTTATTAAATCAATGGTCGGTTATTATCTTAGGTACAAAAATATGATGCACATAATATGTAGATTTGTAGCAGAAATTGATTTTTTAGTTTCTGGCGCTATTGTTGCAAATGATTATAGTTATTGCAAACCAGAAATATCTTCCAGTGAAAATATACCATCATATATCAGAATAGAAGCACTTAGACATGCCATCGTGGAAAGATTGTGTACTGAAACAGAGTTTGTACCAAATGACATTGAATTGGGCAATGTTCCCGAAAAGAATGATCAAGACAATGGCAAACACAAATTTTTGCCAAAAGATTCCACAGTTACAGATAATTCAAAAATGAATATCGGAAATTCTCAAGATAATTCTGAAAAAAATGGTGTAATACTTTATGCATTAAATAGTGCAGGAAAATCAGTATTTATGAAATCCATTGGTATAGCTATTATTTTGGCTCAAATTGGCTATTATGTTCCAGCCACAAAATTTGTATATGAGCCATATATGTCATTATATGCTAGAATTACCGGAAATGATAACATATTTAAGGGGTTATCCAGTTTTGCATTAGAAATGACAGAACTGGATGCAATTCTACTTAGAACGGAAAGCCAGGGACCCAATACAATTGTTATCGGTGACGAAATTTGTCGTGGTACCGAAGACATAAGTGGCATTTCTATTGTCGCAAGTGCAATTGTTTCACTAAGTGAATGCAAATCTACCTTTATATTTTCAAGTCACCTGCACGATTTACCACAAATAGAAGAAATAAAAAATTTAAAAAATCTTCGTTTGTTTCACTTGCGCGTAGAATATGATGAAGAAAATGACTGTTTGATATTCAATCGAAAATTAACACCGGGATCAGGACCGCGTGTTTACGGTTTGGCTGTTGCCAAATATTTGATAAAAAATGTTAAATTCATCAATCGAGCAGAAATAATTAAAAAACGAATTATGAAAGAGGACAAATTCGATATTCCATCCAAAACATCAAACTATAATAAGGATCTAATAGTCAAATGGTGTACTATTTGTAACTTCAAACCAACCAAAGATTATCATAAAGAACTCGAATGCCATCACATAAATTTTCAAAAAAATTGTCATTCTGACGGCAAAATTAAAGAAAAACCGTATTTGAATAAAAATAAATTATATAATTTGGTTATACTATGTCGTAAATGTCATATGAAAGTACATAAAGGAGATATCATAATTAAAGGATATGCTGATTCATCTATTGGACCATTACTTGATTACAAAATTAATATAAATAAAATAATTAAAAATGATTTAAACAAACTTGAAAAAATAGAAAATAAACAACATTCTAAAAATACTATTATAAAAAATAATCATAAAAAATTAATGATGTAAAGGTATAATAATAGAATGACAATAAATAATAGCTTTAATTCTGTTAATCGGACCATAATAATAAATTTAATTATTTCAAAATAATTTTATAAGAGAATGGAGCTAATTTTGGAAAATTTGTAATAAAATTATTGTCTGTTATGATTACAGCTAAACAATTAATTTGACTATTATGGATTAGTTCTGAAAGTATTGGTTCTAATTCTTTATCATTAGGGTCAACAATATTAATAATCAGCAAAGCATGATATTTTGACTCATTTTTTTCTTTCATAATTAATTGACGATTTATTAAATTTTTGATTTGTTCGGTTGAATTTATTACATTGTCAGTTTCTAATAAATTATGATAATCTTCAGTCGTTGTAACTTGTATATGAGGATATTTTATTTTATAATTTTCCACAATAGCGGTAACAATACTTCTTTTTGAAGCAATATTTTCACAATTGACGATATAAGAACAACAATGATCAGGCACAACATTTTTAAAATCTTGAGTTTTGTAAATTGTTGACATTTCTATGCATAATAGAATAATTTATTTATATTTTTTTAATTTAAACTAAAAAAATATAAATGTTCATCTATAAATTTATGACGTAATTATTTTATGAGACGATTATTTTATGGTACGGTATCAAACCCATAATTCTAATTCGACAACAAATATGTCTATAACCGTATTTATCTAATAATTTCGATCCTAATTCGTCCTTTTCTTTTTTTGATTTCTTGGGGTCATTTAGAATATTTTCTAATTCATCAGAATATTTGTCCAAATTTCGACTAATAGTTCTACTACATGTCGGACATTTAATATAGAACAGCATCTGAGTTATAACTAAAATATACACAGAATCTTTATATTTATTAATTAATTTTATTCAATTTTTTTTATATTTTTAAAAAATTGAATAAAATTGAGTACACTACATAAAAATATCTTAATCTGTACATAATATAAAATGATAATCTATGAAGGCGAAACGGCTCAAGATTATTATGATAGATTGATGGCCCAATATTATAATACCTATGAAGATTCCGATGGAATATTTTCTAATAGTGATCCAGAAGTATTTCCTAATGAACCGAATATGCTAGATGTTTTAAAGGTTATTAAGAATATAGATGAAATACCATTATTTATGTATAAATCTTATAACAATTCGTCCAGTAACACGGAATGTTTAATCTGTTACGATCCTTTTGAATCAACAGATATTATTCGTGTATTACCGTGTTCCCATATTGTTCATAGGTGTTGTATTGACGACTATTTTTTGAATTCTTCTCATTGTTGTCCATATTGTAAAATGGCAGTTGGAGAATATGTTTATAAAAATTTGTAATAATGTTGCTATTTAAAAAAGGAATATTATGATATTATTTTAATGATACATTAGTGTGTTATATTGCTATAAAAAAATACGTTTAATAGCAATATATAAATATTATGGAGAAAATTAGAACACTTTATGAAATGTGTTTGGATGATAATAATATACGTAATTTACTTGATGTTGTCCAGACAGACATTAAATTAAAAGAAAGATCTATTCCAAAATGTGTATCTATGATGCGTGATATTATGAAAAAAAATATTTCTAGATTGTCAAGACCTCCCAAAAATAGAGAGGAATACAAAGAAATTATAAAATATTTAAACAAAATGTGTGTCAATGAAATAATAGCTTTTATTTCCAAAAAATATCCAAATCTACAAATAAATAAAAAAATACAAATTAGTAAAGAACAAATGAGAAGAGATCGTGAGGTTTTCGGTGATCGTCAAAATTATATACAAGATAGACCATACACTCGTGGTAGAAAAGAATACGACGATGATGAGTCATTTTATACTATGAAACCAAATGATATTGGCATAAATGCTAATGATTATGATTGCGGTTATGCACCTGCATTTGGTAACCATATGATAACGAATATACCACTTGGCCAAAAACAGCCAACTTATAATGTACAAGGAGAGGGAAGTCAGGTTGATTTACGATTACAACAATTGATGAACGAAAGAGGATATGCTTCCAATAATCCCCAAAAACCTGAAACTCCTGATTTTACTTTGGATGGATCTGGAGAAAAAGTTAAAATGGAAAAAAGATTGAGGAAAATGCAAGAACAAATGGGTTCTGATGGCATGAATGGTATGAATGGCAATATGAACAATATGAATGGTATGATGTCTTATGGTATGCCAAATGATATGATTAATTTGTCTGATGATCCCTATTTGTCTTTTCTTGCAGCCGGAGCTCCGTCCCAAAATATAAATCAGGTGAATCCGTTTATTGGTGTATCGATGGGTATGGGTAATCCACTAATGTCATCATCAAGTACAAATATGATGGCGGATCAACTAGGGTTTAATAGTATGAACGCATATGCAACTGGATTTGCTATGGATGGACAATCTCAAAGTGCTAAAACCGTACAGTTAACAAATGATTATGAGAAGAAAATGGCAGAACGAAGGATTATGGACATAGAAACATGTCAACCTCAGACCAATTCGGAATATGGAAATCAGATGATGCAAAATAATGGAATGTCACAAATGCAGAATAATGGAATGTCACAAATGCAGAATAATGGGATGTCACAAATGCAAAATAATGGAATGTCACAAATGCAGAATAATGGAATGTCACAAATGCAGAATAATGGGATGTCACAAATGCAGAATATAATGCCGGGAATAAACACAATGTCTACAATGAATATGATGCCAACAATGAACACAATGAATCCAAACATGAATGCGACATCCAATATGAATATGATGTCAACAATGAATATGAGTCCTAATTTGGTCCCAAATATGAATCCGACACCGACAATGAATATGATGGGCATGATACCTACAATGAATACAATGCCAATTATGAATTCCGTACCCACAATGAATACAATGTCAATGATGTCACCTATGATGTAATTTCTATAAATATTATAATGAATTATGAATATAAACCAATATTAGTTTATTTATATTCATATGGACTATAAAAGTGAATTAAAAGAACAACTTTTGTCAAAAACAAATATAAATTTTTTGGTGAATACAATATTAAAAAATTTTAAAATAAGTAATAAAGCTGTCGGGAAATGCGTCAATATAATTACTAGTAACATGATAAAGTATTTAAACAATATCGCAGAATTTCCTAAGGACAATAATGAACTTATACAAGCAATACATTTTTTAAATAAGAAATGTTATGATGATTTTATGGAATATTTACTAACAAAATATCCTAATGGAAACATATTAAGAAATAATTATATGTCTGAACCTATAGTTACTACAAATTCTTTCGATTATCCTTTATTAAATAATTCATTAAATAATTTCAGTGATAAATATATTACAGAACAAAATTCAGTAGAGAATTATGACGATATTATTATAATAACCAAAGATGAAAAAGAGAAATTAATCGAAAAACATAATAAAATACAAGATAAGCATCAAAATCAAACAGAAAATATTAAAACAGACGAATTTTTGTCCTATTTGACAAATCCTATGGTTTTGCAAATGTTCAATTCTATGATAAACCAAATGAATAATAACAATCATGTAAATACTTTGAATAACAATAAAAAAGACGAGCACTCTAACATTATTTTTGATAAGATTCTTGACATTAATCAGGTACAAAGCTTAATAACAATGACAAAAGAAGGAATTTGTACCACGGATAAAAAAACAAACAGTGATTCTATTCATACAACGAAAAATTGTAATGAGGATCAAATAGAAGTTGGAGAAGATGAAGAAGAAATAGAAATTGATTTGGAAAATCTAACAAATGATACACTCATCCTTGTTCAACGGAAAATAAAAGAACTTACAGATGATAAAAATAAATATGCAGCAGAAAGAAATTTTAAAATGGTTAAACAAATTGAAAAAGAGCGATCCATAATTATGGATGCAGTAAATGCTCATAAACAAAAAATAAAAAAACAGGCCAAAGAAAATGAGATAAAAGCGAAAAGTATCTTGTTATCCAACGCCAAAGATCCGGACAAGGACAATGTTGAAATTTTGAATTTACAATTTGATCCCTCAAATGATTTTAATGATCTTAGGAATATTATAATAGGATTTAAATCTGATGAAAAGATTAGCGAGATATCATTGATAAGTTATCAATTACCATTTAATCCCAATAACGTTACAAGATTTAACAATAAATTCATCGTATATTTTAATAACAAAATAAATAAGATAACATTACAACCAAGTAAATATGATATTAATTTATTACTTGACGCAATAAAAAGTCAGGCCAATTTTTTGGATTTCAGTATTGGTCCAGACAATATTATTACGATTAGCAATACTATTGGTGTAAAATTTGACCTTATGGTTGATGGTGATGATACAATATTTCCCTTATTAGGTTTTAGTGCCAAAGCAGATTCCTACAAAGATAAATTATGCTATCAGGCATCTAAACCATATGATTTGGATTTTAACCAAAAAATATTAATAAATTTGCTTGGTTCTACGAAAAATCCAGATGAACTAGAATTTGATAAAGAAATTATTTTACAAAAACCAATAATTCTTAAAAAGGCTACAAGGGGAGCATATATGAAACAAATGCAAATTAAATTAACAAATTCAATTGGTCAATGTTACGATTTTATTATGCCATTTAAAATGTGTTTAAGAGTAGAATATATTAATTAATAGATTTCAGTTATATTGGATCGCATTTGGGATGAATTGGATGATTACTTGGATTATTTCTAAAATAAGCATTTCGACAAGAATTAATTTCGGTGAATACCAATGGATCTTTTACAATGTTCTCAAAGGTCTCACCGGATAATTTTCTTATGATAAAATTTGTAGAATATACACCACATTCTGATTTGTCTTTTTGGTAAGGAATTTTATTATATTCATAAATTGGATCCTTTCCAGTTTTGTTTTTGTAATATGTAATAAAATCATTTATAGTTTTCATTATTTCGCTGGATGGAGGTTTTCCTGTTGAATCGCAAAAATAAACTTCCCCTTTAGAGATATCAATAAACAATGCTACCCAATGTGAACCTGGTTCGCCATGTTTATCCAAATTTATTACACTTGCAACTTGTTTAATTTTATTTTTCATTAAATTATCAAAATTTAATTTATAAAAAGAACAAAAATGTAATTGACTACAATCACGCGGGACAGCTTCTAAAAATTTAAAATTGGGATAAATTTTTTCATATTGTTTAAGTATTTCATTAATTTTGGTAGTAGACAACCATTCAGTGGGATCATCCGGCCCTATCGGCCTAAAGGTATTATTAATAATTTCTTCTCGCATCTCTACAACAACTTCATTCATAAACGATTGTTGTGTCCAGCATAACTGATCGTTATCACATATTTTTTCGAAACGTTTTTTAAATTCTTGTAGTAGATATTTTTTGTCTGGCTTAATTTTGATAAAATTAATTTTATCAAAATTTTCTTTTTTGTTTGGACCAAAATTTTTTTTATAAATATATCTATTATATGCAGCGGCCATTTCCATCAATACTTCAATTCTGAAACATGTATCATTTTCTTTATCATATTGTCCTGGGGCACATGAGTTTGTGTACATTGTTATATTAATTAAAAAATATATTTCATTTCAAGTTGGTAAATTAAATGGAATATATTTATTGATAATTAATATTCCAAAAAATATTTTTTTTTATTTTCTTTTAGAAACGGTTTTTTTACTTCTGGATTTATTGGTTGATGCATAATTTCTTTTTGATCCATATTGTTTATTCGATTTAGATCTTGTATTTCGACCGGTTGGCCTAGTATTTAATAAACCGAATGTTTCTTTGACCCAGTTTGCATCATCTTTAAATGTTTTTGCTAAATTACTGTCCCTATTTTTGTTCATAGTTGATAAAATATTTAATTTTCTAAATAGGGATAATGGATTAGCAATATTTTTGTTGGCTTTCCGAAGTGCTTGATGACGTTGTTGCACAGATAAATTCCTAACATGATCATAACCGTATTTTTTGAGATCGCCCTTCTCCAAAACTGTTGGTATTTTGTATCCCTTGCCTGATGTACCAACATCTCTAATACATATAGGAGGCACTTCAGATGATCTAACATTAGCTGCCCTTACATTCGTTCCATTTTTCCTGACATAGCTTTTTCTGTTGTATCCCTTACGCGTAAAGCCAGCTCTTTCAATTTCGCCAGAAACGCACCTTTTTGATCCATATTTTTTACCTACCGCTTTTTGAATTTCCTCTCTTTGAGCTATTTTAGCCTTGTCAATTGGTGATCTTTTAACACCTTTGTAACTAGTTGCTCTAATACATGATGATGGTACCTTGACAGTTTTGCTTCCACGTTTGGCAGTGTAACCCTTTCTCAAGATCATGCCTTTTGAACATTTATCATCCTGTTTTTTAACCATTTATATATTAGAACAATATCTTAGTATATAAATAGTATGACAAAAATAGTATTGTTTAAACGTTTTAATATTGATCATACACAAATATTTTAATTACTATTTTTTAAATAGTAATTAAACAAATCAGATGAGAAAAATCTATACAAATCTTATCATTTGCATAAATCTTTTTAAACGGCTCCATCAAATCATGTATAGATTTTTCTCAATCAGTATAACCTATCATTCATTACTAAAATATTTTGTTTATAAACGATACCTATCAACAATTGTTTAGTTTTTATTATTAAATATTAACAATTGTTTTATTTTTTTTTGGTTTATCGTTAAGATATTGCTGATATTTTTGGTAGTTAGCATGTTTCTTTTCGTACTTCTTACGCCATTCGGTTTCTTTTTGGTAAAGAGGTTGATATTTGCTATTTTTGTGTGCCGAACAATAGTCTTTATGTACCTTGGAAAAAATATCGGCAGAATTTTTGGCGCCGATTTCTCCAATATATTTTACCAGACGATCCAATTTATTTGGATTTTTTCTGTAAAAATTTACATAATCCCAAAACTGTTTGAGCATTGGAACCTTTGATTCAAACCATTTAGTATCAGCTTTAATAAGGTTACAGGCAACCTTTGCAAGTCTCCAATAAATAATTCTATCTATGACGTAATATTTAGAAAAATCATTATTATGATAGTTTAGTAGTTCACCAGACAACCATTTTTCTATTTCATTATTTGTCATATGTAATTTTGGTGGATATATATATTGTGAATTATACAAACACATTTTTGCGTCACCATTAATCATTTTTTTAGGTAACAATTGTATTAAACATCCTTTTTCTAAATTTGTTTTCTTTGACAAACCAGGAATTTTTGCATTGGAATCCTGAACAAAATCTTCCCACGAATCGTATTCCTCAATTTGGCACTGCAAAAAATCACATTCATCCATTTCTGTTACATAAAGTTGTGTTTGGACCTGAACATAATAATAATGTGGACAAATATCACCGTCAAGATTTCCGACAGTATTAATTTTTCGAAGTTTAGGAAATTTAATTTCTAGCAGTCTACCGACCAATTTTGATAATTTATCTGATTCCATTGTTATCTTTTCACATATGCCATCTGGACTCGCACCAATGAAAGTATATTTGTCGTGCTGAATTAATCCATATTCAGCAACCGTAATATTGTTTCTATATGAATAAAACATAGTACCAATTTGTTCATATTTTTTTCCGTGGTGTACATTTTCATTTTCTACGAAAGGAGGTGCTTTTCCACATTTGTCCAAAAGTAATTCTGCAGGATATTTGTAGGGATCTTCATCCAATACTGTTGCAATAGCAGTAGCCGTTAAACATTCCGATCGTTGCTTTAACCATTCAATGGATTTTTGTTCAAATTGGGGTATCTTTTTAATTTCAACAATTCGTTTTCGTCGTCTAATATAATTTGCTTCTTTATACGTATCATGTGGATAATCATGGCGGTGACTAATCAAATCTGTAGCACAACTGAAGGATATTTTATCATTGTTTTCGGATGCAAGTTCAGAATTAATATAGTTTGATGCCGAAATAGTATCAACATTATCTTCATGATCTGCATATTTTGTATCTGTTTCAGAAATAGTCATAATATCTGATTCGGTCGAACTTTTCTCTTTAATGCCTTCTATATTATTATCTTTATCTGCATCTTTTATAAAATGCGTTATCGAACTATTTTTTTTTAATAGATTTGTATTGGCATCTAAAACATAAATTTTCTGATATTTATGTTTAATTAAATATTCGACCACTAATTTAAGATTATCCTTTTGTAAAACTGTACTGTATTGATAAATTGTATCTGATATTAGGTCTACCAATTGTGATAGATCCTCCTCTAAAAAATAATCATTACCAATTATATCGTATAAAACTTTGTCAACCTCTTCTTTGTAATCGGATAGTTTCATGTATAATTAATAGTACATATCGATATTTATTTATAATAGATGAATAAATATCAATAATTTTTGTAATTATTTATTTGATATTCTGTACTGGAGCTCACGATCCATTAACAATAATTATTATAATATATCCTAATTTATATTATTGTCACCAAATTAAGAATAAATTTGGATAATCATTTTTCTAATTAGAACAATTATTAGAACCATTTTTTAATAACCATTCGGTAATTTTTAAATTACAATTTTTAAAACAATTATTGGCATTAGCGCCATTTTTCAATAACCATTTGGCCATTTCTAAATTATTATTTTTATAACAATTATAAAGTGCGCATCCATTATTCGCGTTAACATCAGCTCCATTATCCAACAATAGTTGAGCTATATCAAATTTGTTATGTTCACATGCTAATTCTAATAGTGTATATTCAATGTCTGCGAAATTTTCGACTAAATCTGTGTCCCTGTACACATTATTGACAGCAGCTCCATGTTCTATCAACAATTTAAGTGTCATAAAATAATTTTTTGTTCGCTCGCGTCCTCTTATGATTTTTTTATCCATATATGAAATAGTCCATTGTAATGTGTCTTTAATTAGTTCGTCATCATCAATTGTGGTGCCAGGAGTTTTATTTTCCAATAATATCCTAACAATTTCGCAATTGCCATTTGTCGATGCATCCCACAATAAATCTTGAAAATATGTAACTATATCTGCACCATTATTTAACATAAAAATTAAAATTTCAACATGACCATCATGACAAGCCCAATCAGTGATTTTTTGCTTACTGTCGACAATACTGACTCCACAATTCCATAAATATTTAATAGTAGTGATATCAGATAACAAAATTTTTTCGCCCAATATAACCATATTTGTCCTGAACATATCTTTATGTTGAACCAATTGAAAGTTTGGTTCTGATGTTGGTAACGTGACAATTCTTAAATATGACCTAAATAACCAACAAGCCTCAAGAATAGTTTTTTCATCATAAAAACAAAATCCGTATTTTTTTTCATTAAAATAGATATTTAATTCTGGATTATTATCAAAATCACCACTAAATATATTTAATCCATCTACATAATCATCATCATCATCATTTATTTTTTTTTTGGTAATAATGAAATACATATTATTAATAGATTTAATAATATATTAATTATATTGTTTGTTTAAATTAACAATTTTATTCAAACTTTCAATAAATCTTCTCAGCCTTCCCTAGAAAACATTTTTTAACGGAATTTTTGACACGTCGAAACCGTTCCTTTGAGATATATAAATGAAATAAAATTCGTTAAATCAAGAATAAATATAATATGAAATACTATTATCTGATGGAATTGACTAATATTAAAGAATTAATGTGTAATTTTTATGATGGAATTGGCAGTATGATAAATAATATGTCCGAGTCCGAAATTTCAGATTTGTGTGCAAGTGCAACAACAATGAATCTTGATCCCGAAATATCTGAATTGTATAAGAATACAATTGGAATAGATTATAATAACTTGAGTGAATCAGAAAAAAATTATCTATTAAATGTGAAGAGCGATGAGGTTAAAGATTGTTACAAGAATTATTCCTCATCAATAAATTTTGATGATGAAAAATTAAGAGAAGCGATGGAAAAACTAGGAATAATAAATGGAGGAGAAGATATTTTACGACAATTTGTAGAAGCTTAACGAAAATTCGGAACAACAAATTATATCTTAATATGTAGATTAACAAATATTAATATTTGTTATATCAAAAAATATGGACAGTAATATATATTATCGGTATACCTCTAATATTTATTAAATATAAAGCAAAAAAAAAAACATATTGTGCACATATATATACAATGAGTTGTAATTGCACATCGAAATATAGTATTCGTGTACAACCACAATATAACGATCGCTTTAAACATAATAAATACAATGATGACGGAATTAAAACGTATAAAGCCGACTATGTTATAATAGGAACAGGTACAGCTGGTTCATTGTTAGCAAGATTACTTTCAGATGATCATATATCATCAGTTATTTCAGTTGAGGCTGGTGAAAATAAAAGTAATGACGAAGCAATAAGGGATTCGGCATTTGCTGGAATTGAATTTGGATTGGAACAAAATTTCTTTTCCTCGTATTTTTGGCAAATTGATACTGTAGCACAGGGAGGATTAGTATCAGATCCAATAACTGGTACTTGTAAAAATGAGTCTGGATCGGTTCCTGTTTCGAAAGGAAATTGCATCAAAGTCCCAGGATTCCCTGCTGGAACTGGTACAATTCATGAATTACCTGAAAGGCAACATTATACGGGCGGTAGGATTTTAGGAGGAGGTAGTTCAATAAATGGCCAACAGTATGTTCGTGGTACGCCAGAATTATACAAAAAAATGGTTGAATTTACGGATTCGCAATTATGGGATCCTACTAATGTGCTTGATGCCTTCAAATCAATTGAAAAGTATATCGGTAAATCACGAGTTCCTCAGAATCATGGATACAATGGAAGTGTTAGTATTAGACAAGCACCAAATATACCAACTATGATGGCAGAGAAATTTGTCCAAGCAACTGAACTTGCTATTGGTATCAAACAATTTCCAGATGATGATTACAACGGATTTTTTCCTGAATCTATTTATAATTTTGGTTCATTCACAAAATGGCAGCTTTTTCAACGTGCCGACAAAACTAGGGAAAGCTCCAACACTGCATTTCTCAATAGATATGTTATGTCAGATGATGGTAAAGGTATTGGTGGCAGAAAACTAAGGGTAATGTTGAAGACAACAGTAACTCGCATCTTATGGGAGCACAGACAAAATTGTAAACCACGAGCAATTGGTGTAGAAGCCCTCCGAAATGGTAGAATGATACGAATTTTAACAAATAATAGATTAATTATTTCTGCTGGTATTTTAAGTGCACATTTATTGCAACAAAATGGAATTGGCCCTAGCATTCAACTAGAAAGCGTAGGAATTAAAACAATAGTCAATAATCCCAATGTAGGAATGCATATGACCAATCATCTTTTATTAACAGCTGTCCTAAGTGCCAATAAAAATGATATTGGTATTCCACCTGACGATATACAATCGCTATATACCGGAGGAGCATTTTTACCGCCACTTCTACCAGAAGATAATATGAATTTACATGGCTATCAAATTATTGGTGCTAATCCTTCACCCGGAACTTTTTTGCTAATTGTTATTTATTTGCAGCCAAAATCGGAAGGTATTATTCGTGAACAAAGTACCGATCCTATGACATTTCCTTTAATCGATACAAAATATTTTGTTGATGCACGGGATGTTGAAGCTTTTAGATTAGCATTTGAAAAATATATTGTACCAATATCCAATAAATTAAATCAGATCGACAATAACTATCAGTTATTGAGTCCGGCTATTGAAGTAATTAATGATCCTGACGCATTTAAGGATTATGCAATTGATTCCTATGATTTTGCTCATCATTGGCAAGGAATGTGTCGTATGGGCAAAACTATCAAAGATTCAGTTGTTAATGGGCACGGAGAAGTTCATGGTACAGATAACCTAATGGTTATTGATACGGAAATTGCACCACTTCAAAGTGATGGTAATACTGCAGCTCCTGCATTCTTATTCGCATGGCAAATTGGTCAGTATTTATTGTCACAGAATAATATTTGTAATCAGTACTCAAAATATCATTTTTAAATTGGCACTCTATAACAATTCGTATTTGATTCTAACTATTAATTTCAAATAATTTATTTAAAATTAATAATTTCACTTAAGCGTCCCAATCCACTTCATACAAACCAGTTTTTTTGTTGAAATCAACCGAACTAATTGAAAGTATTGTCATATTTTCTTGGTCATATATGACTTCACTTTTATTTTTACCGAATTTTTTATTTTTAATGCCAGAACAAATTTCCTCAATTAGATATTTTTTATTTTGAATAATATCTTTCTCTTTGGGTTTTTTTCCATATTCCAAATTATTTATATATTCCTTAATTTTCATTATTTTATGAAATTCTCGAAGCTTTGTCCATGGTTTATTAAACATTAGACTATCAATGTCTTTGCTATACTCATCAAAATTCATTTTTTTAATTTCTTTTTTATTTCCAAAATTATCATAATGTGTCATGGTTGTGGTTTCCATTTTATTGGTGCCTATTCTATTTTTTAAATAAGTCAGATAGTTTCTAATAAATAAGATGTTATGATAGTCACAATTATCATAAAATGCAATTTCTTCATTTATTTTATCTGTTACCATTTTTATTCTAAAGTCATAATGATTGAAATTGCTCATTAACGATACAAATATATTAGTAAGTAATTTTTATATTTAAAATTACGATTAAATTAATCAATTTTTTTGCCAATCAAAAGTATAAGTATAAATTCGATGAGTGGATTTTATCAACCAATGCCATTTAATCAATCAACGAATAAATTAACGAGCAATCAAAGTAATTTTCAAACAGCATTTAAACCATTGACCGGTGTTAATACTAACGGTTACGATCCAAAAAGTCAATTTATAAATCATAATTTTACCAACCAAAATAATATTCTCCATAACAATTTGGCAAATATATTACTCAATGAAGAAATTAGAGAATATTCGGTAATGATTGATAGTAAAGATCGCAATTATCAATTTTATCCTGATCCTTTTAATTATGAAGTTAAATTTCATCCATTACCCAAATCAAAAGAAAAAATTAATGGTAAATATGTGGTACATGAAGATCCAGCTCCTACAATAAATGAAAATTTTACACATGTAAGGTACATCAAGCTCGAAAAAATAACATTGCCACTTTACAACAGGATCAAAACAAAGCATGAAACAGATGAAGATGGTGAATATTATAAGAAATGGGTGGTTGATACATTGAAACCACTTACAGATAATTTATATATTGTATTGACGTTAGGCAATGAATATACAGATGAAAATCATAAATCTACAAATGATGTATTGTCCGAAAGTTTCGCGACAATATATTTTAGTTCTAAAGCAAATAATACCCATTTTTTTGGTTCAACATCAAATGGTTTGAAAATTTTTCCACAAGATCAATTAGGAAAAATTGACAAATTAAAAATTACATTTATGGATCCGTATGGACATCTCCTTAGATGTCCGCATGTCGACAAAAAAATTAAATCTAACATGGAATGCAATTGTGACGATCCTGAAGGAGATGATGAAACAGATTGTTTCAAACATAATTTATTTCACCCACTTAACCCAATTTTCCAGCACCATTTGCACTTTAAGGTAGGAGTTGTGGAACCTAGGCTAAATAAATTAACTTTTAATTAAATTTTTTTTATCTAGAAAAAATTAAAATATCTTATTCTAATCGCTGCCATGGTCAAAAGATGTGAAAAGGCAATGAAAAAACTTGGTTTTAAACCACTCAAAAATAAGAAAAATCTAAGCAAAACAGATGTTATTAAAAAATTGTTAGCAAATCCTAAATTATATAATAAAACCTTGAAAGACTAAATAAAAGTGCTTTGCTTAGATTAGACAAATTCCTGTTTTTTTTGATTAAGATAAATGAAATACTAAGATAAAAATCTTAGTATTTTATTTCTATTATGACCAATCAATAAACTAATTATCTATATATCGAATAATATACAGTCGCCAAATATTTTTATAAGTATTTTTTTAATTTTTTTGTATTGTTTTGTATTGATTCCTATTATCTGTATATTTGTGGCGAATGTATGTTTATTATCATCAAAATGAGTTGTTATTCTTAAACAGTTACCTTCTTTAAAATATTCCTCTTCAATGTGCTTGTACCCCTTTCTTTCTTTTTGGAAGTATTTGTATCTATTTTTTATAATTGATATACATTCTTCAATGTTATTTGTTGTAGTGTATTTCGTTTCAATAAGGCCATACGCATATTCTGATACTAAAACAGTATATGTGTTCGGCAAAGCTGTCTTTTTCAATAAATCTACAATGTTAGAAAAAACGGACATTTATATCTAAATAATTTATTTATTATATATATGTAACTAAATTTTATATCAATTTTTTAAATTGTCTTTATTAATCCAAAAAATGAACCAACTAATTTCATATTTAAGAATATTTAAAACCTTTATGATCTTCGTTTTTATTAGTTTAGTAGTACATTTGAATTTCAATATTGGTCATTTATATGACATTTCATAAATTATGTAGTTAAAAAATCAGTTTTTCATATATGCAATAGTTAAAAATTTTATCCTGTAATCATATAACAATCAATGGATTTATCTAATAAAAAAATAAGAGTAGCAATGTTACAAATAGAGGATCGCATTGATTCTTTTTTTGAATTAGCCATAAATATAAATAAATCTTATTGTATTTTGCATGAAATTGATCATATTTTGCATAGAAAAGGTCCAATAGATAAACCACCCTATTGGTGGAAGGTTACAGTTTTTTTGGACTTATTAAAAACAAATAAATATGATATTATATGTTGGATGGACTCGGATGCATATGTGTATGATACCAAGTATGACATTAGAACATTTTTCGATAAAATCAATGAATCCATGATTATTTGTCCTGATCCGGAAATGTGGACGTCAAAATTTATGGCAGCTGTGTTTATGGCTAGAAATAATCAAACAAGTATCAAAATATTTGAAGACTGGCTCAGCCTCTACAATAAAAACGCATGGGAAAAATTGTCCAATGGTAAATGGAAATATATTGGTAAAGGTAAATGGGCTGGTTCAGATTATGAACAAGGAGCTTTTGCCGAAAATATTATGACAAGATATCAATCCGATATTAAAATCTTGCCATGGTATATATTTCATGAAATAAATTGCATAAAACCCCATCTCAATTGTTGGAGTATCCATGTACCAGGTGCTTACAAGATTATAAGACCTCTATGTACGGCGAACATGAAAAAATTATTAAATGGTGCCAATACAAGAAATAATTTATCTGATCATCATCCAAAAAAAATATATTTATGTTTATTTTTTATTATATTATTGATTACGGCAATAATTATCATAATTGTTGTCAGTTTATGGTATAAAGATTGATTACTTTGTGACTACAATATTATTATGGACAAACAAAAAAAATATATAAAATGGGTTAACAAAGAATCAGACATTAATTTATCAGATCGAAAATTAATAATTAAACAGTCAACGGTTGAAAATGGCGGAAATGGCGTTTTTGCTGGTGAATTTATTGCCAAAGATACAATTTTTTGCAAATATAATGCCAAAGATGTCAATGAAGGTTCAATTGCCAGATACATTAACGATTTATTATATCAAGGTAATGCTAATGAATATGAACAAAATGAATTAACGAATAATACAACAAATATTGGTTATGTTAGACTTACTGAAGACGTATTTAGTGCCTTTTTTGGTAAAACTGTACGATGTTATTGTATAGCACTAACCGATATAATGGAAGGTCAAGAATTATCAAGGTATTATGGATCAAATTATTGGTTCGAATATGAATATAATAAAAAATACGAATCTATTATAAAAATGGGTCAGATTCCGTCTGACTACATGTTTATTGATAACTATGTAATGGAAACATCATGCAGTCCCTGTATAAATGTTTTTGCTAAATGTGTAGATGGAAAATACTATTATGTTTATAGTAATGTTTATTCTCATGAAAAATATAATGTCACATGTAATCATTATTATAGAATCAACGATTTTTGCTCATTACCGATATTTAAAAACAGTGTAGAAGTCGCCGATTTTTGTAAGAATGATCTAGATGAGGAAAATGAAAATAGAAGGTGTTTGATAGATTGTTCGAAATCGGATTTTTCGATCTATTTAGAAGACGAACCTATTATAATAGATAATACTACTGAATATTATAGTGCTAAATTTTTGGCATTAAAAAAAAAATCATTATAAGATAATAATATGAAGTTTAAATTATATGTTTGGAATGATGTTTTATCTGATTATACACCAGGCATTGCAATATCAATAGCATGAACTAAAAAAGAAGCCATCGAAAATTTAATCAGAGAATATGATGAAACACTTTTAGCAAATAATAATGATTTAATTACGAAAGAAAATGGTAATTTATACAGCGATTTCGGTATGCTTTGGTACTATGCAAAGGAAAAATCTTTTCGAAAAAATTTTGTAAATGAACTAAAACAAAAGGTTCCTAATATTTATGATGTTAATAAACCCATGTCTAAATTTCAAGCCGGTGGTTCCCAATCAAACTTCCGAACTTGTTGCGATTAGTAGAATTTAACGAGGAAAAAATCATCAATGTTCCCTAAATTTATTAATTTAAATTAAATTAATAAATTGATCAATTTATTACATAAGGCAACAAGTAAAATAATGTCAACGTTAATTACAAATTAGCAGTTTCTCGACTGACAATTGTAGGAATAACAATTATTGTCGACATAATATAGGTATCTTTATCCAATTTATTGGGTAAACCATTAATAAACTGTACTTGGCCAACAGGATAGTGTGTTTCATAATCATAAACCATACCAGATTTTGGATAGTACCAAAACCTATCTGGTGTAGAATATTTGGGTTGCGATTCATTATCGGGATTTAATTTATAAACTGCATTAATTTTGATAACTTTTATTCGTTCTATACGAGAATTTTTAGCATGTAATCCTGAATCATATTTAACATCATCTTTAATATCTTCTTTAAATGCTGGGCCAATGTGCTGACTAGTAATGGTACTTTCCGGAAATTTAAAACAGTTATACGATTGCGACATCATATTATGTGATTTAAACAATTCACAATCAACCGCTGCTTCCTTCATTGCTGACAAAAATGATTCAATAAGATTGGCTCTTGCTTTAGCTATATCTTCGATGTATTCATCAGTTGTCATTCTGACGGTGTCATCAGGATCTAAAACTGCCGGTTTAATAACTTTGTATCGGTAAACGCTAACTACACGTTCCGATGGGGGAAGTTCCTTATGAGAGCATTGGCGGATACCACGACCTATTACCTGTTGAATTCTAACCTCATTCCAATATGGTTCCATTATGTGTTCTTGTCTAATATTAAGCAGTTGTATCCCTTCGGTTGCTGAAGGAGAAAGTATTATCACTTTACATTTAGAACCACGAATATTATTTTTGTCGTTAAACATATTTTTGATTTTAATTCTATCCTTTGGATCAATTCGTCCATGATATTCACAATATCCCATATTATCTTTTGCTATTGTAAAATCATTAAAGCCTATCATTCTATAATAAACTTTCATCATGTCAATACCTTCCATAACCACATAATTTGTGTATACCATTACTTTTCCAGGTGAAACATATGTCATAAATGCAATAGCTGTCATTTTAGGCGATGAATCATATAATTGGATTAGTAATTCTGATTTTGGAGAATCAGATTCATAGTATTTAAGAAATTTTTTTCCAAAAACTGTTTCAAAACCGGCTTTAAAATCATCCAAATCATCAAATATAGTTCTGCCGTTTTTTACGTCCTCTTTATGGATCTTTTGGAAATATTTTTCTGTTTCAGTAATAAAATTTTCTAATGCTTTAAAATACTTATTTAACACTTCTCTTTCAGTTTCGTCTTTTACATCTACATTTTTTCCCTTTTCTAGGCTATCTATCATTTTGTCCGACAAGCGAAATTTTCCGGGACGCGGTCTTAGTTCACCATTAACATGAATACTAACGTTTGGAAAAACAAAATTACACGCCTGTCTGGTATATGTACGATATAATTGTGATTGTTTTCCATATCTCCGTGCCCTTTTTTGGATCTCGGATTCCATTTTTTCAAAAACTCGATAGACTTGATATTGATGATCTGACATTGGTAAATTTACATATTTTAGTTCTTGTCGGGCATAAAGATCTGGAGTAGCACCAATATAATAGGAAACCAACCCTAATATACGACGTTCAAACATATTCCTTTTTAATGGATTTAAAATTGGATAGCTAGATTCTGTTATGAATGTTCGGTTAAATTCCAGTTCGGATGAAGGAAAAATACCAGGCCTCAGCATATTAAACATTAAAGCGAGTTCAAATGGAGTATTGATACCAGGAGTTCCCGAAATTAAAACTATTTTTGTATTTTTATTTTCTTTTTTATCCCGGATAATATATTCATATATAACTTGTGCCCTTTTCCCTATTTTAGAATTAATATTCGAATAAACATTACGAATAAAGTTATGTGCTTCATCGATTATGTAAAGAACTGGTTTTGATGTATCAATTCCCTTCATAACATTGAGAAAATCTCTATCAGCATAGGGTGAATCATAATGTACAAAATGTAAAGTACTATATCTTGCTAATTTTGAGATATTATCAACATTTTCTTCGCTTGGATCTCTTCCAAGCCAAACTTTTAAATCTTTCATCCATGGATCGTCTCGAAGAGATGCTTTAATTAAAATTACGAAATTAACCTCATGATTATAATTGTATAATATATTCATTAAATTAATAGATGTAGCTGTTTTACCGGATCCCAGACCGTGGTATAATAGTATCTCATTATAGGGAGATCCCGGTCCTAAAAATTTACCAACAAATTTTTGATATTCACGAAGTTCAAGTTTTGTTTCAACATTACAGGGATCTTCATTTTCTTTGCGAAATATTTCAGGTAGCTTGGACGATTTAAAATTGTGTAGGACCCATGAAGGAAATATTCTACCGTTAACCTGAAGATTTATATATTGATCTTTAGTTTTTGATGACATTAATATAATATATAAATGTATTATTTTACTACATCAATCATCGGAACTAAAATCTATATATTATCATCAATCACAGATTCTCAAATGATTGGTATTATATTTATAATACCAATCATTTAATTATTCTGATTCGCTATCACTATCTTCTGAATCACTGTCACTAAGGTATGGTAGATCGATCATAAAATTAACTGGAGTTGTTAATAATTCAAATAAAATATTTTTTCTTGCAGTACTCGAAAATAATTTTTCATTAATAAAAAGCTCGAAACTACAAGTTCTAAAAAAAACGTCATGATTCACATTTTTTTCTATATTTATTTCATAAGTTTTAGATCTTTTAACAATTGACGTTCCTGACCAATTTTTTAGAAAAATGGTTAATTTTGGTTGGTCCATTGATCTTATTATATCTTTAACAACGGTTGAAAATTCATCCGTTTTTTTAGTCGTTATGAATTTAATCAAACTCAATAATAAATCAACGTCGATTTTATAATCACCTGATAGGTAATAATCTAATGTCGGTATATTCATCATATTCAAATTTTTAATATTTTTGTATTTTATAAAACCGGTTGCTATTTGTAAACAAGTATTTTTAATAATACTATTTGTATCTTCATCATGATAATATTTGCACAAGGATTTAGAAAAAAAATCAACACATTCTCCATATGATTCATACCCAAAAGTTTTAATCAATTCATTATCTTTTCTATAAGAATACATTTTTTCAAATGTTTCTGGATCCTCCAATTTAATGTAGTATTCAAAATCAGCAATTGTCGGATCTTTCTTTAGTATAGCAGCCATTAACGTGATAGGTAACCTTATCGGTAAATAATTATCACTATGATAAATAATAGCATGAAGCATTTTTCCAATTGTAAATAATTTGTCATCAGTTAATTTTTTAATTTCATTAATATTAAATTCACAACAATTATTGTGTTTTATTAGATATTTGTCAGAAAATTCCATGATAGCGGCTTCCATAAAATCCCGTTTTGGACCATCTCCATAAGAAATAACTCCGGATCCCTTAACAAAATCAATACTAAAATTTGTACTTCTTGGGAGAAATTCAATTATACTTATTAGTTTTTTAAGTTTATTTGCTTCTGTATTGACACGAAGAGTGACATGATTATCATAACTTTGTTTATTACGGACAATATAGTGACGACATAGAATATTATTATTATTTTCCATATCACAATTGATTTCAGTAAATCTACTAATTTCTAAATTATCCGATTCGATAACATGATAGAAATATTTATTTTCTGATTGTACAATTATCATGTAATCAGTAAATTGAATATTGGTTACAGGTTTCGGAAAATGGTTGAATTTATAAATATAAAAATTACCGTCTGTTATGCTAATTTTTTCAATTTCCATTGTACCATAATTACTTTCTGGCAGAATATCCTCTGTACAATAAAATAAATCATCATTTTCATCACAAAATACTATTCCACATATCGTTAAATTGTAATATGTTAGTCCATGTACATTGAAAAATAACGTATTATCATATGTTTGATGTCTGGGAGAATCTTTAATATCAATTACAATAATATTACCGTTACCTAATTTTCGAAGATCTATCATATAGGACAACGGTTCATAATGTTCCAAAAATTTACTAAGATGGCCTTCATCCAAATATATGCCATTATTTTTAATACAGACAAGCACTTTAATTAGATCAGGATATGTTATGAAAAATGTTTTACTATTGTCATTTACAAATTGTTTGATATTTTTAATCTTATGACAGTATTTATATATTCTATTATTGTATTTGACATAAATTGTACCTTCACGTGGATTAAAATAAATATTATCTTCATTTATTTTTAAATCACATTTAAAGTATATCCAACTGAATATGGTATTGGACTGTTTTGTTGTATTTTTCAAATAAGATGAAATAATATGATGTGTCGAACCATTCAATAAATAAATAAAATTATCCTTGAAAATTATTTTATCACATTCAAAAGGTAAATTAAGTTCATAGTAATTTCGTAGACGAACGACTGATATACCAAGATTGTTATAAATGAGTTCCCTTATCCTAGCCGACTTTTCATAAACATACAATTTGCCATTTTTTTTAAAAAAAATAGATTCAGAAACAAACAGGACATCGTCAACATCGGTTTCGAACAAATCAATACCGCATTTCTTTTTTTCGAATATAATATTTTCATTTTCGAGTTGGTGATAAAATTGTTCATTGTCAAAATCACTATCACGATTATTAATATCATTGGACACCATATCGTCATTATCATCAAAATCAATATGATAATTATCACTGACCGCATCATTATCATTATTATCATCAAAATCATCAAAATCATTAAAATGATATTCAAATTCAATATTTTCTATCTCATAGCCTTCATTTTCATATTTTTTAATGGTTTCAACACAGAAATTCTTAATTTTTTCCTTTATTTGTTCATTATTTAAAAATGTGGATTGTGATGTTGATGTAGCAATGGCGTTATCCAATGAATTTGTTAAAGATGATTGATCACAATTATTAACTTGATTATCTATATCTTCTTTTTCATCTGATGATTTGATATCAGATTTAGACCCATCACTATCAGCTTTAAAATCATCACTATCAGCTTTAAAATCATCACTATCAGCTTTAGACTCATCACTATCAGCTTTAAAATCATCACTATCAGCTTTAAAATCATCACTATCAGCTTTAGACTCATCACTATCAGCTTTAAAATCATCACTATCAGCTTTAAACTCTTCATTATTATATGTCACTGAGGAATAAATTTCTCCAAGTTGTTCAATACTTATCTCATTTTCTAAAGGATTGGGATTTAATGATTCGAACATTTGATCATTATCATCCAAAAAATCGGATTGTATCGGCGTAGGCTGTCTTGATCTTGATCTTCTTGGTCCCGATCGCGTTGATCTTGAGCGTCTCGATGTGTTGCGTTCGGGTCGAATGATTTCGATTTCAATTTCAGAATGATCAGATTCAGACGATTCAAATTCATTATCAGATTCACTAACGGATGAATAATCTGCAGATGAATTTGATTCACGATCAGAACATGAACATGAACACGAATCATTAACCGTACAATCTTCATCACTGTATTCACTTCTGGACAAATAAAGCTTTTTTTTGGTAGTGTAAAAAGATAATAATCTTCCATATACATAAAATTTTTCGATATCTTCGTCTGTTTCAAGCATTATTTGTGTACGATAAGGAGAATACAATGCTTCATGTGATTTTCCAAATCCGGTAATCCTGTCATTATTATTTCCCATAATCCATATTTTATTTTCTGTGTCAATAATAATTATATTTTGATCACAAGAAATAACTTTTTTGATATTGCTCATTGTATATTTTATAGGTTGATGTAAAGATATACAAAAAAGTATATTTTTAAATCAATTTTTTATTAATTTTTCATATTTAAATCCTCAATTGTGAGCAAACGGATAATTTCTATTATATTTTCTTCGCTTGGCATGATGTTAATAATTAATTCAGCATCACATGTACTAATTTTATAAATTGGATCGTTATCTTTTTCACTAGAATTATTTAAACTTATAATCATTTCATTATTTTCTATTTCGTCATCGCCATTAACATCTTCATTAATATCAATATTTTCATCGTAAACAATCTGTTTAACTTCCAGATTTTGTTTGATATACGCAAATACTATATGTACGGTATCCGCATAATATTGGCTACCTGTCACATTTTGCAAAAACATTGATGTTTCTTTTCTGGTTAAATTCATAAATGCAGTATTAAATGTATCACAAAAAGTTTTAAACATATTTTTATCTACTTCATTACTAATTTTTAAAAAATCGAGATTGGCATTGAAAAAATCAGTTGCTATTAAATTCTCGATATAGAACATCACCGGTAATTTTTTAATAAATTTGTAGAACTTATTTCTGGTCGCAAAATAAAGGAATCCTTTCACAAATGATTCATACAGAAGTTTTTGGTTAGATGTCAGATTATCCAATATTAGGTATTGGATGTATTCTTCAATTGTATTGATCTCCAATTCCAGTTTCGATAATTCTAATGGATTTTTATCGTATTCAATGTATTGATTGTAATATAGTTCAAAATCATTTCCTTTGAACATTTTCAGGAGGGTTATATGATCTGATTTTTCGGACAATAAATAAAAAAAGTAGGGATGAATATTAGAAAATAATTCAGAACCTTCCACATGACAAAAATAAAATATTTTTCCCAATTTGATAGCATATTCATGATCAACAGATTCTAAATTATTTTTAAGTATTGTATCTATATCATTTCTTAAAGAATTAAATACATGTCTCGTTACACCGTCACCAAAACTAATTATATTTCCGTTAGAATCAATTTGTTGAAAAGCATAAATAACTTCATTGTTTAATCGATAAATATTTGGAATGATATTTATCAACTGGTCAAGTACCGATCGATTATTCTCAATATCAATAACAAAATTAATGTCATATTTGGGAAGTTCACAATCAAAATTAAATAATATTAAATCATCTGTCAAAACGATTTCTTTTAGTTCCCCGTCAATTGAATAGACCTTTTTATCGATAACAATTAATTGTGTTGATTTGCCATTAATAACTTTAACTTTTGATTTGATTTGAGATAAATCTATCCAATCACTACAATATTTATTTTGATTATTTGAAATATTTTTTTGTTCGGATTGTAACAACATTAGTAATGGTTTGACTATATCATTGAATTTATTTTTATTGAAATAAAAACAAAATTTATTATGGCTTATCCAGCAATACATGTGCTGTTTCTTGAAAATTTCAAAATGGCCTAAGTTTTTCTCGTGCAACTCTATGTCTGGTAGATTTTCCAAGAAGAAAAGATAACCACCAGATTCCAATGTAAATATTCCTAAATATAGATCAATTTCACAAATTTCATCAAAATATGTTTTTTCTAGTGTCATAGTCATAATATATTTGAAAAAATTTTTTTGTAAATCGAAAATTTTAACGGTATCATAGTTAAATGTAAGTAGAAAATTACCAACAATTTTTATATCCTGAAATATTTGACATCCTACATACTTTTCACCATTGACGGTTTTATAAGCATGACTTATTGATGCTACGACAACGTCATCATCACTTTGATTACGATTGTTTGAAACATTAAAATAAACATGAACCTCACCATCTTCCAATGTTACGATGGCATTATCTTCCGTACAATAACACACTTTATCAATTTTGTCAGTAATCCAGGAATTTTGTAATTTAACTATCGTTAATGTTTCATCAAAAATACTAATTGTTCTTGAATGATGAACGAAAAATCTATCACCCATAAAGAAACAATTTTTTATGTTATCAAGGGATTCAATAAAAGGATAATACGAATATTTGTCAAATAAATATAATACATCTTTAATATCCGTAACATAAATATTATCACTATTATCCAAAAAAACTTGCTTGAATTCTTTTTGCATTTAAATAGACTATAATAGTATTTAAGGTTTAAATATTATAATAGCAAAATCAATTTTTTTTATTTAGATGGACTGTAAATATTTAGCTTTAGCATTAATTTTAGAATTGATTGCATTAATCATTTGTTTTGAATTAACATATTCTAAATATCTACAATAAGAATAATCGTTGAATCTCCATAGATATTCTGGAATTGAAGCCAAACATTCATATGTGGGAGGAATGTCGTTACAACCAATTTCGATTGATTCTGGTGGAAAATTTTCGGTTCCACCAACTAATCCTATTATGGTTGGATATAGATCACCAAACAATTTAATATATTCATATATACAAAGATCATAAGGTTCCTGATCTGGTTTATATGGGTCTTCTACATAAACATTTGCACATACACCGTCAGCAGGTAATTTAACATAGGGTTTAGAACATGGTGTCGGCGCATCTTCTTCTGAATAATTATCATTGCTAATATCGTCTTCAGAATTTATGTTGTTTGTGTCACCTCGACGAAATGATGCACCACGGTATTTGTCAAAATGTTTTTTGAGTCGATCTTTGTTAATATCACACATCTGATCGGAACATTTATCTGTAACGTTTGGTACCAATTTACTATAACCAAATACAATAAATAACATTTTAAGTAAAGGGTACAAATAGGAACTTGTTAGTATTAGTTCTGCTGCATCTGATTGCAACAAAATTATAATTAATTCATTAGAATTAAATGCACATATAAATTCTTCACCAAGAGCATCAGTATACATTTCTTGTTGTGATTCTGGTAAATCATCAAAGCGCTGATATGACAACGCCGCTATTAAATTAATAACCCATACCATTTTTATTCTGTTGACAGAATTAATAATTCTTATCATTTCTACAAATGCGTCGAAAATACTTGGATGGTCTACAGACAGATTTGCTAAATTTTGTTCTAAATTGTATAATTTGACCCGTAACATAGATGTTGACATTTTAGCGGAATCTTCACCGGATATAGATGGATCAGTTTGATTAATAATATCTTTGCCGACACTTTCAAGTTGTTTGAAAGAATGGGCATATGGAATATCAGCCGTATAAATAAAATATGCCAATTTATTCGAAATTATTTTTTGCATGTTCCTGGAGTTTAAATAATTTAAAAAGTTTTTGTATTGTGACATTGATCCTGATTTTTTACCCTCTTTATCAGAAAAAGCAATTTGATTTTTTGATTTGATGTTATTGTGCGTTTTTGTATTTCCTGCGGGAAATCTTTGTGCGACATTATTTTTCATAAATTTTGCCATTATTTTAAAATTGGCCAATATATCATTTGTCCATCCAAGACTTTCATGGGTCATAGTGTATGTATATTTATTGATATTGTCATCACATGAAGAACCAATAAAACCTCTTTCATATCGGCCTCTAAATTTATTATAAACAATTTTTGTATTTTGATTTAATGGATTGAGGATTGGACGCAAGCTTTTTCTTAATAATAACTTGGCTAATTCTTCGAATGTATTTTGTACATCCCTTGAAATAGTTCTCATCGTGTCCTGTATTGTTAACATTATTACTATATTATCATGGTGAGATAATTATCAAAGATATTTACATATCATTTTTTATATCAACAAAAATTTTAATATTTAAAGTAAAAAATAATATACAGCATACATTTTGGAATTATTTTATTAATTCGATCTAATGGTCTGTTTTTTTGGAAAAATGTGCGCCTCGTCTATTTTATTCATAATATTTCTTGTGTCCATTATGTAATAACCTTAATAATAATTATATTACCTTGTCATATAATTATTGTTTGATTTCAAATAACAATTCATTAAAATTAGTATTTATCACACGAAGCTTTTCTATCGGGTAAATATGATTTTTTTGGTGCTTTATCTAAATTTTTACGATAAGCGTACGGTTTATTATCATAACCATAGGATCCACATGGCGAACATTGAAAATTACATGGTGGACATTCAATTGGTTGGAATTTAATTGGTCTAAATTTAATTGGTCGGAATTTAATTGGTTCAAATTCGCAAGGCTGAATTTTAATAGGCTTGAATTCACAGGGCTCAATTCTAATAGGTTTAAAATTGCACGGTTGACAAACAATTGGTTCAAAATTACATGGCCCGCAACCATAAAAATCTCCATCATAATAATCATTTTTTTTATTTTTGTTATGACATTTGTTCTTGGGATGTTTATAGGATTGTTGATTGTTCCAATTCTTGTAAGACATTTATATTATATTTTTATACGATATTAATAAATAATCATTGGTAGAAAAAAAATGGTTTTTTTAATTCATTATTTCTATCCATATTTTCTTACTTCAGAAACATGAATGATAAATGATAAATGAATTGAATTTATAATATCTTTCCATAATACATTGACGTAACCATCAAATTCTCAAGCTTTTTATTAAATAAATTAATTTTTATTAAATTTATTTAATCTAATATTTTCCATATTTGGCATGAACTCGATTATTTGGTGAATATTTTTTACATCCATTTTTTGGATATTTGTAGTATTTGATGAGATTGCATTCGCATGGATTAATTCCACAGGCATTACATAATGGTTTATTAAATCCAAAATCACATGGACCACATGGGGAAGCGCACGGATTATATGGACCGCAGTTAAAGGGTCTCTTTTTATTTTTCTCAACAGGATGATCTAAATTTTCTCTTAGTTGTTTAGCAACACCATTGTTTAATTTATAGAAGAAAACAAGTGGTGTCGGTTTTTTAACACATTCCAAGTGGCATAGTCCAAGTTCGCCCATACTATTATCCCCCAGACCAAAAATGCATCCGTCAGATCCTAGTAATATAATATGAGTTTTAGTAATGGCCATTTGCTTAATATTCCAAGATTGACAAATAGAATTGATAACAACAGGAGATGTTGAATTAACGAAACATCCCCATTGACCAGCGGCATAAACTTTATGGGACTGTGTGATGTAAAAAGTAACAAATTTTCCAGCAAAAACGCTATTGACCTGACAATCAAAAATGCATCTATTAAGTTGTCTCCAACATACAATAGATTCATTAGTTCCTAGACCAAGTTCTCCATAACAGTTGTTACCAATGGCGAACAATTCGTTGGGACATGCAAGACCACCAACAAGAACTGTCAAATTATTAAATCCTACAGCGACATCAACGACACGTCTATTAAGACGGAAAACAGTAGGAATATCAGCAGTTACAGCTTGTCGAATGTTCTTAGGATTGCTTACAACAAATTTGACATGGTCTCCTCCTTTAAGGTATGTATTGGTAATTTTGGTATCAAAAGGATTCTTGAATCTTGGGCATGGAAAATAGCAATCCAATGATAAAGCATATTTAAGATTTGTTAGTTCAACTGGATCAAGAATAGATCCAAAGTTAAGAATAAATTGATGATTTTGAGTAGATGCGTTGACTGTAAATTCAACATTGCATTTTCTTCCATCTGCCGTAAATTTAACCCCTCCTGGTTGATCAATATCCAAATAAACATTGACATTTGGACCTTCGACGCAAAAATCAAGTTTAACAATTTTATCAAGTGCAACATCTTTAGTATCAATGCAATATTTATTAAGATCAAATTCAACAATTGTATTAACATCTGTGGGAACACAAGCAAGATCCGGGCATCCCTGGCTAACAAGTTTACAAATACTTCTTTTATTAAATAATGTAACAGAACCAATAGGTGCAGCTGTTGGAGCACCACATGGGCATCCGCATTCACCCGAAACATTCAAATAAATATATCCATCACATGGTTCACATGTTGGACCACAACCTTGAGCTTCGTTACAATTTTTAAGTTTATTTAAGAAATCACATACATTCATATGTTTTTGTTCACATTCATCACCATTAGGGAAACTTAAATGAATTCCAAATTTAGTCAAGTCAGTTTTGAAGGATTTATCTTTACATTTAGGGCAAGGACAATTATCATTTCTTACGGATCTATTTCCTGCACAGTTAAGTTGATCAGCTGGAAAACTAATAGAAGCATTAGTTCCATTCAACAAATTTTCAAAACAATTACTTTTGAGTAAATCTTTATTACTTCTAACATTGTGAATGGATCCGAATACATAGATTCTGTTGCAACTATCAACTAAAACACTCGTATCACCTCCAGCATAAATACCTTGCCAGCAAGGTTGTGGAAGTTCAACAGGTGGTTTTGGAGGTCTGTATGGTTGGCAGCAGTCCAAAGGAACATCGAAATCAAGATCAATATCAACATTATGTTCACAACTAAGACCACAAAATGTTGCATCACAAAGAGCGGCTAAACTAGTTCTGCATCCTTTAAGCTCAAGTAAAATTGTTTTGCAATCAAAATCAAAAGCTACTCCTGGAAGAGGGAGACCATGTGGCAAATCAATATTTACAACTATGCAAGATCCACATTTTCCTTGTATTTGGGATGTTCCTGTAATGGGAGTGTTACCGGAAAAAGCACATGTGTCCGTTTTAGGTGATTGGCATTGATTGGCCTCAAAAATGAGAATTTCAGTTGTGCTTGATGTATTAAATTCCTTGATATGACAACCGCATGAATCATTGGTTGTGAATTTAGAGATAAAACATCCACATTTGATGTAAAGTCTAGTAATGGTATATGTCAATGAACCTGAAACACAACCATTATTATCAACACACAAAAATCCGACATAACTAATATCACCATAAACTGGTACACTTAATATTCCAGGGTGGCCGGGTGGAGTAACAACAACTTTACAAATGTTCAAATAGCCAAGGAGTATATCGCATTTGGTATCTTTAACACATGATATTTCATTACATTTGGTTTCACATTGTGGAATTTTAGGACATTGTAATTCGTTGAAAACACCTGTAAATGCGTTACAACATTCATTGTCATGTAAATTAGTATCAGTGACAATAACTTCTACTGCTGTATCATATTTGCATTGTCCTTGTGGTACTAATTGGTATTGTTCATTATTACCGGCACCCCAAACTTTATTATTTTCTGTCAAAATAAGAATATGAGCTCGTCCACCTGCGAGTTTGACAGCTTTGTCTCCGGCACCACAAACGGGGGATGAATAAACTTCTCGAATAAAAGGGGCACAATCGCTAGAATTATTATCATATTCAAATACAGAACCAGCAGAATTTAATAAATAAACCTTGTCCTCAGTGGCTTTTGCATCAACAATGCGTCCAACAATATTTTGATTTACTGGAAGCTCTTTAAATGAGTGTTGAATTCTTCCTCCAATTAATCCTGTTTGGTAGACATTACCACCATTTGTTACAACTTCAGTTGTATTATCATTGGCGGTAACTGCTATAGGAGTATTATTAATCATTTTCTGAATGGTATGTCCAACGTTAGAAAGCATCAGTATTATACCTTAAGTAAACAAAATTATAATTTTTTTTAGAGGTAAAAACTCTAGACACATTCTATATTGTTTTATTCATTTTACAAACAAACTATAGTCGAATGATTTTTTTTTTAATGTCATATTTTGTATTAAAAAAAATATTTTTAATACAAAATATGGAAAAGCTTCAAAAAAATACTCCAATATTTATATCCACATTTTCATATTTCGTAAGATCCTTTTATCCGTATATTTTGTAATATAATATACCTGCCAACTAAAGATATTTATTGAAGACATTTTTTTTAAAGTTTAGCGTATCGATAGGTGTTCGCAATAACTGAAAAAAATTATTTTTGGGTATTTTTTGTTAAGTATTCATACATTTCCTTTGATGCTATTTGTTCCGCCTTTTTCTTACTCGATGCTGTTCCCTGTCCCATGAGTTTATCTTGTAAATAGATGCCCATTGTAAATATTTTACAATGATCAGGACCATTTTCTTTAATAATTTTATATTGAGGACGTCCCCAATGATTTTTATTGTATAATTGCAATACCAAATCTTTGTAATTTGTTTCATTTTCTGCGATTTCAGAAATATCAAATTCAATCCTTAAAACTTCCAACATGAACTGCTTTGTAACTGCTAATCCAAGTTCCAAATATAAAGCACCAATAAATGCTTCAAAACCTCCTCCAATAATATTAATATTATTTCTTCCATGTAAAACTTCAATATTTTGGCTTACTAATAGATATGAACTGATATCCGTTTGTTTTGCCAAATAAAATAAGGATTCTTTATTTTCTAATTTACACCGAAGTCTCGTCAAAAAACCTTCGTCATTTTTGGGATATTTATGATACAAATATTCTCCTATAACAAAATGAATAACAGAATCTCCCATAAATTGCAATCTTTCATTTGATTTTTTCTGAAGTTTGACGGCGTTTTTTGATGCCAATTTATCTTCGTCCGTTAATTTTTTCCTAACAAGATAAGATCTATGTGTCATTGCCTCATTAAACAGGCGAATATTTAATTGAATTTCTTTTGATATGGTAACATTATAAACTAGTAATATTTCTTTGATGTCAGATCTTTTCATTAATTTATTATTTGGATTATAAACAGACATTGGTTTTTTATCATTTTTTTCTTTTTCTTTTTCTTCTTTGTCATTTTTTTCGATTTTATCAATCCATTTCGGATCAACCTCTCCATTAACAATAATCCCAAGTTTTCTTAAAGCATTTTTTGAAGCCAATTGTTCCGCCTTTTTTTTAGAAGTTGAAATCCCCTTGCCTATTATTTTACCGAAAGGATTTTTTACAATACTATTAAATTGTTTAAGATTTGCCGCACTTTTCGATCCACCATATTTTTTAACAACTAGATTATTATCATATTTAAGCTCATATATTGGATGTCCCCATTTCATTTGATGAAAATATCTCAATAGTAAATCTTTATAATTATCATCATGAAAAATTATTTCTGATAAATTTTTGTGCTTTTCTATTAATTTTACGATGAATATTTTGGTATATTTAATACCAAAATTAAGATAAAATGCTCCAATAAATGCCTCAAACACATCCTCTAAAATATGTTCGTTTAGAGAAATACCATATATTCGAATATATGATTTTAGTTCGAGAATTTTTGTTAATTCGGCCATGGAATCACCTCTTTCTATTCTAATACGTAATCTCGTTAAAAAACCTTCATTTTCCTCATCATATCTTTTATAAAAATATTCTGTAATAACCATATGGAATATGGCATCACCTAAATATTCTAGCCGTTCGTATGTTTTGTGATACTCTTCTGTTTTTGTTGAGACATGTGACATTGCCTCTTTAAAAATGCTCATGTTAACATTTTTAATTTTATTTTCGTCCAATTGTAATTCTGGAACATAGCATTTAATAATGTAATCAATGAAAGGATAATTGATCACATTGTTATGATTGTACATCGTTTATCTTAATTTAATAAAACTATTTTTTTATATTAAAAATATCACGTAAATTGTTATATTATCAATTTTTTTGATAGTATGACATATTATAATATTATGTATATCATAATATGTCATTGGCAACAAATATTAATTATTGTTATTGTAATAGGAATATACTAATGTGTTTTTTAAACGATTTTGTATAAATTCATTTTGTAATACATAAGCTTCAAGTAGATTATTTGCCAACAGGTCGATTTGTGATACGGTAAGTTTTCGCAATTCTATCATAAAATCGTTTGCTGTTGCATCAATGTTAAAAATAAAAAATAATTTTTCATAATATTCATTGACTATAACGTGTGCTATTTCTTGTGTTGCATGGTCTGTATAAATTATTTTATGCCAATTAGTTTTTTTATTTTCTAGTTGACTATATATCATATTGTCAATGATTTCTTGATTAAAAAATTTTTTATTATTCGGTTCTATTTTTTTAAGATCGATCTCCACTGCTTTTATTGCACGTGCAATATTGATACCGTGATTAATTACCTCAATTTGTGTCGAATATCTGATAATATTATAGGTATGTGCCAGAAATCCATAAAAATTGTTAATTAAGATAATCCCATTTAAACCGGCAATACGCCAAATATTAGATTCCGAAATAGATGAAAAATAACGCAAATAATAAATCGCGGGTATACTAATTAGTACATTAAAAAATATACTTCTGAGATGCCATTTTCTTTTATGTTTAGATGTTCTTTTTAAATCTGTTAATTCACTAACAGATTTAGCTATTAACCTTTTTTCATTTAGTGACGGATGTTTCCACATTATCTTAGCATATAGATTTGCCCCAGATAAACTAATACCAGCACATACTATTTTTCCAAAATAGTAATATATTTTGGAATAAAATGTAAATGGATAATTACAATAAGGGAATTTAAAAACAGGTCTGGATAATGACATTGAATATGTTTGATAACTAGCAAAAGAATTATATCACTTAAATGGTTTTTTAATATCAATTTTTTTTATTAATTAATTAATTAATTGATTAATAAAAATATATCCATTTATTAAATTTAATATTCACTTTCGCTACTATAAAAATCATTAGATATTGTATAATTACTATCCGTACTTGAAATTGATGTATCATCTGTTACTTTTTTATCTTCTGTTTTAACACGCTCAAATTCGCTCAAGTTATCAATTTCACTATTCGTATTTTCATTTTTTATAATATTACCATTATCGTCAAGTTTAAATAATAAATTTTTTGGATTTAGTATTTTATTGCCCGATGTATTTTTAAACATATGTTTGGTAGGATCAAATTTTTCTTGAGATTCTTTTGATTGGGAGAAAAAATGATCTGGGCTATATCTAAATGGTATTTTTCCCTGTTTGTATCTTTCCATGTTGCGTAGTTTACTAACACGAAGGGTATTAACTGTTTTTCCAATACATGGAATCCTAAATTCACTAAAAACACTTTCATTAATAACACCGAATCCTTCCCTATTAAGAAATACATTTCTCGAGGTAACCAGATTACTTATGGCTATGCTGTAATTGAAATACATTTCTCTATTTTTATCTAAATGTGCACGAAATTTATTTATAAGCATAATCATAAGTATATATTGGTAGGATACATACATGTATCCTATTGTTGTTTTTATATTTGGAACACAAAAACCATCAGCATCAAATACTCGTGCAATTTGTGTTCCATTATACATGAATACAATTGAGTAACCAGTAAATTGAAATAAAGGATAATATTCTTCTATTGTTATGTTCTTGGGATCGATAACATTTTCTTTTATAAAATTATATAACCTTTCAACAGTATCACGATAATTTACAGAAATTAAATCGATAAAGGGAACATTTGTAACAAAACTAGATACTCGATTCGGTCCTTTTACTGTTCTTGCCATTTGTTTAACAGTTTTATCACCAGCAGCATATTTAACATAAAAATTAAATGCCTCAAAACCAGAAATTAAACATGTATTCTGTACCTCTTTAATACTCATAAAACCATTTCTGATTTTTGAAATATATGAAGATATTTCATCAGATGGTTTCGGAATCTTTATTGACTTGTCAAAATATTCAAATGGATAATTTTTTAAAAGCTTGTACATACGCTTAAATGTTTTTTCCCATCGCTGTTCCGCAGCTGTAAGAGGTTGATTAATTATTCTTAATTGATCAATAAGAATAAAATGAGGATCACAATAATTAATACCATCAATTATCAAAGTTTTGATGCCATTGTATATTCTTACGGGAACATATGTTATATCACAATAAATCTGAAAATTAACAAAAATTGTATATGTTTCTTCATGGACCGCTTCCTGACCAACAACGAATTTATATCCTTTTGCATATAATTCATTGGCCAATTCTACTAAATCCACTACAGGAGTCGTTGAATAAAATTCTACATCCGAAAATGTATATTCATCATAAATAGCATCATCCGGATTTTTCACTTTAAGAGCTTCATTTATGGCTGTCCCTCCATAAACTTTTCTTCCTTTTCTTCTAATAAAATCATTAATGGTTCCCATAATTTTTTTCTTTTCATTGATTGTTGGTTCCATTACCTCTCCCGTTTTTTTAAGAACTTCTTTGATAATATCTGGCAATTTCACTAACACTTCTGTATAATCTTCTTCTGTATAATAGTTTTGAAAAACGGCTTTACGTGATCGTGAATCTTCCATTAACTATTTATTATATATATAGTGATAATGTATTTATATTAAATATAAATATATTATCAATTTTTAATTATTTTCACCTAAATCCTAATTTTTATTTATCAGTTACTCGGTAAATTAAGTCATTGTCCTTATTTAGTAATGTATGATTTGATTTATATGCGAACGAAGGTGCTCCATTCACATCATCATTTTTATTTTTTAACGTACGGCATTCATACAATGTGAATGAATAAAACCTTTCACAAATTACGCATCTACGACATATCTGTGTAGTACAGACTGGCACATGGCAATAATGTTTAGGTTCTTTACAAATTTCGCATATACTAAACGCACAACTACATACAAAACAACAACTATTACCTTCCATTAACTATTTATTATCATATTGCAATATAATATATCGTAATATGTTTATGTTGTCAATTTTTTGGATACATAAACTTGACGATTAATTATTAATTTTTGTTGTTTTATCACATTGTTTACAAATGTAAAATGTTGTCATTGGTTCATCAGCACTTCTAGTTTGTAATTGATAATAAAAATGTTCGATATTTTTACAAACATAACAAGGTTTCCATTTTATACTTGGTAAATTCTTGAGTTTGTTTTCAGTCGTAGTTTTTCGTAAAATAATTTTGTTCCATTTGTCTTCATCTAATTCTTCTGGTCTCAAAAATGCCAAATTATAAGGATTGAATTTTCCCTTAGAAATTGATTTTTTAATATTTTGAATAGTATGTCCATTTTCTTTACAGTTAAATAAAATATCTTTAACACAATCTCTATAAATTGATTGTGCCATTGGAAGCATATTTCCGTTACTATTACAATATTGTTCTGTATAGTCATATAAACCATTTTCTATTTTAAGGCAATGCTTCATGTCGAAATGTGGAGACAAATTTTTAATGGTATTTTTTCTTTCTTTTTCTGAAATGTAAAATTCTACAACTGTTGTCATTTGTTTTTTTAATAAATGGTTAATATATTTTTAAATTAAAAATATATTATTCAATTTTTTATTAGTTGAGTAAATCATATGATGCCTCTATCATCCAATTTTTTAAAGGTTCAATTTGTCCAGTTGTCCCAATTGTTCTTTTATTCAGGAATTCTCTGGAATATTTGCTATAATTTTTTTTGTATAAATTAATAATGTCGTCAGCAGAACTTAAATAGTTCATTTTAACAACTGAATAATCTGTTTTAATATCAGGTTCAACTGCAAAATTTTCCGGAACATTTTTTCTTGGTTTAAAAAAATCATGGTTAATATCCAAGTTTCCAATAATACTTTTTAAATCTTTTGTTTCTTTGACGCCATATGCTTTTTTATAGTTATCGACCGCCATAATATATGATAAATACTGATTAACTTCACAGTCGTTCATAACTGTTCCATATCCACGTTTACGATATTTATCAATTATACAAATTGGATCACGACTTCCAACAAAATACTTAAAATCAATATTGGTAAGTGTTTGATACGCTGTTATTGCTGATGGCAGTAAATAACAATTTTTTCCATTGTAATATGCCCTGACACATGGTAAATGAAATCTACTTACACATGAAAAAAAATCCTTATCAGTTATTCTAAATAATTCAATCGTATGTCTTATGTGTTTCGATTCGATTTTATATTTTAAGGTTTCGCTGAATTTCATAAATACATTAGATTCTGGGTTATTTTTTATTTCAAATTGGTCATCAGATGTTTCTTCCTCAATTTTTGGAATAGGATTTTTATTTTCAATGTGATATACCATTTCGATTCCGGAATTAGATTCAGGTGATCGAAACTCTATTATCTCATTTTCAAAGGAATAATTATTTATTATTATTATAGTTTTTTCCAAATCACAATAATTGACAATTTCAAAATATTCGTCCTCATTTATTTTGTCAGCTAATATGTTTCTATTATTATTATTTGATATTTTTTTTTGTTCAAGATAAAGTTCATAAAAATAAAATTTTACAGAACGTTTATTTTTATTTTCTAGTAAAAATTCATATTTATACGGTATTTCACCGGTTTCACATTTTTCTTTTAAAATTTTTGCATTAATAAAAATTACCAATGATTTACTGGGTATTATTTTAACTTCTGATTTATCCACATTCGAACCTAAATTATTGCAAATGATAGTTTGCAAATGTTTTACATTTTCGATAAAATCAAGAACATTAGAATGATTGCATGCAATGTCAATATCGGAATTAGCGTAATATTCCTGATAAAATCTGTCCATTTCTGGATCTTTCAATAATTTGGAATCAGTTGATTTTTTAAATAATGCCATTAGAGGATTTGTTACAGGAATTATTGCTGCCATACAACCTCCAGTAATCGCCATATTTGTCCAATTGGCCCCATTTAGTATATCAACATCTGCATTACCATTAATAAATATATTTAACCTTTTCCTAAATTCTGATAAGTCAACAATTCCATTCTGATATTCATTTGGTTGTCCAACGCTACCGATATTTTTCTCTGGATTAATCGTTTTTTCTGATATCATACAACAAAAATAAGGATTTAAATGCGGTGATCCCGGCGCAAATGGGAAAACTGGAAGATTGCAACTTGTATCAAGATCAAAAACAAAGCGATCCGTTTCCTTTATCTTTGTTTTTCTTTTTGACTCTTCCATGTACATGGTAACCCACGTATAACCCATAATATATCTAATTATAGGTTTGTATTTCTCCAGTAAATTTTTGTTTGCAATTAAAATTTTTTTGTTATTTACGATATAGTGACAATATTTTTTGCTCAGTAAAAATCCGCATATTAAATGATATTTTTCTTTTTCATTAAGAGAATTATTAATTAATAATTCTTCAACAGTCTCTACACTTATAATCAGATCTTCTGGTTTATCAAATTGATAATAACTTTTGCCATCTATTTTAGAACCATCAACATACCTTTTCATTTCAAGGGGATCATGCTCTTCTTTTTTTGCATTTGTTTCCCTAAAATCATTGGTTACTCCTGGATAGTTTGTATTTTTGTCTAAATTTGTCTTATTTTCATAAAAATTTTGTAATATTTTTTTCATTTCTTTTTCAATTTCATTAATCTGAAGATTCCATTTACTAACATGCGATAAATTAAATTTTCTCTTATTAAATGCTTCATTAATAGATAATAAACAATTATTTTTATTTTGCCAATACTTAAAATCATCTATTCCATCAATTAGTGATAGCAAGTGATTTTCTATTTTATCATCTTCTAATGCATAATAACTAGAAAATATTTTTTTTTCAATAAAATCATCCAATGTATTATTGTTATTTTCATACAGATTTAACCATGATTTCACATTAGATTCTTTAGTTTCTAACATCATATACACAAGTTCTTTATCCTTAAGATCATAACAATTATGATTAAAATACTCAAGTAAATTTTTATCAATAACAACAAGTCCTGATCTAATTGTTAGTTGATGAACCAGTGTAAATGATCCTTTTATAAGTGACATCATATTCGCTTGCGCTTTAAGCTCGGATATATCGGAATCTTGTTGATAAAATAATTTAACTTTATTTTTATTTTGTGCTGTCAAATTAATATCATTTGACAAACATAATATGTATACATGTTCGTAATCCGAAATTAAACTTTTAATTTTAGAATATTTCAATTCCGAACCCTCGAATGGAATATAAAATGGGTTACAATGTTCGTAACTAACAACTTCGAAATTATTTACTAATGGATCAAGAATTTCCATTTCTTCCTGAATTTTTCTGCTATATTCCATTATTTTTGCAATATTTAATATATTTTCTCATTATGAAATATTTATAATATTAAAATAAAATCAATTTTTTTTGTCACCAAATTTGTTAATTTAATAAAATAATATCATTTTATTAAATCAATAAATTTATAATTCTATCAATCATCATCGCTACACTCCTCATAATCTGAACCTAATACTGATTTTATACACCTGTTGATTTCGTCATCGTCAGAATCTACATGTATTTTTTTTGATTTTATGCACTTATTGATTTCTTCATCATCGGTATACACTTCAGAACTTGCATGTTTTTTTTTTGATTTTATGCACTTATTGATTTCTTCATAGTCAGATTCAACCTCTGAAATGTCGTCAGGTTCAGAGGATAACGCATGATCAGATTCAGAAAATGAATCATCAACAGGTACAGATGAATCATCATCCTCAGATTCAGATGATGATGAACTATCAGGTGAAACATCATCGGAATCACTTTCAAATGATTCATCTTCTGAATACGCTGCTATTTTTTTTGATTTGGATTTATAGTCTGATTTATAGTAATCCTCATCATTACTATCACTTTCACAATCACTATCATCCGATTCCGATACTATTTTTTTGCTATTGTTTTTGGTTGCCTTTTTACCGGATTTATTTATTATTTTATTTTGTGTATTCCATTCATCATTTGCTATTTTCATGGCATCGGTATATTTAATATCGGGAATTGATTCCATTATCTTCTTAACCTGACATGATATAAATTTATTATGTGATATTTCTTTATCTGAATGCTTATTTTTTTCTTTATTTGAGCCAACATCTATTTCGAAATTAAAAACATCAAGAAATACTGGTCTAATATCTATTTTTGTATCGCCTGTGTAATTTTTCGTATTAACAGAATAAATAGGATTTTTTTCCTCATCAACTGACAAATAAATAATTAAATTTGCTTCAAACAAACTCTCAAATATTTTTGCTGATAGTTCAGTATTTACCAATAGCTTCTCGGAAAAATCATTCGAACTTGTTTTATTATTGTCATTTAAATATATTAATGCCATTGCTTGTAATAAATTACAAGTTATATCAACTTTTTTTTGTCCTAATCGTGCCATAAATTGTGCTGATCCCATTGTAGGTTGCCAATTTATCGTATATTCCCCATTATGTAAATTTGTGAATCCTTTAGAAATAACATCCAAGTAAAATTTCATTTCAATTGGATACAATGGTTCCATATCACTAATATTATAGATTTTCCATGCTTTTTTTGTTAAAATAATTGGATTTAATATTTTTGTTGAAACATTAGTAAGTTTTATATATTCATCCGAACTTATTTTGATTTCAGCTGCTTGGATTACCTCATTTACATTCTTCGTATTAATAATATCTGCAATAGCATCGATTAATTTCTGTGATTCTTCTTTTCCTATTTTTGGAGAAATTCTGCGAACTATTTCAATTTCTAATTCAAGGTTATCATAGTTTAGATCAAGTATTCTCGATTGCATAAATTTACTATGACATATTAACAACTTATTTTTTTCGGAATATGTTGATAAAATAGTCGCAATTTTGTATATTTTTCTAATAATTTGTTTTTCACCATCAATCGCATTAACGGTTTCATATTCTGATTCATTAATAACATTTTGTTTTGATAAATTTTTTAATAATTGATGCATATGGATACACATGATGTTGACTATGGGCGTTTTATTCATAATATTACAAATAATGTTTGATAATTTTTGCCCATCAATATTTGTAAAATTTTTCATTGTTATAAAAGCGCGTATTGAATCAATATAATCAATTAATTGATCAATATTTTTTTTATTAACTCCCCTTAGATCATCCGACACAATTGTTAAAATATTTTTATTATCTGGTTTCTCAATAATAGTATTATAAAATATACAAATTTGTATGATAGACATAATGTCGTACGAGATTTTTCCGGTTTGTATATTACGATCGACCAAATGTCTCTGGTAATTTTTAATAAGATTATACATTTTATTTGAAAAAATTTTATAAGATTTCCAAATTTGGAAATACATCGCTAAATTAATATCATTAAGTTCATCATTGTCATCAAAAATACATTCGTTGATTGTGGATATCTTTTTTTCAACAGTCCCAATAATTAATTCAATTATGATGTTCGGATCAATCATTTGTGCCAAAGAAAAAAAATTTCGCAATTGATAATATCCATCATTTATAACATCGTCTGTAACAATTTTGTCGAAAACATCCATTAATTTTTTAATAGGTTCATCCTCTAATGAATATATTACTGATAGTCTTTGATTGTTTTTTGATAAATCAAAAAAAATTCTATTTGATATTTTTTGGTTAATTATCGGATTTTTTAAAAGTTCCATTCGTAGCGTAGTATTAATAACAATTTTACACTTTTTTATAAATTAATAATATTTTTTCAATTTTTTATAAAAATATTATTACTTGTCTATTTTTTTGATGATAAATAAAGAACAATAACACACACAATTGCTAATATTCCAGCTCTTAACAATATTCCTTTGGTGGTCGTTATTGGTGACAAATATTTGTCCATTATTTTAGATGTTTTTGGATGTACGAACAATACAAATAAAATAAATATCAAGATTGGTAAAAATGTTAATCCAGATGTCTTATTTACCGCCTTCTCACTTGATGCATTTTTAATTGCATGTTTTGTGTCTACGCTTAAATTATTTTGTGTATTTGTTTTTGTATTATTTTGTGTATTTGTTTTTGTTGCAGTTTGTAATTGTTGTTGTTGTTGTAACGGTTGCTGTGTATTTTGTTGTACTTGTTGTTGTGCAGTTTGTTGTTGTGCAGTTTGTTGTAATACTTGTTGTGTTGGTTGTTGCGTAATCTCTTGGCCTAAATTATGATTTTGAATCATCTGTTTGATATTTTTATTAATTTGATGATTTTCATTTGGTTGTTGGACATTCATATCTGGTTTTTGATTAAATTCAGGTTTCATGTCAGTTAATTCTATTTCGCTGTCGGTATTAATTTGTCCGATCTGCTCATTATTTTTTTGTTGTTGTTGCTGATATAACTGATTTTGTTGTGCTTGTTGATTTAATTGTTGTGCATATAATTGTTGTAGTAATTGCTGATTCATTTGTGGATTTATCATTTGTTGATTGTTTGTCTGATTTAACTGTGAATTTAGTTGTGGAATTAACTGTGGATTTAATTGTTGATTCATTATCATTGAATTATTTGATGGATTCATTTGTGATGGTTTATTAATTGGAGTTCCTGGAAAATTTTGCATTTGTTGCTGCAATAAATGGTTACCTGCTGCTATTTCGTTTAATATATTATTTGGTTGTTTTTCCATTTGAGTGTGATAGTTATTGTTCATGACTATATTATAACAATTTTAAACATATTATATGTTGTTCTAAAAACGAAACAAACAAAATGATTTTACGCTATTTTATTTATATTGTCATTATCTTGTTATCAATATCTGTACAGCATATAATTTATTTTGCAATATAAATTGTCTAAATGAACCGTTTTTTTATTCCATTAAACTTTTCGGATTGATACATTCGTCTGTATGATAATGGCTAAATTCTTTTTGACATGCAATCGAACAATATTTTGCACGATAACATTTATCACAAACAATAGGTTTTTTCATTTCTGACGAACAATAAATGCATTTGTTTTTGTTGTTTTGCCATTTCATCATGCGATGCTCTACAATAATATAACGACTCCATAAAGGTGTAATTTTTTTTTCTGTTTCTTTTCCATCTTCGTCCACTTGGTATGCGGGTACTTGATGAATTTCTTCATTTTTTAATTGTCTATCATAAAGTCTACCATATGACAATACATTCAATCTTTTAGCTTCACGGACACTAATGTTTGCATAAACATTTTCTTCCATCTCATGAACCAGTAAAACATCGCCATGTAATCTATACAAACCATTTATTCTAGTTGCAATCTTGTTGATATACTTAGATTTATCATGTTGTAAGTAAAAAACCAAATTATATCCAAAGTGATTAACAGATAATTTTTCAATTGTCTCTTTTTCATTTAATCCATACACTTTTGATATTAGATAGCTAGGATTTTGATAATAATATTTGGTAATTTTATCATCACCAATTAAGATAGCCGAAAAATAAAATCTTCTTCTGATAATTTTTATTAAATCTTCTTTGGTTATTGAATCGATAACAGTAAACCGCGGCGCTGACAAATCGTATTTATTCGCAAAAACTATACATGTATTTTCAATAACGTTATGTTTAAGACTAAGTAAACAAGCCAAATGATTCATATTTTCTGGTTGAGAGTCGGCATATTCCTTCCATAACGGTTGACAATACATAAATTCAATATATTTTTTGGGAAATGAGTAGGATCCTTCTGTATGATAAAAAAATTCATCATCAACTTTTCTACCTGGAAAACATTGTGTCAAATTATTACAACAATCATAAAGTAGATCATCAGAATTTATTTCGATAAATTTAACATAAGGTTCCATAACTGACCAGATATAACTATCGATTTTTTCTTTTATCTTTTTTCTGTCCAAATTCTCATGATCGACATAAAGTAAAGGGGCCACAAATTCTTCAATTCTATCAAAATTACATTTGTTTTTTTCCACAACAGCAATTGTTATCATTATTATATTTATGAGTAATATTGTTTATATTTTTTTTAAGCACAATAATTGCACATCATAAATATTTTTTGTTTAATAGTTAAATTTCGATAATATCTTTGTATTTCAATATAAGTTCATTATAATTTTCGTTTGTTCCGTTTGGCATTATTAAAAAAGGTGTATTTCTGGTTTGGGTATAAATATATTTTATTTTTGGTTTAGTAATTTGTAATGTTGGTGAAGGCATTATTGTGGATTTTTGTTCAGGTTTCTTTTTAATCTTTATTATTTTTTTATTAAATCTACCAAGTTTAGATTGATCGAGTTGTATGTCATGTATAACATAATAGTCATACATTATTACTGTAGATGAATCTTTTTTATTTTTCTTTTGATTTTGGGATCGATATTTTTTACATATAGCGCGGCAAGTTTTCCATTTTATGATACCGCGACTATGAATTCCTCCCCATTGACCTCTCATTGTCTCGAAATGTAAATAATATCTAAAAAGTTTAAACCGAGTAAAAGGTAGCAGTTCCCCTATTTTACCAATGTATATATATTTCATGTTCGGATGAGATTCTACAAATTCTATCAAATTCATCTGTTGCTCTGATGATAATTTAGTATTATGATGATAAATATAGATAATGTTATTATTATTATTATTTGGTATCATATTCGGAATTAGGTCATGTGATTCATATATCAATCTTTCGTGATTTGGCCATGCATTTTTGTACAATGGTAATAAATTATCAGTTGTTGACACAATAATTTGATAATTTTTTACCGCATCGGATAAATATTTTTGTATCATTTTTTCAAAAAATAATAAATAAACATTAGGTGTATGTGCACATATACAATATTTTGAGTCATAAATGGTATCGTAAGTTTGCTGTTCGTCATTCATTATAATTTATTACTGTATCTATATATACAATAATAAATTATATCGTGTTACTTTACGAATAAAAACAGTTATTTAAGGAATAAATATTTTAAGTATTTGATCTTGGCTGTATTTCACACGACATATTGGACATTTATCCAAAGCATAACAACAAACATCACAACAGGCCATATGACCACATGAGGTAAAAACAATTGATAATGGTCTATCCATACAAATTTTACACTCAGCTAATCCTCCTATTGTCGCATTATTATTATTATTATTATTATTATTATTATTATTATTATTATTATTACTAATTCTGTCTGCACCACAGTTGCGACATTTTATTCTGTTGCCAAAATTGTATTCATCCGATTTACAAACCAAACATAACCAATCACCAGGTTTGTAATTAGAAGATGCAGGCATGATGTTTTCCGATGATGAAATTGTCTTTTTTTGTAATGGAACAGTAACTTTTTGCGGTGGAACAGTATCTTTTTGTGCTGGAACACTACCTTTTTGTGACGAACATTTATGACAAACTGTTCTAGATGCAAAATTAAGTTCTCTACACATAAAACAATACCAATCACCAGGTTTATAATATGGATTATTTGCCTGTAATGAATTATTTGCCTGTAATGGATTATTTGCCTGTAATGGATTATTTGCCTGTAATGGATTATTTGTCTGTAATGGATTATTTGTCTTCTGTGTCAAACATTTACGACAAGCCGATCTAGATGCAAAATTAAGTTCATGACAATTCGGACAATTCCAATCTTCCTTTTTTGATGTAATAAACGAACTTGATTTAAAATCTGACATTTTATGAAATTACCAATATATTTATAAAGACCTTTTTTATAAGAAAATTATTCAATTTTTTTAACAAATCTCTTCATTTCTTAAGCAAATCTACTATCTTTTGATACTTTTTTTTTGTTTTTGGACATGTTACCTGGACAATGTCGAATTTAATACATTTATTTCTTTTACTATCATAATATGTTTTTTTTGTTTCATTTAATGCGTTCGGTCCATGATACTCATTTCGTGGTTTTATTATAATTGCTAAAAACATACCAACCACAAAAAATAATAGAAATAACATTAAGTATATAATATTATTATTCATTCACTATATATACCATAGTTCTAATATTTGAAAAATATGATTTTTGTTCTATAATCTGATTATCGAATTTTTATTTTCCTCATATTATAATATAAAGATCATGTCATTTAATAGTTCTGCCATTATAATTATAGTAGTTGTGGCGTTTGCATTTTATTTAATATATAGTCAAAATTCGGGGCCAAAATATTATCCGGGTATACAGACACAACCACAAATCTCACATTTTAAATCACAACAAACACCTGTACCATGTGAAAAATGTGAAATGTTTAAGCAAAAAATTGCACAACAAAATTCTCATACAAGTCCACAAATTAACAGTATACTTATTGAAAATGATTCGGATCCATATTCTGATCCAATCAAAAAACAAGATTTATATGGGATGTATGACCATCTAACATATCCGCAAATGAGGTTACCTAGAGAAATTCTTGATAAATACAATGAATATTACGAAAAAAATGGTTCTTATCCACCATTTAATCAGGCAACCCAACCATTGTTTGATAATCCAATTCTTAATGGAATATTAATTAAACAGGTTGATGATAATGAACCTTTTAGTGACAATATACCAAGTTCTGTCCCCTTATTCAGAGTTAAATCTGCAAAAAATACTAACCGATTCTTTTATTATATAGTCGATCAAAGATATATGAGTAAACTTGAATTAAAAATTCCTCTTGACCATATCAAAATAAACAATATCAGATATAATGCCGAATTTTATGGATTGCCTGAACTTTATGATGGTGATATAATTGAAAACATACCTATTTATCCAACAGCCAAATTCAAAGTAACATTATACAAAACTTATCATTTTCCCTAAATAATGGAATAATATACATTATATATGCGGCAACAAATACTTTTCGTTTTTAAATTTAGTTTCACAAAGCTAAATTTAAATATAAAAAAGTAGAATAAAAATTAAATTAAAATTATTTATTTTTTTCGATTTCATTTTTAATTTTATCCAGACCATCTTTGTTTAATAAAATAAAATAATAGACCAGATTGTAATTTTCGATAGAATAAACAAATGGATAAATATATGGTTGTTTAATGATACTAGATGCTATTGCTAAATTAATATCAACTTGTGTAACGTCTTTAATAACACCTCTCGATGTAGTAAGAATGGATTTTATATATGACAATTCGCTCCCCAATTTCAAAGCGTATATTAAAATTTCCTTTGATAAATAATTCTCTGATTCTAGTAAATCAGCTTGGGCCCATGCCCAACTCCAAATTTTATATTTATCATAATAAATTGCCAATAATTCAACCTCGGTTTCCAATATTATTTCTTCAGTTTTTTTGTCCGTAAAAGTAAAAACTGTTCGTTTCCAATTATTATCTGTTTTTTCACCACCATAATAGGTATTTTTTTTTAAATGTCTAACTATTGGCTGAACTGTATCATATTGTATAAGAGCATTACTAATAATATCTTGAACATTCATTCGTTAATATTATTTTAGATTTAATTATATGATTTTATAATGGAATTAAAAAAAATACAATAATGGCAAAGATTAACTAAATATTAATAGTTATTTTTAAATGTTTTTGTTGATACATCCTCATATGCAACATCATTATATTCCAATGGTTTATTATCTAACATTTCTCCTATTAAAAAATCAATACCATCTTCCTCTTCAGAACCAAATGCTATGAATAAATTTTCCTTTTTTTTTGAATCCATAATATTATTGATACTTACAATATTGGTTGTAGCAAAACCACGTGATTCTAATGTTTTTTCACTTATTCCAGAATCATCAATTTTAATAATTGGTGGAAATCCTCCGATAGGCTCAAACTGCATTATATGTATTTATAATTATAAATAAGATATTTATAATTATAGCGATGCGAACTAGATTTTAAATTATTTAAATGTAAAGTAAAAAAAATCTTCAAAAACATTTTTTATTTTTATCTTAATCAAAATCTATTGTTAATTTGTCAGTATCATCAGAACCAACAATAGTAATTTCCTTGATTTCCTTTTTTGGTTCTTTGTGTTTCTGTTCTTTTTTTGTCGGTCCGTTATTTTTGGAATATTTGTATTTCTCATAATGATTAATATTACAACATATGCCCTTATTGTCACAATTAAATTTCAAATATTCGCTAGAATCTAGCGGCGCAACGAAATTACTATATAATAATCGATGTAATGCTACTTTTTTATTTCTGAAATAAAAATTTACATAGGTTCCCTTATTAGAATTGTTCATATTTGTAATATAACCGTTCCATATACAACATATTTTTTTGTCGAATATACTAGTATCTATATATTTACATATCCTTTTCATATCATTAATATTTAGTTTCCATTGTGACGGAACATCTGGTAGTTGTTTTTTTATTAATTCTTTAAATATTTCATTGCTGTTTTTAGGAATCTTTTTCTTTAGTACATCGATCTTTTTTTTGTTGACGAAGTCATTTTTGACAAATTCATCTTTGACCTTGCTATCTGAATCTGAACTAGATTCAATACTTGAACTAGAATTTGTATCAGAATCACTATCAATAATATTTTCTATTTTTTTATTATTTTTTTTAACATTTTTTAATTCAATATCATCGTCCGACTCCACAAGATCATCTAGTTTTTTAGTTTTGGTAACGAACATTTTCTTATTGTTTTTACTCGACATACTAGTTATAATAAGTTGATATTATTTTCGCGAAATAATATATTTTTTTCTATTTATATCTTTTTTAAACACAAAACTAAATTTTGAACGAAATTTATATCAATATTAAAGGAAAATAAAATTTTCAAAATCACATCAATAATAAATGCTATCAACACGTAATACAATTTATTAATTAAATTAATCTAGAAAAATATTTAATTAAAAATATTTCAAAAATATTAACAAATATTGATAATGTACAATTTTATTCAGAACTCTACAATATATTACTCCTAAATGTTGGACGATCCATCAAATAATCTGGATAGTCATAAAGTATCCATTGTTAAAGAAATTATATTGTCTTGCATAAAAAAAAAGTTATAGTTTTTATAATAACACATGATGACAGAATGATATCAGACATAAATCCGATAACAATAGAATTATCAGATTTTAAATAAAATAATTATTTTATTTAAAATAATTATATGTTAAACTACATTCATTTAATGAATATTTGATAAATGTAGTTTTTAATATTTTAATTTTTAGGATACATTACTTCTATTTTGTCTGGAGAAATATTTTTTGAAATATAATGAAATCTTAAATTGATAATTTTTTTAAAATTGCGATAGGTACTAACATCAAATTGCTTTTTTTGTTTTTTATAATCGTATACTATTCCATTATTTGGATGGAACGCATAAATAATATTAAAATTTTCATCATTGACATAAATAATCGTTTCATTTATTTTTGACATTACAAAGAGTTCTATCAAACAATTAGTTAATGTTTGTACATCTACACTTAGTTTAATTGTGAATTCAACTATCCTTCCATTTTTGATATAAGGGAGGAGTGTTTTAATTACTTCAGTATTTTCAGGTAATAATAACCAATCAATAACTTGACTTTTGTAAATATTTGCTAAACTTGTCTGTGGTAAGGAATAATATCCCAAATTTCTAACAACAATATCGTTATATGGATGAAGTAACCAATAATAAGCATTTGCGAATGCTCTAAAAATACTATTATTGTTTTCAATAATATTTTGAACATACCAATTAGTTGTATCTCTCATCGGATTGTCTATGTTTAATTGTTCATAATTTTGCATCAAATCAAGTTTATTTCTTCTTTTGCCAATTTTTGGTATATTTTCTTTTCCAAAAATTTCACTTAGAATTTTGTTGAGATTTGTATTTGATGTCATAATAATTCGTTCTCCAGGTCTCTCCGTAAATACATTATAATTAACAATGTCTGATACAAAATATTCACCCTTTCTCAATATTTCATGTGCTTTTAACTCATTTTGAATAAATTCTTCTGCAACTTTATTTATATAATCAACCAATAACTCTTGTTTAATGCTTAGCATACACATATTTTTAGAATTTACCCAATTACAATGTTGTGACGCATTACATGAATCCTTTTTGTTATTATTGTAACATAACTCGCGATTATTTCTAAGAATAAATGAAGGATAATCATTTTTTTTAGATTCTGGTTGAATATAAATCCAATTCTTTTCTTCTGGCGGAAAATTAATATTTTCGATATCGGGAGCTTCATTCTTACTAAAATCAAACGGTGCATTTAATGGAGCGATCTGTTGGGTATAATCAAATTCTTCAACATCATCAGTATCTGTTTGTTCGCGAAGATTACTTCTTGGTCGTCTATCCCTAACATCAAAATTTTCTGGAATAATTTGTATTGTCTTTTCTCTCTGATTGACAATATTAACTGGTGTTTTAGCATCTGCTAAAATATTATAATCATTTATTTCGTCGTCGTGTATTACGGGATTTCCTTGATCAAGAATATATCGCCGATAATTTTCAAATCCTCCAGTCTGCTCAATAAACTTTTTATTTTTGAGAAGTTCAACAAATGTTCTTGCCAACTCTGAATTGGTCATCTGATAAAGTATTTTTTTGATATCAAGTTTCTTTTCACGTTTGGGGATTTTATTATTATTAATAAGGTTTTCTATTTTCTCCTTGTATCTTAGACCATTAGGTACGTGATTTAAATAATAGCTTAAATGGTACCTGAAAAGCTGATACAATTCTGTTTCATATTTATTTTTAGATACATAATAAACTCTATTATCAATAACAATATTTTTTCTTCCTTTCAAAATTTCTTTGTCAATTAGATCATCATCTGGTTTATTTTGTATCCGTAATCCTTCCTTCCTGATATATTCAGATGTCATCAGTTTTTCTGTAATTGGGACTGAATCATAGCTTTCGGTCATGATCGCCGAAATAATATAGCTTTTTTCCTTTTTTTCCTTATAATAAATACCAACCGGTCTAAGTTTTAATTTTTTTCCTGATTGCAAAAAAACATCATTTAAGTATTTAAATGTAGTATAGTAATCTTTGATATAATTATCTGTATTGCTAGTTATATTAATATGATAGATTGTTCCAGAAGGAATAGTTGGAATGATGTGTCCGCCATATGTCACTAAATATTTACATTTATATCTAGTATCAATAATTTGATTTTTTGGTTGATATTCTTTTTTTCCAATAGCCGTTAAGATTGCATATGTTTCTTTTGCGTTAAAATTTCCACTATGTCTATCTTTGACTAAAATGCTATATTCAGTCTGGCAATTTATTTTATAATATTTAAATATATGGTTAATAATATTTTTCGGTTCAGTTGCATATCTAAACGTTTTTGTAATAATTACATCTTTACTCTGCTCCTCTTCTTTCTTGACCATGATAATAGGATAATAATTTTTACTTTCCTTGATAATAAATACGGTTTCTCGATCTGGATTTTTAAGATCATCAACATTTTCCGGATTCTGACATACTACATAATAACTTTCCTTTATTTTTTCTTTTTCTAAAGTTTTACGTATTATTCTTATTTTTTTCTGAAAAATAATAATATTTATTCCGTGTTTTCTAATGACACCAGGCAAATTTATTAAATCGTTTAATAGTGGATATTCTAAATAATCATTATTTTTGATGTAGGAAATGTAAGTATTAATACTTCCAAATTGTGCCCGAATATCCCCATTATTTAAGCTTGTAAATATGGTCAAATTTTTATCAGCTTCTAACGTTTTAATTAATCTGTCCTTAAATTCATTAATTGACATATCGAGGACAGAACAAAGTGCATTTAAATATTTATATTCATCCTGTTTTGCACCATATTTAAAATAATAGCCGGTTTCGGTACTCAACAAATAATGATTTTTGATTTCCCTGTCATTTCCTAACATAAAATTCATAAAAATATCTAAATATTTTGGCAAAAATGCAAAACGCCCTTCCTGAATTTTATTACTATCTTGTAAAATATAAAGTTGATCTCCCGATATTTTGTTTGTGTCTTCTTCCTCCTCTTCTTGTACTATACCAATGCTTTTAAGATAAAAATTCCTTTTTTCTTTGTTTTTGGAATAAAGATGATCTTTAATAAAACAACAAGGCATAGCTTCACCATACGGATTTTTGGATTTATTTAAAAATCCAATATACATATGTTTACCGTTTTCCTCGGGTCCACACGCATAATATACAAAATTTTCACCAGTATCATCTAAAGGTAATTTAATCGCTCGCAACGTTATTTCTTTTTTCTTTTTATTAGAATCAATTTTTCCATTCGAATCAACCATAACTTTTCTTTCATAATGACCAAATTTGAATCCATCCATTGTTTCTTTCCAGACATATCCTAGATTTTTTAGTTCTTCAGATGTTAAATATTGTTGTGGTCTCCTTTTCTTGTCTTCACCAGAATTTTGACAATTACGTGTCCATTGATTCTGATCCTCTTCAGCTTTGTAACTAAGACGTTTCTTATCAATAGATGTCATTTGTTTAACAGTTTTAACAGTCGAATCATGATTTACTATTTCATCCACTTTATTTCTTCGACGGGCAATTTTTGTCAACCGCTTCAATCTATCCTTCATTTTTTGTTTATCAGGACGTTTGTATAAATAAGTTTCGGTGTATAAATAAATTAATACATTCATAAAAGTAATAATTCGGTTAAGTTGATCTTTATCTCTGGCACCAGCAATTCTCATTTTATATTTATTTCTACTTTTGCCTTGAATATCGACACCTATACCTGGAGGTTTATATTTTGGAATATTTTCTAATTTTTTTAATACCCTTCTGGATTTTTTAATATTTGGATATTTTTCTCTTACACTTTCAATTTCTTCAAATGCTTGTTCTTCCGTGATATTGAATTCTTTACTAATTTCATTTGCTAATGATTGGTCATCATACTCATAATTTCTCATAAAAAATATAATTCTATGCTCAATTTTTGTTTTATTTTCATACTTACTGACACGTTTGTATCTCAGATATGTACCAAACTTGCTTTTCTCATTGTGATCACTTTTTTTAAGCTTCGATTGTCTTTTTCGCGGTTCGATTACAAGTGCTACATAAGGAAAAAAATATCTGGAAAATTCTGACAAATCATTGTGATTAATTGAAAAATTATTGGGAAGTTCAAATTTTTGGATTGTATTTATAAAAGCAAATTTGAATTCATCATCCGTTGGCATGTTTAACTTTATGTGAAATTTTTCATTCTCTTTATTAATTTTTTCGACAAGTTTACGTATATACTGATATGTTCGGCTTATATCATCTACAGTTGACATATCTTCTTCCTTCCACTGAATTTTGTAATCAATTCTACCATTATCACTTAAATTAATTGCCATGTATTTATAATCAGACTTCTCATTTACTTTTACTTTAAAACTAATACCATATGGAGAATTTTCAAACCATTTCATAATTATTTCTTTTCTTTCATTTTCGATTAAATATTTTTCACTATATCTGTATCTAGGTGTTCCGTCGGTCGGTTGGTATTGTATGAATGGATATTCTGAATCTAGCATGAAATTATCAAATATTCTAAACAAATCGATTTTTTTGTATCGTTCCAATAAATAGGCACGAATAACAGATTGTGTAACAAAGTTTTCTTGAAATATTTTGGTATATTCCTTTGAATTCTTTTTTTTTACAAGTTCGATATCTCTCATTACCTCATTCTCCATTATTAAATCGTTGTTAATTGTATCAAATATTGTTTTTAGTTTATTTTTTTCAATCACTTTTTTGTTTTCATTTATATTTTGGTTCAGATAATCTATAATATTTTTAATATCATCCGGTCTTATTTTTGGAAAATAAATTCTCATATAAACATCTATTAAGTTCTTAAGTTCCTCAAAATTAGGGTCATAATCAACTCCTAGCTCATTATAAATATCTATCATAAATAGTTCATTGTACGTGAAAAAACCTTCATAATCAAACAAAATATTGTTATCATCTTCTTCTCTTTTAATTTTTCCCTGTCTTTTTATACTATCTCTCAATGTTTTAAGATTTCCCCTGAGATCCTCATAAACGCCAAGATGTGAATTTGGTTCAATATCCAATTTTAGAATATCATTTTTGACAATCCATTTTTGTCCTATCATAATCTTTTCTATTTTGCCTTGATATTGATATTCAGACCATAAATATTGATAAGATGGAATAATATATGTATTTTCTCCAAATTTGTTATTGTTTTTGAATCCACAACAAATTTTATTATGTATCGTTTTGATAGTATCATCTTTAAATATGTATTGATGTGTTATGTAATTTTTGTTTACAACATCCTTCAGATTTTCGTCGAACATACTATTATCTCGGCTATTATCAAATTCTGCTATTTTCTTATTAATCTTTTCATAGACATCATTACTTATTGCCTCTTTTATTTCACGAGTGGTTAACTTTATGTTTTTGTCCGTTTCGTCCAAATCACTAAATAAAATGTCAACATTTTCGAGATCTTTTTCAACTTCTGCATCAAAAATTGAAGCTTCCTGTTCTTTTTCAATATTTTCAAAATCGAATTCTGGATTTGCTGCATCGTCGAATGCAATTTCAGATTCGTCATTTTGACCTCCTGATTGATCTGATTCCATATATTCCTCAATTTCTTCCACTTCATCTGAATCTGTGTCTGAATCAAATTCTGTATCAGTGTTATTTTCGTACACTTCATCATCACTGTTTTCAGGTGATTCTTCATCTGCACACCAATTAGTATTATCTACTTCAACAATATGAAATGGTTTATCTTGTGACCCTCTAATATTGTAAGGAGCTTGCACACGAGATGTATCAACATCAAATTCTGCATTATCAATAACCGCTTTTTTTCCAAGTGTTGTATAATCAACTATATCCTCAGCTTCATGCTGTTGTTTTTGTATAATTTTTTTTATCATCTTTCTTTCACGTTCTTCCTTAATTACATATTCGTAATTATATGATATGGTTTCTATTCTTTTTTTATAGTCAATAAGGTGTTCTTTTATCCATTTATTATCATAAAATGTTTTTAGTTCTTTCATTTTGGGCGGATTTTTAATTATATTTTCTCTAGTATTGCTAATATGATAACTATTGAAAAACTTTTCATACCAAAATTCTCCATAATTCTTTTCGATAATTTCTCTATCTCGAATTTCCAATGATGTTAGGGCTGTAAACAAATCCATATCTTTTATTTTTTTTAATATTCTCATACAATTATCATCAATAATATCTCCCAAAAAAATATATATATGGTATTGAATTCTTTCATTATTATTTTTGTATTTATGAATTATTTTTATTGGATCATTCATATTGGTCTATATTCTTATGATAGAAAAATAATATCATAACAATACGAAAATATTCATGCAAACCCAAATTATATTTTATTATGTTAATAAAATGAATAAAACAATAACGAAAAATGAATTAATAAATGCACACTTGCCATATTTTTCTGAATTAATACAAAAAGAGATCTCGCCACACACACTCCCGAAAATAGATATTGCAGTTATTGGAGATCAAAATATTGGCAAATCTTCTTTAATTAAATTTTGGTTGTCGCTTGGCCATAATACTATCACTGATTCTAATATTTACTCCAAAATTTTTTGGTTCGATAACAACGAACCATTACAGATAAATATATACAAAATTTCTAACAATAATTATGATAATAACGATTTAGAAAATAAAAAATACTGTGCAATTGTTTATGTTTATAGTAATTCATTGTTTGATTCCGTATCTGAATGGTTATATAAGACCAAAAAATATGTAAATAATGATACCTATCAATGTATAATACTATTAACATCGTCTGAATCCGATGAGGATTTTTATGACCATTTGGCACCTAAATTTTTTGACCACAATGAAATCGAACATTTTGTTATATCTCCAAAATCTAATACAAAAATTTTGCATGTACTAAACAAAATTACCGTTGAAGCCTGTAAAGTAGGAAAAAAATTACGTTCAACTAATAATTATGGAAACGGTATCAATATAACAAAAATAAGTGATAAAAGTTTTATTGAAAAAGATAGTAATACATTATTTTACGAAAAGGATTGTAATCAAAAAATATTTTCAAACCAACATTTTTATTTATTATCAAAATATTCCCCTGTTATTTTCGAAAAAAATGAATCTCTTGAGGATAAATTTGTATTTATCGAAAATAACAATAAGAAAAAATCAAGAGATGATTGTGTACTGCTCTAATTTTTTAGTAAATTTTCATTTATAATTATGTACTGCTCTAAATTTTTAATAAATTTTCATTTATAATTATGTACTGCTCTAATTTTTTAATAAATTTTCATTTATAATTATGTACTGCTCTAATTTTTTAGTAAATTTTCATTTATAATTATACCGCAATATTCATGTGGATCAATTTGATAGTTTACATTTTCATATATTCCAAGCTGAACTGCTATTTTAATAAAAAATATAAAAATTTTTTTAAAAAGCTCGGTATGATCAATTTCGGGACATGCTACATGAGCGAGTTCGTGTAAAACCACATACATAATCAAATTTAAATCGTGAAGTTCTTTGCTTCTCTTTGATCTCAAACATAGTACAATTTCGTCCCCTTTATTAACGGTATAACTTGTATATTTTCCGTCGGGAGAATTTTCCATTAAAATCAAATTATTGATTTTTAAACAAAATTGTTTAATGTACGGTTTATATTCTGGATAGTTATCCATATTTTTTTCTAAATAATTTTTTAGCATATATATTCTTTTATGTACCAAACTTAAAATATCTGTTGCTTCTTTCTTATCTTCTAAATTTTGAACTAAATATTCTATATTATTTAGGTCTGATTTCATATATACGGCATTTGATTTGTTGGATTTATTAAAATAATAAATCAAAATTGCAAATAGTATAATTATCAATATTAATATTATTACAAAATTTTCCATCTGTTTATATTTTACTATACCAAGAAATTATTTTAAGCAGTGATGAATTAAATATTGAATTAATTATAATAATAATTCGGTATATATTGTTTGAATTGATAAAGCTGGCATATTTTGCACATAAATTATATTTATAGAAATTTTCTCTTGATTAAGTATAATAATGGGAAACAATAACTCATCATCACAAGAAAAAAAACAACAAACAGTTGATGTTAGTAAACAAAATGATATTAGTGATAATATTTACACCACTGCTGACAAATTATACAACAAAATATATGACGATAATAATAAAATCGATACATATTCGGATCCATCACGAGGAATCAATATGCCCTATATCACTGACGAGAATGCATATATATCCAGAAACCATGGTGATCTCTTAATAAATTCTGAAAATCCTCAATATATAGAATTTATTATCTATAACAAAAAAAATTTATGTAATATTAATGACCTGAACGAGAAAAAAGAAAAATATGCAGTACATAATTCGGCTCCGGATCACGATTGCAAAGGTAATTGTAGTTGTATCCTACAATCATATGAAATTATAGGCAAACATAATAAAAATAGTAATAAATATAATCAATATTCAGATTTATCAGTGAGCCCCACCAGCGATGAATTGTATACTCCTACTCAGAAAAAAAATTATCAAACATTTAATGCTACTACTAGCACTGATATGTATACGCCTAAAATTTCAAATTTAAGTGCTACAAGTACCTACGATGTCAATAATAATAATAGCAAAGTATACAAATCAATGTTTGGAGGTGCCAACAAAAATAATGACGATACCTCTCCTGAAGATATTACTGATTCCGATGAGGATAATGAGGAATTCAGTGACACCTCAGAGATGAGTGATACCACTACAAGTCCTGCTTTTGGCGATAAAATAAAAAAAAAACTTAGCAATAATTCAAATGAAAATGACGAAGATTTAGTGGATGAAAATGATACCGATGATGAAGATTTAGAAGGATTGGATGATGAAGATGTTACGGAAAATGGATACATATTAGAAAATAGTGAAATTGATACAGATGACCTGTATGAAATGAACACAAGAATTTTTTCATCAGAAACTGATTCTGATAATCAATACAACGATGATGATGACGATGATGATGATATAACAGAAAATGTTAGAGCTGCTCTTAATAGTCGAAAAAATAATATTCGAAATAAAAATATGTTTAATAGTGAAGACAATAAAATATTGCAAATGAATTCTGAAACTGATCAGTATATGAAAAGACCCGTAACTAAAAACATTAAATATGCATAATTGTTATATTTTCATATTCCGGAGCATGACATAATTTTAATAATTTTTGTTATAAAAAAAATTATATTGTGCTATTTTATTGGCATTAGATTTTATATTCTCTTATTACTATATAATAATGGGATTTGCCTTCTCAAAAAATATTAATAAACAGGAACAAGATATAGTGTCAGGCGATATTCAGTATTGTGGTACAACATCAGTTAATAATACTTTAAATTTGAACGGCGCAGTTCTGACAACTCCTCCGAACTGCCCAGGAGGTGGCACGATTGATATCAGTCAGGCATCCGCTGTGGATTCTACCTGCATGCTTAGTGCTCTACAAAATAGCACAGCTGAGCAAGTGAACGAACTACTTGCTCCTTCAATAGCGGGTCTTGGTTTTAGTAGTTCGATAAATCGAAACATAGCTGATATTGCTGTCAAGTCGTATACCCAACAAAAATGCGCTGATGTCAGTGCATCAGATACAATCAATGCTAATGGTGCAATTTTTGATACATGTGATTTAGTAATAACACAAAATTCTAATGCAAATACTACATGTCAAATTAATGCATCGCAAGACCTTCTTTCAACTGTACTAACAAAAGAATATGCATCTTCAGAGGGTGCCAGTTTATTAGGAGGTATTCTTCTTCTTCTTGGTGCACTTGTATTCATCATAGTAGTAGCAATAATTGCATTGATTGTTTATAAAAAAATGAAAAATAAAGGAGGCGAATCTTACGGGGAAGTTGTTGAGTCGAGCGGAGGAATGTTTGGTGGACTTTCTAATATATTTAATGATCCTAATTCGTTTAATAATAATCTTAAAAAAAATAAATGCTTAATGGTTCTGATTATAATTATATTACTCTTAATAGTTGTTTTAATAGTTGCTCTTTCTAAGAGCAACAATAAACAAATTACAGACCAAGACTTTAATACTCTCGGCCAAAAAATTTCAGATGCCCAGAGAATCGCAGGACTAACGTCTGAAAAATTCCGTAATCAAGCACAATATATTCCATCAAATATCCGGTCAAATATTACATCGGATAATCAATCAAATTATTCTATGTCTGATGGTTATAATTCCGTGAATTCTCCAATTTCTTCACAAAGACATTTAAATAGTCCAAATTATAACTCTTTCGAAGAAGATAATACATTGGATGATTTTTATAAACCCTTATTATCATAAATTTTTAATAACTTATTCGACAATAATAAATTATTAAAAATCAGGTTCCCATTCACCTGAATTTGTTGCTTCGGGTATTTTGTTCATCCATTTGTCCATATTTTGAGGTTCCTTTTTGATATCGTTTTTTTTGACAATTGACCTATTTGAAACATTTGGCACTTTTTGTGTAGATATAGGCTTGTCAATTGACGAATAATCCATCCATTTATCCATATTTTGGCACTCTAATCTTTTGGTTTTTCCAATAAATTGTACATTTTCAAATTGTTTATTGAGGTTATTATTTTGTTCTGGTTTTTTTAGAGATATATATGGTTCTTTTGGTGATTTCGAACCATATTTTTTGTTACTACTATTCATCCATTTTTCCATACTTTGTCTTCCCTTACGCTTATTTTCTTCTTCAATAATGTACTCGTCAAATAATTTTTTCACTTGTCTTTTTGTCATTAATAATTCAAGAATTTGTGAAGCTGGATTAATTATTTGATGTTCCAAATAATATAAATAATCGATTTTTAGACCATTTTGCACAACATGTTCAGGATGTTCAATAAGGTCGCCTTGTAAAATATCTTTTTTCTTCTTTTTTCCCATGTCTTTGACAATGTAAACGAAAGGAATACGATCATTGATTTGTGGTTTGTTTCCAGGATCTCTAACTGCCATTCTGTCCGCTAATACTTTATGCGCAATTGTGGACGGTTTTTTATAGCGAGCCTTAAGAGTTTTACTTATAATAAATTTATCGATCGGATATTTACCATCCATTAATTTTCTAAGTGTTTCTCTTGTATATTCTAATGCTTTTTCTATATCCCTATTTTTTAATAAATGGTTAATAATGCCACCTACAACAATTTTAACTATGGGTGCATTATCTCTTCTTTTAAGAACTATTCCCATTGATGTTAAAATATATTTATTCGCATTATCTGTATATTTAAGTCCAACATATTTTTTCTTTGCAGCTAAAATAAAAGGATGAAATGTTTTTTCATAAACAATACTTTGAGGTTTCGGTACATTATCATTAATTAGTTTGGCTGCTTTAATGCAAAGCTGAATTGTATCAAGCAAAGCTTGAGTATCCGTTCGTTCATTACCGTTAGCATCTTTAAGATGAAAGTTAACAAAGATTGAATCAGTGTTTTTAACGATTAATTCACCAACACCTGCATGGAAAGTTCCATCAGCCGTTTCTAAATCATAAACAAATTCATCATCACATGTAGTTCTTAAATATTCTATGGATTCAATTGCATATGGACTAGATACTTCATTAATATTGTTCTCAATTAAATATCCATTTTCTAATGATCTAATTTGTACATTATATCCAACATTTTTAAATAAGCAATAGTACAATTGAGCAATACATTTGTCAGTAATAACCTTATCCTTTAATAATCTTTGTAAAAAATGTTGCTGGTATTTAATTTTCGAATTAAGTAATCTGTCCTGACAACATTTTTGATATTTATCATTATTTTCTGGTAAATAGGAATACAAACCATTAAATGTTGAAACATTCCCATGTAATAATTCCATTCCGATATAGCAATCTAATGGTTTTATTTGTTGTTTGTACTGGTTTAACAATGAATGGTCTTCTGTAACATCAATTGAACCAGATTTGGTTGTAATTCTAAAAATTTTTTTTGTAGTTTTATGGCGGATAACACGCCTGATTGCACTCCAACCATTTGCTGTCATAATTTGATAGTTGACAGTGGATTGTTGTTTGAATCTTCTGTTAGAATCTTCTGGTTTAAATTGTTCATATGACATCCATATTTTACCAAGATCTGCTATAGTTTTGATTTCCAACAGACCATCCGGATTCTTAAGGACCAACGGAGTATCACCAGTTACAGAATCACCGTACACTACTTCTGAACCTTGAAAATTTTCTTCAACAATTTTTTTAGCATAATGGAGTCTTTCACGTCCTATTGCTGTCGTAGATGCTGCAATGGCTAAAAAATAAATTGGTGATGTTGGTGCACCAGTTTGGCCATATAATGAATTTGCTGTCACTTTATATGCTAATTGTAGTGAATTCAAAATAGCTTTTTTAAATGGATCTTTTTCTCGTTCTAATCTCATATTGGTATCTTTTCTTTTATTTAAAAGATCTGTTAAAATTTCTGGTAGGATACCATATCTGACGGTTTTTCCATTTACTACATTATATTTTCTGGATTTCTCAAAAGCTATTTTTTTATTGGCATTTTCTTTTTCGGCACTTATTAGTATTTCAATCTCTTTTTCAGATGGTTCTATTTTTGATTCAATAGTTTTTATTGCTAATTCTGCTTTTTCGTTTGCTTTTGTAATATTTTTTTGCTTATCTTCTATCGACAAATTATTGTTTTGTGAAATTTCTTTTAATTTTTTTTCCAATCTATCTTTTTCCTTTTTTATTAGGTTATCAATTTCTACTAAATGTTCAATCATAGTTGATGATTTTTCATTTTTATCCTTGATTAATTTTACTTTTGCTTTTTCAGACAAATTTCGATTATCATTTATTTTACTTATTTTTTCCTCAAGTTTTACTTTTTCAGTTGATATTAGTGTTTTCCTTTCCATTTCCGTAAATGATTCAATATTTTTAATTCTATTGATATTTTCTTCCATTGAAATATTAATTTTGTCTGTCACATTTTTCAGTTCGGCATTAATTTGTTCATCCGAAATTAATTCTTGTGCAAACCGATGGTGCTCTTTTTGAGGAGTTCCATCAATGTTTCTCATAATTTTGCCCTGTTTGTCTTTCATAATAATATGAACATCATGATATATGTATCCTGGTAAATTATCATATTTTGCATCATTGACGTAACATTCCTGTGATAAATTTCTTTCACGCATTGAATTAGGATATAATGATGAATAGTCAAGGACACCAATTGGTGAAAGATATACTCCAGGTATAGGCGTAATAACAGTTGCTCCTTCATACGATTCATCATCATCGCCATTGGCATCTATTTTTTTTCTTCTTAGTACCGGAACAAGAAAGTTTTTTTCACGACATTTTTTAGAAACTAAACTAAATATTTTAACACCCTGACCTCTAAGAAACAAATATGATAGTGGTACATGACATACTTTTGCCATACCTACACTATTTACTATAATTTCTAGTTTGGCTAACAATAAATTTACAAGTTTACAATCCTTCAAGCAATACTTGGCAATTTGTCTGATACGTTTCGATTCTCCTTCTTTAAAATATTTGTTAATAAGGGTATGGTGCATATCATCTTTTGCAAATGTCCAAAATATTTTGAGAAGAGGATTGACTATTGCTTCTCTCAGATCAACAATATCTTTTTTACTTATTTCTGTTTTAATACATTGATAGGTGAATGTATCTTGTTTGTTCTCTTTTTCATTAAATTTATTTTCGGTAATAGTTTCAATATCAAAAACTTTATATTTGGCGCCTTCACTCAATGGTGATGATGAATAACCATCATCAATCATTATTTGAATATATGAATCTTTTTCTAAAGCTTTTGTACTTTTAGTAAAAATATTCAATTTATATATATCATCACTTTCTTTCCCTTCGGAAAATTTTTCTGCCGTTTCTGTAATAAAATTCGCCGAAACATTATCTAATTTATAACCAATTAATCTATGTTCTCGTTGAATGACTTTCATCATATCAATAGATATAATTCCTGGAATTTGAATGAATTTAAGTTCATTATCACCAAGAGCGGATGAACTGAGATTTTTGATTTCGAAATATGTTGGAGATTTTCTAAGTCCTTCAACATCCATTAAATATTCATTATTTAGTTTTCCAGTTATTTTTAGAATTTCATCCATAAATCTTGTTTCTAAATCTTCCACATTAATTCCTTGTTTATCTGCTTCTTCTTGATCGATTCTTGCGATTCTGTCATAAATGTATTTGTCATCAAAACCAAAATTATTGTATCCGGCTCGAAAATCAGGCCTGATTTCTTGCATTTTTTTAGCAAAGCCTCTAAGTAAACCTTTTTCTGTTTTATAACATTCAACATTTGCTCCCTTAATATTCGCACATTCTTTTAGAGTCAAAATATGCTGTTCATAGCAAATCATTGAACCATATCGATACATTGTTATTCCAATTTGTATAATTTTGTCGGTTTTTCTATCGGCTTGAGGAAAATTATGGTCACATGAAATGCACTCAATATCATAACCCATAATTTTAAATGGCGCCATACGATCATCATTGCTTGATGATTGTACATCTCGCCAGTTAACAACATAAGAATGATCACAATAAGAATATTTTTTATTTTCTTTAAGTTTCGATTTATTAATTGAAATCCATCCACACGATGATAAATCATTGATATGCATAAATCGAATATGAGGTTCAATATTAGATTCATATCTTTGATACAGCATCGGTTCTTTTGTTAACGTCGGAGTTTTTAATGGTCTCGCTAAAATATTCGAAAATTCTCTCATTGCTGTATGACTTTTAAACACAAGTAAAATAAATTTAAACATTTTTTTATTGGTAAAATTATAAAATTTTTGTTTTTCTGTCAATTTATGGTAGAGCAAAGAATGACTTAAATCATAATCATAGTTAGGATTATTACTGCAACACCAACTGACCTTATTTTTAAGTATTTTAACAAATTCATCAGCATGTTCTTTTTTCCAATTTAAAGGAATTTCTACATAAAAAAAAGGAGTAAATCCGGAAACTTTAATACAAACATCTTTATCATCCTCTGTCCTTCCAAATAATTGAATAACATATTCTTCCTCATCGTCTCCTGTTATTTCATGATAAATATTCCAATCACATACCTGAAATTCAAAATTGTTTGTTTGTGGATCATTTTCTTTAGCCATTACAAATATTTATATATTGTTTTTTCCAAATATTTTTATATTTGGAAAAATATAATCAATTTTTTGATAATGATATATTTTTTTGATATATATTTTTAGCCTGTTTTTTAGTACATTTTAACGATTTTTTTTTGATTTAATTATAAATTATACGGTTTTTTTTTGATTTAATTATATTAAGGATGCGAGTTTCCTAATATTTTTTGCCGGATATAATTATTCGATTTTTTATTTCTAGTAAATTTTTGCCAGAAATAAAAAATTCAGCCACAGCAAACGAATTTTAACAAAATTGGTATTCAATTGGTATACAATCAGACCATACAAAACCATTTTTGACATGTTTTCTGTGTATCTTATCTATGCCAATATTATTGCGCATTTTACCAAACGTTTCCACATACAATACAATTTTATAAAAACCATTTATCATTGCCATTTGTTTTGCATATAAACTATATTTTATGCCTCTATTTATCAAATATTCTACCATTGGGAAGTTACCATTTTCTATTGATATATCTATTACGGATTCTAAATTTGTATTTATTTTAAGATCTTCATTAAAAAATTTAATTTTTCCAACATCGGATACATTTAATAATATCTCAGACAAACATTTACTATTATTAAATGGTCTTTCTTCATGTATTTTTTTTAATTCGTCAATTGTATTATTATTAATCAATTGTTCATAATTAATATTTTGTTCTTCATAGATAATATTTTGTTCTTCATAACTAATATTTTGTTCTTCATAACTAATATTTTGTTCTTCATAATTATAGAAAATGTTTCCAAATATTTTATGAAACATCAATTTGCTTATATTTATCCAATAATACGTTAATATTAGCCAATAACGATTCTGCTTTTCAATTTTTTTGCCATGACAAAACTTTCTTACCGGAATCACCAAAATAAACTTGGTAAATTTTTAATAGGGCGAATCTAATGATATTATTTCCAACGGGATCTCTGACCCTAGATTTAAAATAGCATCAAATTCAGAATTAGGCCTCATTGTATTTAAACCGATTGGTAATTTATCTGTATTGATATTACCGACACGTGGGATATCATAAACTACGATATAGATATCAGAATTTTTATATTTTTTATATTTTGTCCCAAAACCAGATTCACGACGTTGTTCAATCAAATCATATGTCTCCAGATAGGATCCTGAATTAAAAATATTCCCAATAGCATAATAATCAGTACCAAACTTATTCGCTAGTTTATACCCCAACCAGTCAACATGATCTCCTTTTAAAATATCACGGCCCTCAAATTTACGGTTTGATTTATCCGAACCTATTAAATCTTTTTTTGCAATGTGATAATTATGCGCGTATAAAAAATATTTCTTGTTTCGATCATAAAAATTCATAAAGACATTAAACATCGAACGATCTCTAAAACCATCAGCTTCGACCCAATCATCTTGATTAATTTTATCATTTTGTTTGTTTAATTTTTTTACATATTTTGCTACCAAATCGTTTTTGTCATTATAATTATGACAAATTTTTTGTATATCAATTCCCTTGAATTCTAATATATTATTATGATCTTGATTGTATTGACGCATCCATTTTATAAGATTTTCAATCGCTTTCGATGCCCAATACCATGATAATTGCATTAATAAGTCGTAAAGATTTCCAGTTCCTGTTTTGATATATTTATTTATTTGCTCGCAGCAAGAATAATCATCTTCTAATACAAAAACAGTATATCCACATTTTTTAACTAATTTTTTGAATAAGTTAATCCTAAATTTGGTAATTAAATTTTGTCCATGTGTCGCCTCTGCCATTCCCAAAATTTGAACTTGTTGTGCTATCCCTATAATTTTTTTCGTATCAATATTTATATTGAGTTTTTCATATTTAGTTTTATATTTATGATATTTATAATGATAATGACTATCCGATTTGTTCATTGTAACTTAAATATATCGATGATATTTTATTTTACTTTCCGCTACAAAAAAATTTGTATATATTTTTTTTGGTATGAAATATTATAAATGGACTACAAACATAAATATTTTAAGTATAAGACAAAATATTTAAAAAAAATATCATATGATGACCCGGATAAAACAAATGTAACAGTTACATTGGACCCAATTAATAAAGAATTTGCCAATTCATTATCTGGATCCCAACCCATATACAATATGAGTCCAAAAGATGCTCGCAATGTCCTACATAAACTTCAATGTAATGATGTAGATAAAATACCAGCAGATATTACTGATGTAGATATTACCAATGTTTACAATCATAACAAAAAAATTTCCTTAAGAATTGTTAAACCGGTTAATAGCAAAAACAAAAAATTACCAATTGTTATGTATTTTCATGGTGGAGGATGGATATTGGGTGATAAATTTACTCATGATCATTTAATCAGGGATTTAGCAAATCAGGCAAATGCGGCTATTGTTTTTGTAAATTATTCACCGTCACCAGAAGAAAAATTTCCAGTAGCAATAATCGAAGCATATAACGCAACCGATTATATATCAAAAAATGGCAAAAAATATAATTTGGACACCAATAAAATAGCTATTGTTGGTGATAGTGTAGGTGGAAATATGGCAATAGCTGTTACAATATTGGCAAATGAAAAAAAAGATTTCGATATCAAATATTTGGTTCTTTTTTATCCTGTTACCAGTGCCAACATAAATACTTCATCATATAATAAATACGCAGATGGTCCATGGTTATCTAAAAAAGCAATGCAATGGTTTTGGGATTCCTATGAACCGGATGAGAATCGTAGATTACTCAGTCCATTAATATCACCTTTAGATGCTAATCCTAAATATTTCAAAAACTTTCCATCTACTCTTATTATAACTGATCAAAATGATGTTTTGAGGGATGAAGGTGAACAATTTGCAAATAAATTAATGCAAATCGGTATTAATGTATCAGCAGTCCGTTTCTTGGCTACAATGCACGATTTTGTAATGTTAAAACCATTAATGAATTCTCCTGCATCAAAAAATGCAATATTATTGGCTGCCATGAATTTAAAAAGAATTTTTTACGAAAAGTAGAGAAATAGTAATGGGGACTAAATAAAATTAATTATTTTTTATTAAAAGATAATTAACTAACATAATAATCCGTCCCATTTTCCTTGAAATAACAAATTTGTTCATCGTCAATAAAACATTTAAAAATATATTTTTCTCTTACAACCTTGAGATTCGTTGTTTGTTTTTCATAGTCAAATATTAAATCACCGATATATGAACGATATTTTTTGCTATTTTTTAATAAATGTGCTACTATGCATTTCCAATAAAAAAGTATTTCGTCGGACACAAAGGTCTCATCTCTAAAAAATTCACAAATATTTTCAAATAACTCTGTACGGTATTGCTCTGAAAAATCATCACAAAAATTTTTATAGAGTTCTTTTGATGAGTAATTAATTTTAATCCAGTGTAGAAATATTGCCAAATTATTTTTTACATCTTCATTATGTTGTTCCAATTCTATTTGGAGTTGTTCTTCTTCAAGATGAATCCTTTCTTCCTCTTTTTTTATTTGCTCCTTTTGTTTTATCAACCATTCAAGTTCTTCATCTTCATTATCCTCTTCAACATTTTTATCAATTCCTTTTTTATTTTCTACCGCGTTTAATTTATCTATTTTTTCGTCAATCACTGTGCCATTTTGGTTTATAGTTAAAATTTCTTTATCTTCACTCATTAATTGTATATTATTTTTCTAATTTTTATATTAATTTTTAAACCCAATTCTTATTTTATATATAATACAAATTCTATTTTGTACTTAGATAAGGATAAACAGTATCAGAACCTCATTATATATCAATCATGTCGAAATCTGACTTGTTTCATTTTGACCTTTTAATTCAAAATCAAGTATTTATATTGGTTACATGCTTTTTATTAATTATGATTTTCTGATAAGATCAAGATTTTGTTCTTTTTCAATTTAAAATTAATGTCTAATATTAATATGTATAATTAATTATCATCGATTTCTATGTTAGTAATTATTTCATTATTAGAAAACTAAATAAATTTGATTTTTAAATATATTACTGGTGTCAATAAAATATTTATTATTATTATTATTATTATCGGTTGAGATTGATCGCAAAAAAATATTACTTAAACTAATATTACAATTATCTAGCTAATGGAATACAAAAAAAAAAATAAACAATTATACATTCCTCCCTATTTAAGATCACGTGAAAATAAATCATCAGAAAATATCACATCTGATAAGTCATCTACATTCATTCCATATAGACCCCAACATAGTTATTTCAGTAATAATTTATCGAAAGACACAAATAAAATTTATGGTTACAGGAATATATATGCTTTGAAAAAAAAAATCTTTCCACCGATTGCTGAGGAAAAAATTTGTCATTTAATGATCGATGAAGAATCTCTTAAATATATTACTTATGCTACTTCAGCCCAAGAAATTACAAATATTATTATGAATAATTTATCAGATTTTCCCTGTCCTAAACTGGTTGAAAAAGAGAAATGGGAAGAAAAAACGCTTAATAAAAAAATGAAAAAATTAGTAATAACGGAAATGACAGCAGGTGTTGGCGGTAATGTTTTAAATTTTGCTAACCATTTCAAATATGTCAATGCAATTGAAATTGATAGTGTAAGGTATAATTTTTTAAACAAAAATGTCCAATTGTACAATTATAATAATGTAAACTGCTATAATTGCAATTCGTTGGATCTCCTAATTGAAAAGGATGATATTGTTCAAGATATCATATTCTTCGACCCACCATGGGGAGGAAAAAATTACAAAATGTTTACAGCATTACGTCTTATTTTTGAACAGTATTCAATTGAAGAAATTTGCAAAATTTTATTTAAAAGATCTCAAAATAAAATGATTGTTATGAAACTTCCGAACAACTATGATTTTGATTATTTAAATAAAGAGCTTGAAGATTTTAAAATTACACAAATTTCATTGGAAAGAATGACTATTATTATACTTAAGAATTATGACAATGATAATAAAATATAACATAATAAAAATAAATTACTATGATAATTTATTTTTATTGCTATTTATTGTGTTATAAATTCTTCTAGTTCATTTTTTGTTACATCAATAAATCTCGTGCTTGGATTACTTCTGATATATAATAATTTCATTAAAGATAAATCAAAATCAGAAATTTTATTATCATTATATGCATTTCTAATTTTTGCCGTTTCTGTTATCAATTCTAATGCTCGTGATTGTTTTGAATATTTGATACTATAATCATAGTGTTTCGTTAAAAAACTTAAATAATTAGTAATGTGATTGTATCCTGCAATTACAATAATGTTCTTGCAATATTTATCATACTTTCTACACTTAATCATTCTAAATAAACAATAGATATCCATAACTACTATATTAATGTCATCAACATAATCGATCACAGCATTTAATAATTCATTCATTACAATATTTGTTTCTCTGAAAATATTGTATTGTTTATTTTCGATTCCATATTCTAGTATTTCACCAAAAAAACCATTTTTCTCCTTTTCAGAGATGTTATCATATAATCTCATCATTTTTGTATATTTTTCGTATAATTTGTCGGATTTTTGTTCAAAATATTCATTAAATATCTTATTAAAATCGCTATCTACAGAATAATATTTCGAAAATTTGTTTATTTCATCAACAAGCATTTGTTTTATAGAGTGGATTAAATCTTCTTTTCGATAAATTGTTTTTTCGTCAAAAAAGCGAAATAATATATCCAAATGTTCTTTGAATAATTTAATATATTCATTTTCGTTAATTTGGCCATTTATTAAATCGGTTAGTAGTTGATTAAGATCATTTTCGTGCTCACGAAGGATATTTGCATAACGTGTATAATATCCAAATAAAGTATAACCATCGGTGGACTCTTCATAATATTTCCTTAAATCAATTGCATGAAATCGAACATTGGGATATTTTTCACGACAAGTAAATTTATCTGCTAAATTTCTAAAACAAACATTAAATTTTTTGTTGATATTCTCAATTAATCCAGTTTGGACTTTTCCAATTTTTTTTGAGGTAGTATATGGCAATTCGATAAATAAATCAAATTGGGTATTAAAATTATTTGAAAACATTTTTTCCAGATAGTCTGGTAAATATATTTTATCTGTCATATTAACATCGGTTGAATAAACATGTTGGTCTCCATATAGATATATTGTATTTAAATTATTTTTGATTATGTATAGCGAAATTGGACCAAATAAATATTTAAAGGTATCATACTGTTCCGGACTAATAATTGTTGTTGGATCATAGTTATCTTCGTCCAACGTGTTATTTCCACCTATCATTGATTTCTTGATAGCAGCATATTTCTTTTTGTATTTTATATATTTATGTTCATACATATAGTAATATACAACTATCAAATATAATATTTATTATAATACATATTATAACAGATATTATGGTTTAAAAATTAGATTTCTTTAATCATATCTTCTCGCATGTAAAATAGTAAATACGCATTATTCGTTACAATAAAATTGTCAGAAATTTTACTAACATTAAGGTCATCATATTTATACCATTGACCAGAATCTTCATCCAAACAATAGGTATAATAATGTCCACCATTTAAATTACCTGTATGATTTATGACACACTGAAGTCTATATTTGTAACATTTATTTTCGTCATAACCATATGACGATATCATCGAACTTATATCAAAATGATTCATTGGATATTTTACCAAACGACTGTCCTTTCTAGATCTTTCCATGCCAAAACGTTTTAATTGTATTACTAGAACTGGTGGTGCAGTCCATAATAGTAATTTTTTAATAGCACGAACATTATTATTACATCCTTCACAATGCCATAGATTTTCTGGATCTAATATTTCTTCCCTGCAATATTCACTTATACAATCATTTATGTCCAGAATCGGATTATTATTACCATTTACTGGCATTTGTAAAGACAAATGTAGAAATGGATCAAATTTATTACTGGAAAATCCGCAATCAGAATTCGGACATGCTATGCTTGAATGTAAAAAACCGGTAAAAATTTCTGTTATACGACTATAAGCTGAACTGTAATATTTTTTCATTTCTCTATAAGCTTCAATTGTTAGACTTTCTGCTGGCATTGATTTTTTTTTCTGTTTGAATAAATCAAAATAAAATTTTTTTTCTTCAACTGAAGCGGCATTTTGAATTTTAGCACTAATATCATTTTTGAATTGTAAGAATTCCTGTATGGCGGGGTCGGTAATTTTAAATTTAATATCTTTGTTCTCTGCTAATTCTTCTTGCATTTTTTGCAAAATACATGAATACGCCTCTTCTGCGTCATGCTGTTCGCATCCGTAGAAAAATTTGTCTCGGGCTTCAGAAAAAATTTTGCGGAAACTGGTCGGTATAATGCCACAGTTATTGGCCCACATATTTTCCAATAGTCTCATTAATTGTGAGGTTATAGTATTATTATAGACTATCTTTAATTCTTCCTCTGTTAAGGATTCCGGATTATATTTTTCATCCTGTATTTTCATGCGAAGTTCCATTGGAACAATACTATTTTTTTGGTCTAGTTTGAATGAATTATTATCTTTTAAAATTTTATGTGCATTTTTTTTCAAAATTTCAAGGATATTTTTTTTGTTAGTAAATAAATAATTTGTTAATGGATAATTATGACTAAATGCCTGAACTGCACTATTCATATAACATGTATTTCCTGTATTAACAATGCCCGTTAATCCCAATATTTTTTCTCTTTTCTTTTTTGGTTCCATTAAACCGAATGAATCATTATTTTCTATGTAAACAGTCGAATTTACTTTGTCATTAGTTGCTGAATCCGAATTGCTATTTTGATTCATATTGTAATGTTATTTATTAACTATAACAATGTATTAATATACCAAAAAAATATCAATTTTTTTAGTATATTAAGTTATCCAGTCTTAAATTAATTATTTTTTGTAAAAATGCTATAAATATAATTTCCTTAATTAATTTTATAGCATGAATGCTCTAATTATAGATCAATTTAGCCAATTAGTAAAACAAATAGAAGCGGAATATTTAAATTCGCAAGTAGAAAATGATATTAAAGAAATGAAAATGCATAAATTTCGTTTACAAAAGGTAAAAAGCATTCTGGCAATTTTACGAAAAATTGATTTCGAGATAACTGATCCGGATGATCTCAAAGGCATACGTGATATTGGTAAAGGTACAATTAGTCGCATCAAAGAGATATTAGAAACAGGACATCTTAGTGAACTTAAAGGTAAATATGATAAAAAAAAACAGGCTAAAATTGACAGTATACAAGAACTTCAAAAAGTAATTGGGATTGGTAGTTCAAATGCAAAAAAGTTAGTTACACAATACAATATTCGAAGTATTGCGGAACTTAAAAAAGCGATTAAAACAGGTAAAATAAAGGTGAATAAGGTAATTTTGTTGGGACTAAAGTATTATGGTATAGTAGAAGGAAACATACCTCGAAAAGAAATCATTGATATTGAAAAATACCTCACCAGCGAAGCAAAAAAAATAGATACTAATCTAGAAATTATGATTTGTGGCTCATACAGACGGGGTAAAAAAACATCAGGCGATGTTGATGTCCTAATATATCATCCAAAAGTTAAAACATCAAAACAAATAATACATCCACAAAAATATAATCTAAAACCCTATTTAGAAGTATTTGTGGATGAATTAACTAATGATGGTTTTCTTTTAGATAACATGACGGACAAAAATTATAATATCAAATATATGGGTTTTTGTAAGTACAAAAGTAATCCTGTCAGAAGAATCGATATTAGATACATACCATATAATAGTTTGCCAACAGCAATGTTATATTTTACTGGTCCGTACGAGCTAAATACTATTATGCGTACCGCTGCCAAAAAAAGAGGGATGATTCTTAATGAGTATGGTTTGTATAAGATTGATAAAGATCACGCAGATATTCGAACTCCCATCAAAATTACTTCAGAAGCAGATGTATTTAAAACTTTAGGAATGGATTATTTAACACCTGAAGAAAGAGAAAGTTTTAGTACAGGCAAAGTTAAAAAAACAAAATCCTAATTTATAAAAAATTGAAAAAAATAACATCTGGTTTGGCCATAAAATAATCATAAAATTACTGCTTAAAAATGAGCGATAATAAAGAATTAATACCCGTTTACAATGGCTGGTCACGTAACATAATAGCATTAAGCCCTATATGGGCACCTTCAGCATTATGTCTGTGGCATCATTTTCGTGGAATTTCTCCTTTTGCATTTAATGCAAATACAGGAAATGCATTAATAGGATCTGGAATCGCAACGGTTATCCCACTCTTGTTTACAAGGTATTTATCAAATAGCTCTTGTAGCTCCTATATCGGAATAGATCCTACCATTAGCTTATTCTATGCTTCTGGTATTTTCATCTCCTGTATCTCATCCCTGGTATTTTTACCAGTTGCTTCATATCATACTACAAGTTTCTTGGTCAGTAAACTTCCCGTCATTTTGCGACTTTATAAATAATCACTTCATAAATATTCAAACTAATAAATTATTTGTTTGAATATTTTTTATTTATTTTCAAACCGAGATACATAAGATGCATCTGCTATTTTAATTTTTCTTTTCAAAAAATCAGGATCTGATAAAATATTAACATCAGAATGATCCTCTTCAAAAATTTCTTCACGGAAATGATTATTTGTATCACATTTTATTTCTTTGTTATGGTGTATTTTATTAATTGATTCATTAACGAGCAACGGCATCAAAAAAAATTGCAAAATCAGATATCCAAATTTATAATTGGATGATTTATAAAAGTTCGGTTTGATATAATCCTCTATGATATCTTCTCTGTTTTCATCAATAAATTCGTTTAAAACTGAAATATTTTTTTCAGTATCAAACTCATTATTAATCTGATTTTTATACAAATGGAGTAATGATTCTGTTACTGATTTAATATTATTTAGTTTTTCCCCAATTTTTTCATTACTCGGATGAAGAGATCTCATCATGGAGACCAAAACAGGCATACCAAACATTGTCGCCAAATCTATTATTTCATCAATAGTTTTCCACTCCTTTACATAAATTGATTTTCCATCTAATTTACCCGTTTGGATATATCGAACTATGTATCCCAGGGCTTTTGAATCAACATTAAGATAAAGGTCGGCTTCGAATCGATTTCTTTCTATGAGACATGCAAAAGAACCATAAATTTCATTAAATTCTTCCAAATTTTTTGTTAAAATATGATAAAATACACAATATGTATTTTGTGTAATCGTTGAATCTAATAAAACTTGTCTGGTCAAATGATAAATATCGGATTTATTATACAAATGTACTACTTTGAATGAATTCATCGGTTCGTCTATTTGAGGTGCTAAATCAAATTCTTCCTCAGTATTAGTCATTCTGGGTATAGAATCTATAACCAGAATAAAAAATATTTTGGGAACGCGCAATTAACATAAATACATGTTCCCAATTGTAACTTTTAAATTCATTATAATCTTTATATAATAATGAGAATTTATACGATTGGACATAGTACCAGGCCGATAAACGCTTTTATTAAAATTCTAATTCAAAATCGTATTCATTGTCTAGTTGATGTTAGAAGTTATCCAAGATCTCGCACAGTGCCACAGTTTAATAAAATCATTCTCAAAAATAAATTGGCTAAATTCGGAATAAAATATTATCATATTCAAGAATTAGGTGGCAGGAGAAAAATCAGAACAGATTTGCACAAATCAATTAAAACATCAGGTTTTGCAGGTTATGCTGATTATATGATGTCGGACGATTTTAGAAATGGGATATCCATACTTAAAAAAATTGCTAGACGTTGTAAAACTGCCATAATGTGCAGTGAAGCATTGTGGTGGAGATGCCACCGAAGAATGATTTCAGATAGACTAACTTTTGACGGCTGGAAAGTTTATCATTTAGGTATCAAAATAGATCCGATTCTTCATGAAATTTGGAATATTGCTAGATTGGACACAAATAATGATATTATTTATGACGATTGATTGATTATTTTTCAACAAATTTGGAAATATAGTATTTAAAAAAATATTTGTTATCTTCATCACTTTTCACAGAAATATATAATAGATACGTAATATCACTATATTTATAAATAACATGAAGGTTTATCCATTTAAAAATGGAGTTAGATAAAATATTATAGTTATTTATTTTAATTAAGCCATTTCTTAAAGATTTTATTTTATTTTTTGTTTTAGTATTGCTAATATCAGTCATCAAAATTTTAAATAATAATTTTATATATTTTGTTAACATTGTAATGTTTTCAAATTTGTCTAAAGAAAAATCCTCAAACAAAATGGTAATTTTATTTTCATCACTTAATAATCTGACACAGACATTAATATCTTCTTCTAATTTAATAATTTTTTGGTCCATTACATATATGCTGTCCACATAATCAAATTCCATATGAATTTTACCTAAATAATCTTTTAATTCATCGTTCGCTAAGAATATAATTTTTTTATATTCTGGTTCATTTATAAAAAAACCACATATATTTTTTTGAAAGATATGAATCATTTGATTGTTTGTTAAATTAGATTATAATATATCCTAAGTTAAAAAATCATTTTTCAATTCATTTTATTTGTCGCACACAATCATAATAAATTGTACTCATGACAATTGGGTCAATACCTGCCGTAACTAATAATTTTATCATTGCATTAACTTTTTCCGAAGCTTTAAAATTATTAATAACAGTTAAATCAACACCATTATCAATTAATAGTTTAATTATACGGGGTGATCCATATTTAATTGGAAAAAATAAGTTTTCTGACCTTAAACTGGAAAGATTAATACCGGCCCTAATTAAAATATAAAGAGCTTTATGGTCAATTAATTTGACAGCGGTATTTAAAATATATTCTTCGCATAATTTTATGTCAGCACCATAATCAATTAATAGTGAAATCAACGCATGATTTCCTGCAGCAACTGCTGCTCTTAATGGATAACCATTTTCAATGTTAACGTTTGCTCCAGCATTCAATATAATTCTCAAGTTTTCCATATTAATGGCATCAAAAGTTAATTGCCAATCCGCAGCGCATGAACGACAGTTTTTTCGCAAAGGATACTCGTTTCCGGCACTGATATTTGCGCCTAGATCAACTAATAATTTAAATAGGTTCGTATCCTCACAATTAGCCAAGACCTTAATTGCTAAATTATCGTCTAAGGTAATGTCAACACCATTATCAATAAAATATTTGATAAATTTTTCTCTTTTACGATACAATGCCATTCTAAAAAGCATATTTTTGTCCAATGATAAATCATCAATTTTTTTAAATAATTCGAAGTTATTCTGGTATAGTGCATATTTAAATATATCCAGTTTAATGTCAACATCTGATTCTTGATATTTTATAACTAATTGTTCTTCAGGATAATAATGATAATTTTGGTCAGTATCCACATTGACATTGAATTTTATATTTTTAGTTTTATCAAATTCATTCATTATTTCCATAAAAACCAGTCTCCTTAAACGAATCATTTTATCGAACTGATTTATTATTAAAATATTATTTTAGGCAATTTTAATATTTTAACAATATCAATTTTTTTGGTAATTTTTAGGTAAATGACAATAATATATTTTTTGCTAGCAGATAAAATATGTTGCTACATAAGCTGTGTAATCCATTTCTTTTGTAATACTTGTAATATTTATTTAATCCATTTTTTCCACAAGTATCCATGATTTTTCTTTACCATAAATAATAATTTCCTTGTCATCAGAAATATGTTTCATTTTATTTTCTTGATGTTCAGATATCATCACAAGTGTAGATAATGCGTCTTTCACCTTGATTACAAAGGAATAGTGTAAATGATTTTTAATTTGAGATGCACTAATTATTGACATTTTACTTGAAGATATTTTCCTATCTTTTTGATAATTATTGGCGCCAACATCATCACTGGGCCTTAATAAATATGCGGCCGTCTTATATATATTGGTGCCCTTAAATGTAACATGGACAGTTACTTTGTAAATTCCTGGTCTGTTAAAAATAATTTGTCCTTTTTTGTTGTCAAAAGCAGAATTTGTTTCTAAAATTTTTTCGAAACAAATTGGTACACTCCATTTCGGCTTTTTTGAACAAATAGAATATTTCGTGTCATTTTGTTTACATGCATAATAGAAGCAATTTTCTTTTGAAATAAAATCTGATTGCGAACAATTAAGTAATTTATTTAGTTGTATATCCGCATCATCAGTATCAAAAATTTCACTGTCAATATTATGTGTTAGTCTAGACCTGTTTGGTTGTCCAATATCATAAGCAAAATTGTCTTGATTGTACGTTTCAATAATGCTTCGGTTACCATAAGAACATGAATTTTCATCACCGTCTTTACATATAAGAGCCCAATAATTAATGTCTGAGGTTGGACATCCTTTAGGAGGAAATTCTACGGCAATAAAACTACCATTTTCAGATCGAACAATATCATTAATACAATAATTTCTATCTCTTTTCCATATTCCTTGGTGTCGTATACATCCATTAATAAATACTGTCCAATATACAGAATTTTGTATTGGTAGTATATTACAATTTTTTTTAGTTGCAATATAAATTACATTTTTGCATTTGACCATATCATTGATATTATACGATTCATTTCTTGACCATTCGCCTCTATAATATAATGGTCTCAGACAAATTCCATCAGCAAAAGGATCACTTGTTCGATTTTTATCTACTGCAGCTATTTGAAATTTGTCCAAATCATAATCGAAGGAATATTTATCTATTGGTATTTCTTTAAATTTTTTATGATGATCAATAATTTTTTTCACCGATGTATCGATACATTCTGATATACCCGTTTCTGAAGTTGTAATTGATTTACATATTTGAGAACAGCACGGTGATCGACATTGAAAATCTTTACATATTCCATCTTTAAGCATTAATTTCCATCCAGGTACATCATTAATATCCGTATTTTCTGGTAATGGGCCAATTGGTGCATTGTTAGTATAAACATAGATTGCACCGGGATATTTACAATTACCATCCACTCTAACCACATCATTATAACAATAAATTTTACATGGATTATACAAACACAAATATCTAAATCCACTACCGTGTTTACCTTTATCTCCTTTTTCACCTGTTTCTCCCTTTGAACCACGCGAGCCTTTATCACCTTCCGAACCTTTACATCCATGTTCGCCTTTCTGACCTTGCTCACCTTTTTTACCACGTTCGCCCTTCTGACCTTGATCGCCCTTTTCACCTTGATCACCTTTTTCACCATGATCACCTTTTTCACCATGATCGCCCTTTTCACCATGATCGCCCTTTTGACCTTGATCACCCTTTTGACCTTGATCGCCTTTATCACCCTTTTGACCAATACCATGATCACCTTTATCTCCTTTTTCACCTTTTTCACATTTATTACACTTAGTATAAAAATCCATAGTTGGTTTACAGGTAGTTATTGGTTTGCATGGATTACATGGAGTAATAGGCATACATCCATATGGTAGCGACCTGTTACTGTTCGAAATAACAATAGATTCTGTATTTGAAGGATTACAAATACTTGTAATAATCAACACTAATTCACATTTAGAAACATAATATTTTAGTTCATAAATACTATCATTATCCTTAGTACTAAATAATGTAACAATTCCACATGGACGGTATGTGTTCGTAACATAATTATTGTTACATGAACAAAGCTCACCACATTTATGGTCTAAATTAAATTTTTTGTTTGTGTTTTGACGCTTATTATTCATAACAATATATTAAAATGAGAGATATTTTCTCTCATATGGCATGAGGTATAACGATGCATTATACTATTGATTTGTATATATTTCTTATATACTTCAAGTATGCTTTATAAATTGGTATTGGAATGTTCATACGGTACCAATATTTATCTGGCACATCTGCTTTTTCGAGTATGTCATTTTTTTTTATATCTAAATAATTGGAATAATTCCTGATATAATCCTTAAATTTGTCTTGGGTTTCATTAATTTGTTGTATTGATTGTTTAATAAGAATATTTGGTTTAACTTTTGGGTTATTGATGCGCATTTCAACGTACCATAAACACCATGCAACGCAAAAACCTTTGGGATCGTTTTCTACATAATTTATTTTGTTTCGTTCATCAGAAAATACCTGAAACGATATTCCATCAAACAATTTTGCAGATGACAAATATTTAATCCAAGGAAAATATTCCGAAAAAAATATTTTGAGTAATTTATCTATTTCTTTGCCATAATAATAGGACACATTACCATAAGGATCAAATCTTTCAACAGATTTATTTTTAATATCTATTACTAACATATTCGCATGATTGAAATTTTGTTCTGTCAAAATCGTCAATTTAAGTAATATAAATTGCGTATCGGGATATTTTTTAATGGTTTCATATATTCCCTGAACAATATATGGCGAAAAAAAACATGTATTATTGCTTTTCCAAATGATAACATGGTTAATTAATATTGGTGAATGATTAATATAATCTTTTATGATTGAACGAAAAATTTTATTAATAGAATTTTTTTCTTTGTAATCTACAGTTATTTCTCTATACAAATCCAATGGTTTTTTATTTGTCATTTGGTTAGCAGCTATTGCTGGTATTTTAATTGTCGGATATTTTTCTAAAATGTAATACAAAAAACAGATATAGTTATATGTATATGCTGAAAAATGAGTAATATTTGTTTTGGGATAAATAATCAGTTTTGTTTCAGAAAAAGTTTTTTTTAAAGGATATGATTGACCTTTTATAATTTTATCAATAATATGATCTCTGTATATTTGAACATCGCCATTATTTTCCATTATTAATGAAATCTTTTTATCAATATCATCCATCCATTCAATTTTTGGGTCAAGCTGATTTAAATATGATCGATAAACTAATTCGATAAAATCAGATAATTCATTTGGATTGATATAGTCAATTGGTCTCATTTCATCCCTGTTTTTAAGGTAAATTTTTAATTTTTTTTCTTCAAGAATATTTTCATAATTTTTCCAATTATCATTTTGTATTAATAAATTAAGTATGCTATTCATCTGATTATCTGCCTGATTGATATTTTTTTTTTTGTGTAAAAGTCGCTGTTTAATATTTATGGGTATTTCATTTTTTGTTAAAAATAAATAATGTACTGGTGTTCTTAGTAATTTGTCCTGAATATTTATTTTAATATGATACTTTAACAATAAATAGATGCTTGGAATATCTGATGACCTGATTGCAATGGTTAATGGATGGTCATTGTTTTCTGGACCATAATAATTTACTTCAATATCATTATCCAACAAAAAAAATGTAATATCTGACAGTTTTAGCTGGAGAGAAATAATTAAAAGGGATAAATAATTCGTATTCAAATAATTTATGTCAATAGGATATCTTGTTAGTAATTTTAATAACTTTAATTTAATCTTTACTGAAACATCTAGTTGGATAATGGTAAATAAAATATTATTCGTTAATCTATTTATTTTTAATTTGTCCAAAATAAATTTTAACATGTCGAAGTCTTTTTTTAGAACATAATATTCGGACAAAGTATATGTGTCATTTATAAAATGATCATCGACATTAATAGAGCAGACAATATATTTGGTCAGATAATAATCTGATACCGAATAAAACATTGGAGTACAGTTTAATTTGTTTCTTGTATATATTATTTCTGGATATATTTGAATGCATAAACTTAAAAGATTTTTATTTTTTAATTTTGCGGCAATGTGACATACCGTATCTCCTTCAATATTTGGAAATTTAATGATATCTTTAAGAAGGGAATGGTCTATGAGTTTAATTAAATTAGTTTTACCATGATATGCTAAGTAATGCAATAATCCGTTAGACTGATCAACTAAATAGTTGAAATCAATCTTATTATTTTTTATGTCTTTTTTAATTGCATACCATTTCTTTTCATTTAATTTTTTAATTATATCTTCCATAAAGCTACAGTTAGAATCTATTTTTTATTCACAGCAATAAAAAAATTGAAAAAAATAATTGTTAGGAATTCCATATAAAATACTACAATAATTAAGCTCGAATGTCTCATATTCTTAAAGAAAATAAGAAACAATGTCAACAACCAATAAAAAAAATAATTGTCAAAAAAACAATTAAAAAAACAACCATTCTTCTTTCGCTTCAAGATGTTCTTACGAACTCAAGACCTGTAAGCCAACATTTGTATAAACCACAGAAAAAAAAAAGGTCTGTTAATGACAGAAAGAAAAATTGTTGTCATTGTGGAAATAAAATACAAAGAATCCAGAATGAACGAAATGGGCAATGGTACGTAATTTGTTCCAAAACTCATGAAGCCATCAGCGAATGTACTGTCTGATCCTGTTCGTTTGAATTTGTCATTTATCAGAAATGACAAATTTAAACAAATTTCCAATATATTTTTTCCGATGATTATAATATAATGATAACTTTAGCAGAATTATCAAATACTGATGATTACTATCAGTATTGTTTATTGCTTGAACAATTAACAAGTATAAACCCGAACAACATTAAGAAAGAAGATTTTATGAACTATTTATCTATTATTAAATCAAATCCATATCATAAAATAATAATTGCAAAATTACATAATAAAATAATCGGAACAATTACTGTATTGATTGAACCAAAGTTTATCCATAATCTATCAAAAATAGCACATATTGAAGATGTCGTCGTTGACAAAAATTATAGAAGTCATGGCATTGGCGGTTTGTTGGTGAGAAAAGCAATTGAAATTAGTAAACAATTTCAATGCTATAAAATTATCCTTGACTGTTCAGATAAAAATATTGATTTTTATAGCAAATTTGGATTTATTAAAAAAGAATTACAAATGGCGTTGTATTTGTAATAGTAATTAATTATTAGAAGATATTTACGTGTTCTAAAAATATTTTTTCTGCTCTTTTCCAAATATCATCCCATGATCCTAATTTGATTAAACACTGATAAAATTGTTTAGAAAAATCTTCAGAACTTTCTTTTGGTGTATATGAAGGCAGATTATCAATAGCAACAATGTCAAAGGGTGTCACCGATCTAATTAAATTGTGTACAGGTAATTCAAAAGTTGTGCCATTGCTATAAACGGCAATTGGATTATTAGGATTTAAATAGTCACAACTAATGTCCACACATACGGTGAGTTTCCTTTTAGAATTATTAAGCATTTCCTTGGTAATAAATGGTTGTATTTTTTTGTCCAAATTAATACAATTAATTAATATATCAAAATCCAAAATTTCATCACAAATACCGATTTTTTCGGTTTCAGATCTATTCCATTGAACAAATTTAATTTCTAGTTTTTTTAACATATCACACGATCCTGTACCAACTCTTCCTTTGGCACCAATAACTAAAACCTTAGGTTTTATACCAATCTGAACCATTTTATCAATTATCCTTTTTTCTTCGTTTGAAACAGAATCAATCGGACATAGTTTACCAATTTTGGCATTGTAGTTTATTTGTTTTTGTTCAAGCCATACAAGCATGGCTATGAGTGTCCCTGCTATTCCAGCAGATTTACCAAATGCGGCAAGTCTAACACCTTGATTATTTGTTAAATATTCTATATCCAATATTTGACCTCCGCCTTTTTTAAATTTATTGATTAATTCTTCTGATCCAGACTGGTTTTTATAACAATGCGCAAAATAAATATGTCTATGCTTTATTTCTGTTATATCATTTGGTAATTCTTTAATGCCAACAATAAATGCATCGATGGGTGCTGATATCCATGTATCCGAACCCACAATTTCGCATCCGAATCTTTTGTATTCTCTGTCACTGAAACATCTGTTAACCGATTTTTCAACCGTAATTTTGCAGCCAACCTCAATTAATTTTTTGGCGTCTATTGGTGTAATGGGTGTTCTAAATTCATTATCTTTTGTTTCAGATCGTAGCCATAAATGTATCTTATGCATAAAATATATTTATGTTGACAATTTTTTTTGGTAAATGGTTTATCTCTTCACCCATTAATATTACATTTAGATGCCTTGTTATTTATGATTCTTCAGGCAAACACTCTTCGTAAATTTTTTGCACATAATCATCGTAATTACTTGGATATTTTGATATGCATGCATTTTCAACAAACCAAAGTTCACAATTTAAACTTGTTACAATATCGAAATTATGAGAAACCAAAACAATAGCTCCTTCGAAATTGTTAAGAGCACTAACCAAACTTTCTATTGCATCTATGTCCAAGTGGTTAGATGGTTCATCTAATACTAATAGATGTGGTTTAGTAACACCAAATGACGCAAATTTCACTCTAGCTTTTTGTCCTCCACTGAGTGCACCAATTTTGGTCGAGTGATAAATTGGTTCAAGCCCGAACAGACTAAGATATTTGTGAGCAGTAGTAATATCGATTTCTTTGTTTAATTCCATTAGATACTGAACTCCGTCAATATTAAATGGCATTGATTCCTCAAAATGCTGGTTATAATATCCGATTTTAACTATCGGAGACCTTTTTATAATACCACTTGCTGGTTTTAGTTCATCAATTAATAATTTTAATATTGTTGTTTTACCAACACCATTTTTTCCTACAATAGCAATATGTTGACCAGCAGATATTGTCATATTTAAATTTTCTATAACATTGTGATCATTGTTATAAGAAAAAGAAACTTCTTCTAGAATCAAATAATCATGACCGATTAGTGTTGGTTGCATAAAATTAATTTTAACAATGTATTCTTTTTCTGGTTTGATTATATTAGTTTTTTTGATAAATGCATCAATTTCAGATGAAGTTTTATGGGTTTTTTTCATCAACAAAATCTTTTTTTCCATTGCTTTCCAATCCTTTTTATTTTTTTCCATATTTTGTTTTAGTTGTTTTTGGAATTGATCATAGTTACCTGTATAATAACTTAATTTTTTTCCGTTGATATGAATTATTGCAGTACAAACTTCATCAACAAAATATTTATCATGAGAAACTAAAAGCACCGTTTTTGGATATGTTTTGAGATATTCTGATAACCATATATTCGCATGTAAATCCAAATGGTTGGTTGGTTCATCTAATATTAACATTGTTGGTGTCATAAATAGTGCTTTTGCCAATGATATTCTCATTCTCCATCCTCCAGAAAATTCTCTAACCTCTCTGTTCTGGTCTTCCAAACCAAAACCTAAACCATATAATATTTTTTGTGCATAAGCTTTTGATTTTTCATAATCGAAACCAATTTGTTTGCTAATGTTTTCGTATTCCTCAAGTATATCATCGTCGCTAAAATCATTGTTAGAAATTATTAATTCTAATTCTTGTAATCTCTTGTTCATTTTATATACATTTATATTTGCTGACATTAAAGTTTCAATAACAGTAGAAGTTGTTTCGGCCTCTTCCTGTTTAACATGGATAATGTCAAGTTTTTCCGGAATTGGTAACTGTCTATATGCAATAGCATTGAGTAAAGATGTTTTTCCTATACCGTTTTTGCCAACTAAACCGTAACGCTCACCAAATTGAATGACAAGTTTGGTATTTTCTAGAATAACCAATTTACCAAAAGAAATATCAACTGGTTCTATTTTAAAGTTTTTGTAGTCAGTATTACTGGCTATTTTATTATTTTTATTATTCTTTGACCTTTTATACATTTCCTTAATAAAATAAATAATAATCTGTTTACTTATGCAAATTTATTTTCAATATTATTAATTTTCTTAATGAAAACTACGACATAATATAAATAATCGTTAAAAAATATTAAGATAACTATGCCAGAAATAGCAGAAGTAGCACTTACTGCAGAAATCTTAGAAAAATATCTTAAGAATAAAACATTAATATCATTTGATTTTATTACCGGTCGCTATACCAAAAAAAATCCAGATGGTTATCATGATTTTATAAATGCATTACCACTCAAAGTTAAAAAAATTAATTCGAGAGGAAAATTCTTGTGGTTTGAATTATTTGAGCCAAACAATCGTTCAAATATTTGGTACATATGGAACACATTTGGTTTAACAGGTATGTGGTCATTTGATGAGATACCACATATCCGAGCTGTTCTATCATTTAAAAATAATTTGGCCGCCTATTTTGCGGACATGAGAAATTTTGGAACATTTAAATTTAGCCAAGATTCAGATGCTTTAAAAAAAAAATTGGAGGAATTAAGTCCTGATTTTCTGAAGGATAATGATTTTAATTTGGACCGAATAAAAAAATACAAAATTCCCATCGTGAAGATTTTAATGGACCAAAAAAAGGTGGGTAGTGGAATAGGAAATTATTTGGCCGCAGAAATTTTATATCGTGCTGGTATATCCCCACATAGACTTGGTAGTGATCTAAGCGACGATGACATTGATAATTTGTCCTATTGGATCAAATATGTTGTTAAGCTTAGTTATATGGATAATCATATCGGATACATGTCAAATTTGGATGAAGAAGCAAAAAAAATATCACGAAAAAAATATCACCCTGACATCAAACTAAAAGAAAAAACATTTGATTTTTTAGTATACAAAAAGAAAATTGATCCTTATGGAAATAAAGTGAAAGTTGATAAAATTGTAGGAACGGGACCAAATAAAAGATCTACATATTGGGTCCCGGCTGTCCAAAAATAATAAAAAATTGAACAAATATTATATTAATTGCTTAAATAGATGCACTATTATTATGGTTAATATGGCTCAAGAATCGAAATTTGATATAAATGATATATATCCTAGTAAAACCGGACTTTATCAATATCACATGGAAAATTTGGCGAACTTGAAACTAAAAAATATTATTGACCAAGTTAAGGATCGCAATCGTATGTGTTTGACCTCAATCCAATTTTTAACAGATTGTTACAAAAAAATTATAAATAATAACATGTATGAAGTTATATATGATATGCTTAAATCTGACTATCATTATGACAAAAATATTATTTGTTTAGCTGCCATATACAAAAGACGAACAGATATTATGGACATATTAAAAGATAATAATTTTGATTTTAATCAAATGGTTCACCCTAATCATTTATTAGTTGAAGCATATAACTATAATTTTTTGAGCTTTGCTATTAGATATTCTACATTAACAATCATTAAAAAATTAATTGAATGTGGTGCCGATTTAATGGCAAATAATCAATTAGCATTAAAAGAGATATGCGTTCAATCAAAAGACGAAATATTCGATTATTTGTTAGACCTAGAAATTGAGTACAAATATTTATGTGATATATTTATTATATGTTGTTCTGAAAATAATACATCAAGATTGCAAAAAATACTACTGAAAGGTATAAATATTAATCATGTAAGTAAAATATTAGATTGTGAGATAGGTGGATATAATGTAAAAACAGTTGTATTTTTGTTGGATAATAATTATGTCATAAATATGAATAATGATAAAATATTATATGATGCGTCCATTAAATCAAATTATGGCATGATTGACTTCCTTTTAAAAACTGGCTTGAAACCTGATTATAAAACAATCGAGTACGTATATATGAAGATGGACGTAAAAATTATTGAAATTTTTATTAAGTATCAAATTGATTTAGCACAACTCAAACCAATTAACAATAATGACCATTTAATTAATAAAATATTGGAATGTGGTATGGACAAGTATGTACTAATCACTTATTTGTTTGCCAGCATTAGTCCGGATGCCCGAGGCATAGACAATGTATTTCACCACATTAAAAGAATTGGTTGAATAAATAAAGCCAAGACATATTTTTAATTTTATTATTTAAATAAAAATAAAAATAAATATTAGTACCATGGTCGATTACCATGGTAGTTCATATTCACGGTGAATGATGAACCGACTGGAACATAGATCCTGGGATTAGGAGAATTAAGATATTGACGGGCAACATGAGGATTTCCGCTGGGAGTAACGCTACGGCAATAATCATCCACGTTCTTACTATTTTGATAGGATGTTGGAGTGCAATTGGTGTTATATCCTGATACAAAGTAGGGATTTTGAGCATGAAAAGAATTGTAGGCATTTCCTTGATATCCGTATAAATCTGACATTTTAGTTTGATTTTTGTTATGAAATGCTTGATCTATTATGTAATAGAGATAATTATTCCAAAACTCTATGGACCCATTAATGATTTAAAATTTCAATTTTTTTATTATTGTATCTTTTTTTTACGCTTAATAATAGACCTTTTTTGTTTAATTGCTTCTTCCTCTTCCCTGGCCTCCAATTCTGCCTGTTCTTGTTCCTTCCTAAAAATTTCTTCTTCCTGTTCCCTAGTTAATTTTCTGGTCTTAATAATCATATCCTTATGATTGTATAAAATAGGTTTAAGATATGTTTTAAGTTTCTTTCTGGCACCGGGCTTGGTATAATCTATATTTTCAATTGTTTCCTTGATTTTGTTTCTGGTTTTTTTACTCAATATATCACCCATATCATTAAGTATGTCATTTAAATCACTAACTTTGGCTTGTATTAATGTATCCAAAATTTCGTCAATTTTCATTTTAACCCATTTATTATTTTCATAAACTTCACCATAAGATGATTTAATATCACCATAATAAATATTATGATGTTGTGGTTTGGACGGATTAAAATTAACATTTGAAATGAAACTTTCAATCATATTTTTGTTAGAAGCAAATATCATGCTATAATCCTGGGGTTCAAGATTTTTAACGCCATCTTTGCCAAATGATATCAAAATAATCGGAATATTTCCATAAATTTTGTAAATGTTATTTGAATTAGGACTATTTATTGCATTGTTAACTTTTGAATTCTTACAATTAACATTTATACTTGTTTGCTTATTCTTTTTCCCTTTAATATTATTTTTTTGTTTCATCATCATTTTTTTACAACGATTTTTATTAATATGGTCTGATAATGAATCTTTCCTTGTAAAGGGATAATTACAATATGTACATTTATATCTGATTTGTTTATTTGTTTTGCTACCACCAATATTGCAGTTATTCATATGTCTTATTAGATTTCTATTATTGGCAAAAGTCTTGTGACATTTTTTGCACATGTGCCCGATCATAATTGTTAATATTATTTATCAACAAATTTTTATACTTGATCATTTAGTACATCAATTATACACCAATTATACATTAATTATATGCCAATTATACATTAATTATACATTAATTAACCGGGATTTTTTACCGGAGGAAAAGTTGCCCGGTTTATAAAAACATAATAAGCAATATATAAATATAATAGGATAACCTGACAATAAATAAAAATTATATAAGCTGACAAATTAATGATTTTACCGGGCGGTCCATACTTCTAAAAAACACAACAGCTTCAGGTTTTGCCGGGCCAGCGGGCAAATTCCGCGGGTTTTTAAAAATCTTACAAAAAAAAAAATTAGGAATTTTTTTTCACACGTTTAAAAATTTCTGCCAAAAAGAATTTATTTTTAGTAAATTTGTTTAAATAATTATTTATTAAATGGAGATTTCATTGACCGATATTATCAAACTAGCATTGTTTAGATGATCCATGATGTTATGGTGAAGAATTGATTTGTGCATTTACGATTTGGTTATTTATGAAATGTGATATTCTTTCCTTATCATAATTTCAATAAATATTAATCTGTTCATATTTATTATATTAATATTCCATTATTCCATATTTTTCTTTATAGAGATTGTAATGCGACAAAAAATATGTATAAAATAGAAGAAGTAAAGAAAAGAATAATTCATGTTAAGTGTGAAAAAAAGAACATGAAAAGAATTAATGAGTGAGAATAAAAAATCCTTAAAGGATCGACCATGACGCCTAATTAATATTTTATATTGGTGATAATTTATTAAATTATTATCAATATATATTTTAAGCAGAACACATTAAGCATTCGCCCGGAATTCTAGGTTTATTGGCCTGGATTTTTTTAATTTTGTCAATATCAATACCGAATTTATTAGCTTCAGATACCGCTTTTGATCTTAAATAATACATTCCTGTTTTTAACCCTTTTTTCCAAGCAGTAAATAAACAGGAATTAAGTTTAATAAAATCTGGTTTTGCAATGAATATGTTCATACTTTGTGTTTGATCAATAAAAGGTCCTCTATCAGCGGCCATTTCAATAATAGATTGTTGTGGTATTTCCCAAACAGTTCGATAAATGCGTTTAATTTCGTCAGGTATATATGAAATATTGGCAATCGAACCTTCATAATATTTAATCAAATCTATTATTTCTGAATTCCACAATCCAAGATCCATCAAATCTTTCATCAAATGCTTATTTATAATATAATAGTCACCAGCCAATGTTGTTCTAGTATAAATATTTTCTGTATAGGGCTCAAAGGCTTCATTATTGTTCATTATTTGTGCAGTGCTAGCTGTTGGCATACAAGCTGTAACTAAGCTATTGGCAACCCCATGTATTTTTATTTCATTCATTAATTCATCCCAATCCCACATTCCACTAAGTTCAAATCTGTTTAAATTCCAAAGATCGAATTGAAATTTTCCCTGTGATAATGGACTTCCCGGAAATGTTTGATAATGGCTTCGTTCTTTAGCTATAATCATAGATTCTGTTAATGCACCAAAATAAATCGTTTCAAATATTTTTTTATTAAGATCCCTTGCCAAATCAGAATCAAACGGTGTTTTAAATATAGCAAAAACATCAGCTAAACCTTGAGCACCAATACCAATAGGTCTATCTCTAAGGTTTGTAGCTCTTGTTTTCTCAATTGGATAAAAGTTAATATCTATTATATTATTTAAATTTCTGGTAACAATTTGTGCATTTCTTCTGAGTTCTTCATAATCAAAAATAGGTTGACCGTTCTGATAAATAACATATTTTGGTAAACAAATTGATGCTAAATTACACGTACTGTAATGATTAGCGTCCGATACTTCTAAAATTTCAGAACATTGACCAGTAATAACACCATTGAATATTCCCATGTGCCTTTTTGGTTCGCTAAAACAGTATGTATCCTCTTTTTTGTCAAGTTTTGTAATGTTCGTAATATAGACCGCACTAAGAAAATCACTATTATCATCTGACATTCCCTTATAAAAATCGATTTTCTTACACTCTAATCCAAATTTTTCCAAATTATTTAATTGTTTTTCACTGATTATTATGTTATATTTATCCGAGTCTGAAAATTTTACTATGCGGGTGTGACATCCCAATGTTTGGAACATATATTGTAAATCAATTAAAAAATTTCTATTCGCTGACGGAATAATACAATCATCTGCTCTTATTTTAAGTGAAATATTAGGCAATTGAAAATTGGGAAATTTATATGCGTATCTATCTAAAATATCACCAAGCCATTTTAATTTTATTTTGATATTATTGTTTATTGGCACGTTGTATTCTTTTAAATAATCAAAATTATCACTTCCATTTTCAATTATTGGAAGTGTATAATCTATTAATTGGTCTTTAATGACCAATTCTGATGCTTTTTTCTCAATTATTTCATTATTTGAATTTATGTAAAACTTGTGATATGGTGTACATTTTAAAACTGATCCATTAGAAAAAGAAATTTCAACGAGTTCCTGATTTTGCCCGGTTTTTTTTATTTGTACCTTGCTAAATTCTTCGCCATTCCAAATTTCGGTTTGATGATTTTCTAAAGATTTTATATTGAAATAACCATTAGATGTTAATATCATTGTGTCACCTGACACACAAAGATTAGAACCATTGATTACCCCAATATTTTGTTGATTAGATTTGTAATTAGCAGCATCTTTAAATATAATATAGGGAACACCTGATTCAATTTGCGATTCCATAATTTTAAACCAAAGTTCACGGGCGGATATTTGTTTTATGTATTTACCACTTGATTCATATTCAAGATATGCTTGTGTAAATTCTGTGCCAAATTTGTCCAATATATTAGGGCATTCAGATGGACACATAAGCGACCATATGCCATCTGATTCTACACGCTGCATAAAAATATCATTTATCATTAGTCCCAAAAATAAATCTCGTGCTCTTTCTGTTTCTGCACCTGTATTTTTCTTAAGATCCAGAAAAAAGAAAATATCGGCATGCCATGGCTCAAGATAAATAGCAATTGATCCTGGCCTTTTTCCTCCCTGATCCGCATAATGGGAAATTTTACCGAATACAGGTAATACTCTCAAACCACTTGCTCTCCCTTGGGTGGAATTAATATACGAACCAAAACATCGTAGATTACTTACATGGACAGCAATCCCTCCCGCATATTTACTAATCACAGCACACGCTTTCCAACATTCACCTATCGCTTCCATATCATCATCTATTCCTAAAAGAAAACAACTAGATAATTGTTCATGTGTGGTACCAGCATTAAATAATGTAGGCGTTGCATGGGTAAAATATCCTCTCGACAACTGTTCATATGTTTCAATTATGCGGTCTATTCTATCAGTTTTATAATGAAGTGCAATAGCCACACGCATAAACATATGTTGTGGTCTTTCGATAATATTACCATTGGATAATTTTTTCAAATATGCATTTTCTAATGTTCTATATCCAAATATGGACATTTGATAATCCCTTTCATATCGAATTGCATTGTTTATTTTTTGGTGATGTTTTTCTACATAATTGGCAAAACTTTCTGATATTATTGGGGCTAATTTACCTTTTTTGTTGACATTAGATCTCATTAAACGTACAAGATCAAGATAATCATCGCATGTGCTACGATGAAGCTTGTCAATAATTATCCACACGGCAATCGATGGATAGTCATAATGATCACATATCATTTCTGTTGCAGAATTAATAATTTGGTCTTCTATTTCTTCCAAAGTATTTTTTGTCTTAAGTTTTGGCAACACATTTTTACTTAATTTATCCACATCTAAATGTTCTACATTCATTAATTTGCAAATTGTAGCAATGGAAGTTTTAAGTGATTCATAACTCAATAGTCCTATTGTATTATTATGCACAATATAAACATCTTCGTTATTATTGTTATCATCAAGGCCGGAATCGGATGATTTTAATTTTGAATTATTTTTTTTATTTTCTAGCACTAAATTGGCTATATTGTTACGAATTTTAATTATATTATTTTGTAATTCCGGATTCATTATTTCGATGTTTAAAAACAATAAATTTTTTTTTATATATTGAATAAAATAATCAATTTTTTTAACGAAATGTCTTTTACAATGGATCAAGTTTAAATATATTATTTTAATTGGCGTAAATCATCTAATCTTTTTAGAAAAAAGATTTTCTTGGATAAAATAAAATACGCCATACAAGACTTTATTTAGAAAATCGATGATTATTATTAAATAATCAATTATATTAATTACAGTATTGTACCTATTATTTTCATCATGTTCTTGTTCTAACTCAATATTTGGTTTAAATATATCAACTGTATTTTCGAATATGTTATCATTCGTTGGGGCAATATCTTCCGTTATGCGTCGACGTCTCTCGGTCAATTTTGAAAGTTCATTTAAATCACATTTGTCATCTGAACTGATAACCGGTTCGTAAAATATTTTTTTTCGTTTAAAATTATTTTTTTTTTTTGGTAAAGGCAATGTTTTTGTTTTAGGAACAAAAATATGTTTTATATGATGATAATTTTCTTTTACTGTATTTATTTTATTTTTTTTGTCATCGTAATCTGGATCTTTGTCATCATAATCTACATTTTTATTATAATCTGGATTTCTATCACCATAACTTTCTATTAATTGATAGCTAGAATTTATAATATTATCATCGCTTAGTGTAATGGGTTTTTTAATCCGGTATTTTTTTTTGTTTGAATTTATTTTTTTTTTACTTTCAATCAATTTATTTTCTTTGCTGGACAATTCTGATTCATATAAATTTTCATTTAGTGTGCTATATTTGAATTGATATTCATTGTTATTTACTGTACTATAACTTATTTGATTTTTTCTTTCAGAATGTGTTTTATTTTTGGTTAATTTATTTTGCTTATCGAATAATTCTGATTCGTATAAATCGTCATTGTCATCATCATTTGCGTATGCAATTTTGCCATTCAATTCGATTTGCGGATAAAATGATTTTGATAAATTATTATTTTTATTATATTCCATCGGCAATATTTTGTCATCATCGATAATATTGCTAGGATGTAATTCGTTAATATTTAAGATATTGTCATCAGATTCTTCGTTATTATTTATTTTGGGTTTGATAAATCTGATGTTATTACTTTTTTGATTTTTTTTTAAATAGGATGAAGGTTCAGACGGTAGTATCGGTGTGTTAATTAATGTATCAATTAGATCTATTACATAATTTGCTGTTTCATTATCTAATTTATTCAATTCCATATTGGATAATATAATTTTTATAATATTTTATAATTTTCGTACCAAATACGAAAATTATAAAAAATTGAATAAAAAATACAATTTTAAATAATTTAAATACAAAACGTTTTCAAAAAACATTAGAATGAGTATTATACAAAAAATATTATTGGATTCAGAAGATCGTCATGTGATTAATAACCCGGTTATAGTAGATAATGTAGAAACAAAATTGCCGATAGAAAATACACAATCCTATTTTATGGCGACAATTGATTATGGTATAAAATTTATAGAAGAGGAAGAATCACAACTAACAGATGAGGAAACTGAACCATATTTGCCATCTTATCGAAAATATTGTGATGATTTTCTTGATATGAATATCAAAAAGGAACCAATATTATCTTTGACGAGTGAGAAATACACTGTTTATCCAGTCCAATATCAGACAATATGGAATATATATAAAAAACAGTTACAGGTTAATTGGGTTGTGGAAGAAGTAGATTTGTCTAAAGATGTTGCAGATTGGGAAAAAATGCTAAGTTCTGATGATAAAATTTTTTTAATGCATGTTCTAGCATTTTTTGCAATAGCTGATGGTATTGTTAATGCTAACATAAAACAAAATTTAATTGATGTCGTAAAAATTAAAGAAGCAGAATGTGCATATGGAAAACAATTTGAAATGGAAAACGCTCATGGTGAAATGTATTCTTTAATGTTAGAAACATTTGTAAAAGATGAAATCCTCAAAAAAAAATTAATTGATGCAGTTAAAACTATGCCTAGTATTAAAAAAAAAGCGCAATGGTGTAAGAAATGGATTGATTCCGATAAAACTTATGCTCATAAATTAATAGCATTTGCAATTGTAGAAGGAATATTTTTTAGTGGTTCATTCGCATCCATATTTTGGCTCAAAACGAGAAAAGGTTCAATTATGCCAGGTTTAAGAAAATCTAATAAATTCATAGCGCGAGACGAAAATTTACATGTTGAACTCGCATGCAGTCTGTATTCGCTTCTTAAAAACAGATTAAAGGAATCCGTCATATATGAAATTTTTGAGGAAGCAATTCTGATTGAGGAAGAATTTATTAATGATTCTTTACCATGCAAACTCCTTGGCATGAATTCGACTCTAATGTCAGAATATATCAAATATTGTGCAGATAGGTTGTTGGTACAAATGGGTTATAACAAAAAATTTCTTAAAGAGAATCCATTTGAATATATGAAGAAAATTGACACATTTTGTAAACAAAACTTTTTTGAGGGCAGAAATGATGCATATTCCGATGCCAAAATTGATAATCCACGGGTTTTTAGAATTCTAAAAACCGGCTTTTAAAAAATATATTTTGGATATGATTATTTTATTTGTTTAATAAATTAAACAAATAAAATAATACTAAATCAATAAATTATCTGTATACGGGTAACTTTTGGTTTTTCATTAAACAACATGAAAAAATTAATAATTTTATCTATTTGATTAAATGCATAGTCTGATATTATTTCGTCGGGAGTACTGATTACTACTATATTTTCAATACTAGTGAGTTTTTTAATTTTATCAGAAACATTTGTTTTGTTAATGTTAATAATATGAGTTTTATATTCAGAATTAATGCTTAAATTATTAAATGCTTGCATATCGGTCAAAATAACAGTATTTCTGTCCAAAGTTTTCAAATAAGTAGTGATATTCGAATCATAATTTTTAATACTGTTTCTAATAATGGCTATTTTATGTATATTAATAAATTCGTTACAAATTGGACATCTACTGGTATTACCCAATGTATGTATGATGCAATCTAAACAAATAAAATGTCCACAAATTAATTTTGTTCTGATAATGTCTTCATCTGAATAACAAATGGGGCAATATTTGTCATTAAATGAACTGTAAATAGTATTCGATTTTATTACGACATTCCTAATAACACTATCATTTACAGAAATATTGGAAAGATATCTGTTATAATTATTTATTATTTTATCTGTTATATTTTTCATGTTCCTTATATTTTTTATTTTAAATAAAACATTTTTAATATTATATTCAAAAAATTTTGGTACATATGATAAATCGATTATTGATGTTATTAAAGTAATGATCGCATTGTAAATTTTTGCCTCAATAATACTATTTTTTTGTTTTGTAGTAATAGAATATACATTCATAGAGTCATTTGTTAATCTGTTTTTCCAATTGTTGTAATATTTATTAAATAAATCATACATGTGTTTTTCCAATGGCATCATGGAAAGTTGTATTGTTCTAAATTTTTGTGTAAATGTTTCATAATTAACAATTGTATAATATTGATTAAAATTAGTCAACAGCATTTTAATAATACTATTCTTGTACCGTTTTTTTTCATCAATAGAAAGACTAAGCCATAAACCAGTAATACTAGCCAATTCATTTATTTTTAATTTAATTGGTGTTCTTTCCATTGAAAAATAGTATCGTAAAGGCATACTATTTATAATCCATATTTCTCTACAACCTAAAAAATTTATTAAATTCTTAATTCCTACCAAAAATTGTATATGAAATTCATGTATAATTAACCGATCTATTTTTTTATAATTTGACATAGATGATTTTTTAAGATAAAATAGTTCATCATATGTCATTGTATGATAATTTTGCCATAAATTACTCATATTTATTGGTAAAATGATAAGCGTATTTATTTTTTTGTCATGATCTCTAAAATTCTCATTTATCAATTTGATAACATTATTTGTCTCGATGATTCCTCCTATTTTTTTAAAAAAAATTTTTGTTACATATTTGGTAGATATTAACTTTTTATTTTGTAAATTAAAAGAATAATCCGAATTTAGACTAAAATGATACCATGGCATTATGCACATATTATTATTTTTCCGATAATGAATAAATTGATGGATTGATTTTTCATTTGTGTAATAATTTTTTTTATTTTTAATTTCTTTAATTTGTAAAATGGATAGGTAGTAGGCCAATCTTCTATTATGTTCTTTTGTCATACCGTTGTCATTTATAATCCTCAATAAATTTAGATATAAACAAATATTATATACACGCTTATAAATTTTATTTTTATAGGATTTTGTTTTTGGGATATAAATGTTGATGTACTGATAATGGCTAAATTCTATGCCAAAATTAAAAAAATTAGAAACTTCACAATTTGAAAACTTATATAAAATTTCACCACTAACTCTATCCAAAACAATATTTAAATGTGCATTATAAACTGGATCAACTAAATTATTATTAATAATAATTGTATCAAATAATAACTTTATTTTCATTGATGATTTTGCTATTAGTTAACAATAACTAATAATTTGTTTGTAGATCATTCTTTATAACATATATGTCATTTTCAAATATAGTTTATCCGATTATTTGTTAAAATATAGTTTGTCTGGTTATTATTAGTTGAAATATAATTTATCTGGTTATTTTATTATGAATACCAATAAATATTTGAAGCCCAATTTACTTGATCCAATCATTGAAAAAAAGATAATAAAAACATTAAAACCACAGGTTGAGGACTATTGGGCACCTACAAAAAATGGTTTTAGAACTTTTTATGAAAATTACATAAGACCTAATTATTTTTTGATTATTTTTATAGTGTTAATACTACTTTTTTTAATTTATAGATATCGTATTATCAAAAAGAGAAGAGAAAATACCGAACCAGATAAAGATTTCATTAGTCCACCCAATAAAATAAATACAAATTCTGGTAATAATAAAAATAGTCCAAATAAGGATATCGACGAATATACTAAATTATTAATGCATATGTATAATCAACAAAAAGAGGAAATGCGAGAACCACCTATTAAACATTTAAACGATAACACAAACCCAAAATTTGCATATCCAATGTATCCGTATGCACAAGGTGGAACATTGGCTCCGTCAACTAATAAATAAAACAACAAAATCTATTTAAATGGTATAAATACTTGATATGTGCAAATTAGGAATATTTTATGCATTACTGGGATTATTATTAGGGTTTTTTATAATTTATTTAATATTACCGTCGCCGCAAATGATAATTAAATATCCAAATATCGATAATATACATAATACGACATACGTTGATGAAAATGGGTTATGTTACAAATATCATGCAGACGAAGTTGCATGTACTAATTGATATATTGTAAGTATAAAAAATACGAATAAAAAATCGCATAAATAAATTTTAACCTGGAATATTTTGTCACTTATTCTAAAATATCTTATAAAAAAAATAGGACATTAAATTAAGGTATGGTATCAAATAACATAATATTGATAATAGTTATACTTTTAATAATTGGTATTATTGTTTATTTTTATTACAATTGTAAAAATTCGACAATTAATAACAATGAAGATATGTTGGTTTCAACAAATGGAAAAAAATCAAAAAAAGTTAGATTTAATGATAATGTAAAATATAAAACTTACAAAAAAAATTCGTTTGATACTCCTGATTCAAGCGATATGGACAATTTGTACAATAAAACAAAAATTGATGTCGACAGTATTTTTTCATCAGCTAGAAAAAATACTTTATCTGATTCTTCGTCAGCTTCCAATAATAAAATAAGTTCAGCATCAGATAGATCAATTGTATCATCATCCAATAGTTCCATACATGCAAAACCATATTTCAAAAACAATAATTTATATTCACACGACCCAATATCAGAAACTGAATTATGGGATACCAATTTTGGTCTACCCTTGATGAACAAAGATGAAAAGAAAAAATTCATTTCTAAAATGCAAAAAAATCATCAAGATTATCAAAAATCATTGGGGAAATTTAGTCAATATCAAATGGACAATGATACCGTTATTAAAACAGATACCACTATTAATCCGTTTAAATCTGATGAACGCGGTAATTCTCTTAAAGGACGAACCGTTAAGGAAATATATGATCAACAGGTAAGGGCCCCAAAAGCAAAATCAAAAAAAATTAAACAAAGATCAGATTCTGAAATAGAATATGAAAATGAAGTCGAAATGAATGGCGGTAAAATCAAAGGGACAGATATGTGTGGTTTTGATAGTACATTGAACGATTTCCATTCAGCAGCTTTTGGCAATGAATTCTAGAATACATAAAAAATTGAAACAATTGATTTATTTAAAAATAAATTCTTAGTATGTTTATACTAAGAATGTATCAAACACCGTCAAAATATTCAAAAAATGAAAATTTAGGTTCAAGTGAAACAAAAAATAGGATCCTGAAATATTTATATTCGAGTGGAATAAGTCTCAATTCAAAACATGAATTAATTTCCAATACCAAAGATTTGGATAATATTAAAGATGGCGATTATATAATTTGCCCAAGATTTAGTGGAACAAGATCTTGGATTTTATTTTTTACTATTAATGATAATTACTACGCCGTTAATTTTCCGAAACATAGTCAAAGAAAAAAAGAAGATTTGATAATTCATCCAATAGAAATGACTGTTACAAAAAAATTTTACCGTGGAACTATTATGGAAGGGATTTTTTATAGAATAGATAACAAAAAATTTTTGGTTGTCGATGAAGTTTATTTATTTGCCGGCCAAAATCAATTACTAAAATCCAAGGATAATAGACTTAATTATTTATCCAATTATTTCAAGAGTGACACAAGCAAAGTGAATTTGAATTACCTTATGTATGTTTGTCAATATTATACAACTAGTAAATCTTCTCTTAAAGAGCTATATGAAAAAATTAGAGCAGATCCAAAAATCCAAGAAATTATATTTTATCCAAAAATATATGGAGGTAAAATTTATAATTATACAATAATCGACGATGATTTAATTGACAATGTAATTAAATTCGCACAATTTCGGATGCAAAAAACAGCTAGTCCGGATGTCTATAATTTACTTTCGGTTGATTCTAATAATAAAATAGATATTGCATATATCCCAGATATGGAAACTAGTAAAAAATGTAAGCAATGGTTCAAAGATAATAAATCCAAGGAATTACTTATTAAATGTCAAATGAATATGGATAAAAATAAATGGATCCCTATTGAATTAATTGAAAAAGATCTAGATATTGTAGATTCAGATAGCGAATCTATAGAAGATCTAGAATAACCTCATTAATATGATAATTAAGTAATATATCAATTAGCCAGGCTCTTTAAATATTAAAAAATTGAAATTTTCTAATATCTAACAATCCCATTAGGTCTCCTTATTATTCTAAACTCATAGAATAGGACAAATATAGTTATTTTGAAGATAAAATGTCCAGTTCTACCAAGCAATATAAATCATATTATTCTTATGATTTCGGCCATTCCAATAAATCTATCACTGGATTTGGTTCACAAAATGAATCCCAATATCCCAATTACGGTAACAGAGAGTATTTAAATACTAGACGAACCAAATATTATCGTAATTCTGAAAATGTTCAATCATGCGATGGTCAGAATTATGTCGCGCATCAAAAGGAAAATGAATATAAAAATCCTAACAGACAGGATTACAGATCGCGCGATGGCCCCAATAATAATAATTTCTTAGAAGCCTTCAGGCTAAATGAAATCACGCCATTGCGCTACAATTCGGAATATACTCCCAATGTTCCTAATAAATATCTAAAACCGAACATCATACTTGATGATGATTTTTATTTGTCTGGTGCTATTACGCCAAACTATGAAAATTGTATCAAAACCCCAACTTCTTTAGATAATGAAGTTAAAACCCAACCAATTATCAATGCTGACAACAATACCGATAATCAATGTTTATCATCTATCGTGGTATTATATAGCAACAAAAATGGAACCCGCGAGTTTTTAGACATGCATGGCTGTATCACTGAATCTGTCAAGTCGTCTCTCCAAACCGACCAAGCGATTGGGAAAGAAATTATCAGAGCATTAGGTGAAGAATTCGGCTCTATGTATACATGTTCTGAAACGATTGATGTTCTTATCGGCAAGGTCGATGATCCCAAGCGAGATATTACCACATATACCGCAAATATTAACGTTAGTCAGTTGGAACATTTAACGTCCGAAACAAAAAAATCTGATATTAAGATTCCATCAATTAATCAGATTGCATTACCTCATCCTGCACCTTCACAACAACGAAGGAAAACGTGGGCACAATATAAAATTGTCTTGTATATCCAGGGAGCCCGGAATGAGCTCAGAAATTTCTTGAATAATATGAGCAATAAATTTAAGGATAATGATGATATTTATGGATACGGTATCATTGATTCGAACGATCTAAAATTACTGCTTTCGGATCATCTAAACGTTGAAGGTGAAATTCTGACCTTTCAAAAATTAAAATGTTAATGTATTTATTTTATGTATCCATTATATGTATTTATTTTGACACGAAAATAAATACATATAATACCAAAAAAAATTGATTTTTTTATCACAAAAAAGTTCTATTATAAAATACGAAATCATACCAATATGATTTCAATATTACAGAGATTCAAATTTTTCCTAATAAAAGCATTAACTAATGCAATGGCTGTGGATTCAACCAATTCATCCGAATTGAAACTGTACAATAGTGATTTTGAAATAATATTTTCAGTTGAAACTAATATAAAAACCGTCCCGAACGAGCAATTTATCATCATCAAAAAAATAAGTTATTTATATTCGCCGAAAAATTACAATATTTTCGCGATTGCCCATGATTCTAATTTAGATCATAAATTATTGCAAATTGTAACCTCGATGATGATTTTTAATATTACACAAAAAAATCGTTCAGTTAATTTTTCAATTATTGAAAACGGTTACGAATGTACGTACAACAAAAAAAGGATTACCATTGATTATTCTTTAAATAATATTACAATTACTGCGGAATCGAATAGTTTGTCATCAAATAATAATTACTCGATATCCGACCAGTTTAAAATCATTTCTACAAATGATTTCAAATGTTTAATTAACTATAAAAAAGAAATTATCGACGGAAAAATTAAAAAAATACACCAACAACTACAAATTAAAATTAAAAATACAATGATTACAGGTCATATCAGCAAAGATATTATAAGTTATATTGAGAACTTTTTCACGACTTATCAAATTGAAAAATATATTTTTGCTGACGCAATAATAAAAAATGATATTCATGTTTTGAATTTTTATGGTGATTATTTCAAGGAAAAATTTTATTGGTTCATAACCGATACATATTGGATAATTTCTATTTACAAATTGGAATATCTGAATTCAATAGTTAAGGATGAACCAAATTTATTTTGGTTGATGTGTAAAGAAGGTCTGTTTTGTCTGGCGTATAATTTCGAGGTATTTGAAAAACAAATAAATTCGAATTTATCCGAATTACTAAGATCCGATAACTATTTGGGACTAAAATTACTATTGGAAAGTCTTTATATTTATGCAAAAGAATCAGATGTTGCTGATGTTATAAAATTTCTTTTACGAAGAGAAGATAATCTGCAAAATGATATTGTAGATATTTATTATCAGATAGATGTTTATCATAAAATACATTACCAAGGTTATCAACATTGGGAACTTGATGACGTATTAACAAATCTTTAATTTTATTTTTAATTTTAAATAAAATTAAAAATAAAATCAATTGTAATTATTTTTGAAGTATATAATCAAAATACTAACATTATCAGTAGACCCGCGTGCGATAGCATAACTTGCAAGTTTTCTTGCAATGCATTTGGTGTTCGAAACTTCTTTGGATGGATATTTACCATCAATATTATAAAAATCAATATTGTTATTACTAAAATGATCTCTCACAAAATTAACCGCTTCATGATTTTGCAATACGTCCCATAAACCATCACATGCTAATATTATAAATTCATCATCATTTTGTAAAGAATAATTGAATGATTCTGGTATATGTGTTACCTGAGGTGTGGCATCAATATCGCCGAATGATCTTGATACAGATAAATCGTGAACTCGCCAATCACCAGCATCATAATGAATATAAAAATTTGTATTATTTTTTTTATTCACTTTGTCAATTCTTTGTTTTTCATCAGACCAAAATGGTTTATGATCTTTACATAAAGGAATGGCTAAACCTTTTCTTGATAGAACAGCACGACAATCGCCCAAGTTAATTACCTGAATATGTTCCTTGTTATAATCATCACAATATCTAACCAGAATTAGTGCAGTACATCCACATTCGAGACCGATATTGCCAGGATGATCGGCTAATTCTTTTTGTACATAATCATATATTTTGCATATACTATTGTATGATAATGGATATATTAAATTCTTTTTCATGAAATGTTTTTTAAGACGTGGCGCGCAGAATTTTGCAACTTCAGAGCCACCGTGACCATCACAAACAATAAAAAAATCAATAGGGACATATTTTTCATCTTCAGAATAGCCATCATGTGTTAAATTTAAATGGTACAATTCTACATCCTCATTGCTTTCACGTCTGCCTTGTTGCGAAGTAACATGTAAATCTATAGGTCTTGGCATTGTATTATGAAGTTCTATTATAATGTCATATTTTATAACAATTATGATTTTTTAATCAATTTTTTTGAAAATATTCGAATTAAAAAAATTGATTATCTAAAAGCATTTAAAATATTGATATTTATCATATATTATTATACAATGACTACAAACCAATTTAGTTCTTCTATTGATAATTTGATAGATCAAATTGACCAAAATCATGATCTTAATGTATGTGCAAAATGTTTATGTGCATCTGATAATTTATTTATTTTAACATGTAATCATTTTGTTTGTTTGGAATGTATAGAAAAATCAATAGATGATAATAATTACAAAAATTGTCCATCATGCAATAGCATTTTAACAAAAAATTTACATAAAATATACTCTGGTTTTCTGGCCGATCCAGTAGCAAAACTAGCATATTATCATGATATCCGGATCGGCAATATAGTTTGGTGCTATGGTGGGAATGATCATAATTGGTTATATTCAAAAGATCATAGCAATCAGTTAAATGATGCATATAAACTTTATGAAATGGACGAAGACAAAGACAATATATTAGAATTACAAATTGGTCAGAATATGCCCACATATATAATAGATTTTAACGAAATGGTACAATATCAAAAAATGGCTCCAAACAAACGACGTCCAGTATCATTTTTCAAATTTAGATCATTATCTGACCTAAAAAAAAATAAGATTATAGGTGTTAGTGGTAAACTTTTATAATTGAAATATTTATTGTTATTAGTAACAATAAATATTTATTCATTATTGCAAATAATAAATTTTTAATTGCTCAAAATTAGTGTAATTAATTTATACAATGTACAAGCGCCTATAATCATTGTCAGACGGATCATAATTATTAATTTCATCCAATGGCATATAATAACCTATTATTTCATACACAATCGGATGAATTGCATAAACATTAAGATCAATTAATTTTTCAATGAAATCTAATACGAACATGATAACACAGTTAACAAATGCTTTGGTATATATTTTTTTATCATCTGTATTGTATGGATATTCGTATACGTATGATGTCACAATTTCATTATATCCTCTTCTAAAAATTCTTACTTCTTTTTTGATTTGTGACGAAATTTGATCCATTTTTTTTTCCATTTTTTTTTTAATTATATCACTATATGCGTCATGATCTTTGTATTTTTCATTATTTTTGTATTTATTGCACATCTCACAATATAAATTAGTTGTATAAGATGGCGAAATAAATTGATATTTTGGATTAGTCAACAAAGTTTTTAAATAGGACTTAGTACCATTAGTTTTCCATCTTGTACTTGTCATGTCGGTCCATTTCTTCAAAAAAATGTAAAGCTTATTATCTTGACAAAATATATCTTCTAACATTGAAATATATTTATCGAATATTTGGAAAAAATTAATTTCATCCGTATCGGTTAAATATTTTTTGTTATAAAATAGAACATCTTCATTATCATATAAGGTTTTATTTATGTTCCACTTGTCATTTTTAAAGAAAGTATAGGGTATATATATATCATCAAAAAAATTTCGTAGTTGTATATTTAATAGTCTACAGACAGTTTGATTTTTATTCATTTCTTCATCATTATTTCTACTAACTCCTAAATTTTCAAGTTTATTAATAATATTTTCCGTGGTAATAGCAGATTCTACCATATTAATGTTCTATGATTAATACAATTATAGAACATCTATATCAATATGTATTTAAGTAATCAAATTTTTTTTAAAGATGATATTTTTTGGAAAAATCGCTTTTAGAAATCGTCGGTATACCTAATTTTTTTGCAGTTAAATACTTTGAACTGGACTGCTGACCATCATCATAAACTAATAAAGAAGTGTTGCGACTAATAGATTCTGACATTTTACCTCCTTCAAGTTCAATAAATTTTTGCCAAACTGGTTCGCGAAAACCGGTGAAAACTATTGTCATTCCGTTAAATAAACCTAATTTATTAACTTTATTAATATATGGTTTAACTTCAACGGTTTCACTAATTTTATCATAGAATTTCTGAAATAATGGAAGTGCGTAAAGGAAACTATCAACTGTTTTTGTGTCAAACCCTTCCAAAGACAATAATTTATTTTCCCATTGTTCATGGGTTTTTTTTGAATATTTATCAACAATATTTGGATATACATCCAAAATCTTTTTAATTTTCTTTTTCCCAAAACCTCTACCAAAAATGTTACTGGCCGCCATAAGTGTTAGTATATCCATTTCATTTAAGGCATCTAATAAATTATTATATAATTTGTTCGCAAGTGTTTCTTTAAAACCTTCTAATGATAAAAAATCGTCAACTGTCAATGATATTATTTTAGGTATGGTATTATAACCAGCTTTAACTAATCTCGCAACGAGTCCTTCTGATAGATTTTGTACACCAATTTCTCTTACAAATTTTGTTATTCTTTGAATAATAACAGTTTCATCATGTCCTGCGTCAGTTAAAACGATATTGACATGGTTATCGTCCCATTCATAATTATAATTATCTGGAAGTGCTGGTTTTTTGGCAGGTTTAACAACTCCCATTATATAGGGTATAACATCACCACTACGAACAACCGTAATAATAGCGTCAGGACCTATCATATTATCAACAATAAATTTAGCGTTAAATCCGGTTGTATATTCTAGGTCTGCTTGGGATAATCGAACTTTTTCAAAATGTATTCTTGGTACAAGAACGCCATCTTTCGAGGGCTTCCATATAACATCGATTACTTTAACGTTTGCAGTTTGTGACATTCCTTTATATGCAAAACTATAGGAGGGATTTCCTGATGTGTTTCTTTCATGTTTATTATTATCGGTGACTATAATACCATCTATTTCGTAAATGGACTTTTTCTTCCTTTTTTTTAAAATATCGTCAAGTATATTTGTGTCAATATCCTCATAAATATCATAATAAACAACCATTAATTCCCATTTTTTAAGAAATAACATTTGGTCCGATGGCTTGAATTCTGGAAGAATAATTTCGTATGCTATGAAATCTACATCTGATGCATAATCATGATTAACCGAATCTTTTTTAGAATTTACTATTCCCGCTACCATATTCCGTGCATTGGACATAATTTTGTTATATTTTTCGAAATTATTTTTTGTCATAATTAGCTCGCCTCTTATTGCTATTTCCCTATTAGGTAATTTATCAGTCCGAATATTTATCAGATGCAGTAAATGTGTGATATTTTGTCCGTAATTGCCGTCACCACGTGTGTATAGTTTAATTTCATTATTATTCATTGTTAATAAACAAGAAATACCGTCAAGTTTATCACTTATAACATATGGACCATTGTATTGATTGATCCATTTATTAACCAACTTTTCATCTGCTTTGATTTTATCCATTGAGCCCATCCAATAAGGAAGTTTCACTTTTTTACCTTTAATTGGAGCTCCTGTTTGCTTGAAAACTTTAGATTTAGGATTTAATTGTTTTAGTCTTTCTGTAAGTATATCAAATTCTGCATCTGATATTAGTGAAATATCAGAATTGTAATAACTGTCAGCGGCTATCGAAATAACTTTTTCGATTTCATCTGCTGTCAGTTTTGGTATAATCTGCCAAATGGATTTGGCTTGATTAATTTTTTTAATAATGTCCATCAGTACTTAATAACGAATAACTAATTTTTATACTATAATCGTTTTTTCAACAATTTTTTTTGTAGAGAAGGCACTAAAAAATTGAATAATAAATAATAAAGCTATAGATATATCTATACTAATAAATAAGACATTGGGTATATCTATACCATTAAACAACACATCGATTATGTCAAACAGTAAGTATCACATTTTTGTAGATAATGTTAAGGATAGAATAATATGTCCTATTACCCGTGAAATTATGTATGAACCAGTGAAAGCAAATGATGGAATGACATACGAAAGGGATGCCATTCTACAATGGCTGAAAAATAATAATACTAGTCCGATAACCGGCAAAGTAATTGATAAAAACTTAATTCCATGTATCACAACCAAATGTATTATTAACGATTTTTTCGAATTACGTCCAGATTTAATATCGGAACAATATGTGCCAATGCTCGAGGATTATCATATAAATTTAGAGAATATCCTAAAAATAATTAGACTTAATCTATATAATGATCTTAGAAGATACACTAACTTTTACCTTATTCATTTTTTAGAAAATGTTATGACAATTGAAGATTTTTTAAAAAATTGCAGCTTTGATGTCCAAAAACATATCATTGATAATTCTTTTAATCTAGATGTTAAAATTTCATACACTAAAAATTCGAAAAAGGTCTCATTTAGGTTTGTATGTTGGATTGCATTGTTTGGATCTTTAGAAATTTTTAAATATATAATGTCAAAAAATATTAAAACAGTTTTTAAAAAAAATACATTAGCACATATAGTTTGTGGTTTATGTCGCGAAGAAATAGTAAAATATTTCATAACTTGTGATATCGATTTTGGTGTTAAAAATTTTATTAATAACAAACCGATTCATTTACTTCTAAAAAGAGTAAATATATCAGAAAAAATTATTAGAAATTTTATTGATTTAGAGGTTGGACTTGAAAGCAAAGGTTGTGGCGGAAATAAACCGATACATATTGCAATCAAAAATGTTAATATTTCTAATGATACTATTATTTATCTTATTGAAAAAGGAATAAAATTAAATTGTCCAAATAATAAAAATATATTTCCAATACATATTGCTTGCAATAATGAATATCTAAGACATGATTTGATACTCTATTTGTTAAAAACAAATATAAATTTTGAATGTTGCGATAATGATAATTGGCGACCGATACATTATTTATGTAATGGAAATGATAAAGTACTCATCAAAAAAATAATTGATAAAGGTGTTGACCTAGAATGCGAAACATCTGATGGTAGAAAACCAATTCATCTATTAGCAAAACCCTCAACAGTTACATCACTTAAATATATTATTCAAAAAAATGTACGTGTTGACGATATTGAAAATGAAAGTGATGTTATTGCAGAAAAATTTGGTGATAGGATTAATGAAGAAATTGATAACGGTGATGATGTCATCAATAATAATAATGATTGATGTCATAAATTATATTTTAGCATTACATAAACATAGTAATATATTTATGTAATATCAAAAAAATTGAAATATTTTTAGGTAAACTGATTAAGAATGATATTATATTGTCAAAGTTCTATGTCCAAAATAATTATTCCATCTATTCCTATTGAAGAACTAAGATGTCCAATTTTTCATACAATAATGTTAAATCCCGTTATTGCTGGTGATGGTATATTTTATGAAGAAGATGCAATTGATATGTGGTTTAAAAGCAATAGTACGAGTCCTGTCACTGGCCAAAAAATTAAAAAGTCGTTCACACCATCCATTAATTTAAAAAATATTATTAATTTTATACTTCAAGTACACCCAGAACTAAAAGACGAACAATATTTAAAAACCCCTAAACCTCATATGGAAAATTATACATATGTAACAAAAATAATTGCAGAAGAAAAATATTCTAAACTTTTAGAATATAATGAATTTCACTTAAATGAAATAAATCAGGGATTATTTAAGTCGATCCTAATAAACGCAACAGACAATGTTATTATTCATATTATCGACAATATTTCAAACCTAGGAAAAAGATCTTCTTATAACAATAAATTAATTAGTTGGATTGTTGAATTTTGCTCTCTTCCTGTAATAAAATATTCAATGTTAAAAAGTGTCGAATTGAACTTTACTGAAGAGAACAAACGAAAAAATCTTATCCATTTGGCCTGTAAAAGAAATAATGAAATTGCGGAATACTTTATTGATCTAGGAGAAAATTTAGGAAGTCAAGATGAATATGGAGAAAGAGCGATTCATTTATTGCTAAAAAATAAAGGAATTAGTAACGATACCATAATACGATTGGTTGAAAAAAAAATTTGTTTGGACTGTCCCAATAAATTAGGGCAATACCCAATAAATTTAGTTTGTCAGTTTAGAGATGATGAATTGCTAAAATATTTCATGGGTCTAAAATTAGATTTTGAAAAACAAAGTAAAAAAAAATATCGACCAATTCATTTTTTAATTACTAATTCCAAAATTAATAACGAATCAATTATCGATTTTATTGAAACTGGTGTAGATATTGAAGCTTGTACCGCTACTGGCAAAACACCATTATTACTAGCATGTAATTATAGTGAACGTCAATCTGTAGTTTCACATTTACTTAAAAAAAATGTCAATTTAGAATGTGCTGATGGAGATGGATGGAGACCAATTCATTATATATGTAATGGTGTTTATGTTAATAAATCATTATCTTCCAAAGACATGGCATTGCTTATTGAACTTGTTGATAAAGGTATTGATTTGAACTGTGAAACAAAGGATGGCCAAAGACCAATTCATTTATTAGCAGAACCATCAAAACTATCAGCATTACAGTATTTATTAAGCAAGGGTACTGTGATTACGGATTTTATCAATGATAACGGTGATAACAATAACAACAATAACAATAATAATAGTTTACATGGATCGGAGGAATCAGATGGATCATATGGTGAACCAGACGATCCAAATAATCCAAATGGACCGGGCGATTCAGATGACTCGGAAGATGACTCGGAATATGACTCGGAAGATGACTCGGATGACCGAAATTCACATTCCAGATAGCCTACGATGAATAATTTTTTATTAATAATTAGATTTTAATCAAAAATCTAATTATTAATAACTACAGCCAAATAATGTGTATGATCTAAATTCATTTTGACAATAGAAGCATTTATCGTGTTTACTCATATTTTTGGTAAGTTTATATGGCAAATTTTGATCAAATGGTATACATAAGGATTTCATTGTGATGCCATTTGTTTTGCAATGAACAACTATTTGATCTTCACATTCAGGAATTTCACACCATGGAACTAGGCACATTTGCTTATTTTTGAGACTAGTTTCAAAATCTGTTATATTATTACAAAAATTAATATTCGAGTCCCTTATTGTTTTGGCGCGATTAAACATATCCTCTTGCATATGATCCAATAATTCAGTTATTGCATTAAGAAAGTTATTGCTAATGATAATGTTATTGTCATTTTTTTCTTGTGAACCGTAGGTAATTTTAGATTTTTCGCCTGTGTCTCTGCGGCAAACATTAACGGTCTGGTCTATAACATCCTTAGGACCAACTTCAATTCTGAGTGGAATACCACGTAATTCCCAATAGTTAAATTTATATCCAACACGATAATTATCTCTTGTATCAATTTCTGTCGTAATTCCGTTTGAATTTAGACAATCCGACAAGTATTGGCATAAATCTTCGACGTTTTTCTCTTCTAGTTGCGATGTCTTGCTATTAATTCCACATGGCACAATGATAATTTTGGTAAAAGCAATTTTAGGAGGTAATACCAAACCTTTATTATCACCATGGATCATTGTCATAACACCAATGGTCCTGGTAGTTATACCCCATGAATTTTGGTACACATACTGTTTTTCTTTATTTACGTCTTCGAATTGTATACCAAACATTTTAGAAAAATTTTTGCCTAAAGAATGAGATGTTGCTCCCTGTACAGCTTTACCAATAATTGGTGCATAACATTCAACGGTAGTTGTGTAGTCACCGCCAGCAAATTTTTCTCTTAAAGTTTTTTGTCCCAAAATTACCGGAACCGCTAAAATTTTTTCGTAAACATCAGCATACATTTGGAGTATCTGCCTGATCTCAATATCAGCGTCTACTTTTGATGAGTAACAAGTATGTCCTTCTTGCCAAAGAAATTCTCTAGACCTTATAAATGGCGTACAGTCTTTAAACTCCCACCTAACAACATTACACCATTGGTTAATTTTAAGTGGTAAATCTCTATGTGATTTTATCCAAACGGCAAAATGTGGATACATTATTGTTTCAGATGTTGGACGAATTGCAATGGGCTCTTCTAAATTAGATGTACCAGATTTGGTGACCCATGCAACTTCTGGCGCAAAACCATTAATATGTGATTCTTCTGTTTCAAGAGCAGATTTTGTAACAAATAAAGGAAAATATGCATTTTTGATCCCCATATCATGAATTTTTTTGTTAATGTATTCTTGTATTTTCTCCCAAATACTGTAAGCATTGGGCCTCAGAATATAACATCCGGATATGTCAGAATAATCAATTAGTTCAGATTTAATAATTGTTTGCCTATACCATTCTGAAAAATTTGAATCTTTACTAACAGTTATTCCTTTGAGAATCTTATTTTGATTGTTATCCGTCATAATTATCAATGTATATAATTTATTTTAACTACAAACTAATTAATAGACAATTTTTTAATCAATTTTTATTAATTTGCTGCGTTACTCGAACTATTAATTGATACATTATCCAAATCTATTTTAGTTGATACATTATCTAAATTTATTTTAGTTGTCGGATCAATGGTTTCGGATTTATCATCGGAGGTTGAAAACATAGAATTTTCATTATTGGATTCCGATAAGGATAAATCATGAGTAATCTTAAAATCATTTATTTCTGATGATAATGTCACACTATGCATGCCTCCTGTTCTGGATTCAGATGTCGTATTATTTGATTTATTTTCGCCCAAAATATTATGATATGATTGTTTTGTACCATTGTTATCCATACAATTTTTAGCTTTATAAACAATAAATATAACATCAGCAACTGCCAATAGTAAAATATAATATTTATATTCATTGAAACATTGAGTGCCAATAACGTCTTTGATTATTAAAAATGATAACATGTAACATGTAAAACCTAATATCAATTGAGTAACTAAATTAGGATAATATTTACCAATCACTGTATTTGTGATTAAGAAAAACATTTTATTATAATAATAATTCTTTATTAGAAATAATTGCATTGAAATATTTCACATATTAAAAATACATATACAATAATATAACAGTGTAATGTGTGACTGGGTTTGTTATTTGATAATGTCGGTAGACTCAAACGATACTTATGTAGGATCATCAAATAATCAACCGAAACGCCTAAATAATCATAACAATAATGATCCAAGTATAAAAAGAGTTGGTGCAAAAAGGACAAGAGGACAAACTTGGACTCCAGTTATTGTAATATCTGGTTTTCATCACAAAAATGCCTGTTTATCATTTGAAGCCGGATGGAAGAGATTGGCAAGGAGACGATCTAATAAAAGGTTAAAATTAATAAATGAAATGGTTGGAATTAATTTATGTTATTCGTCTGATACCAGATGGAATAGGATAATGGATTTGATTTTTTTTGTACATAATTTTACCCTTATAGATACTAAATTTATGATTAATTATGATATTAGACATCCGATTTTCCAACCGGAAGAACTTATTATCAATGTCTTCATAGAAGATTCAATTAAAAAATTACCTTGGCCCCATTTTATATCAATCAAAGACTTTTCTAGAATTGAAAAAAAAATTGAAAAAAAAATTACATAAAACATTTTTTGGATAAACAATTATTAGTCATAAATGTTATACACGTTCAGCGGAGCTTTAATCGGTGCTAGTATTGCATATACATTTTCTAAAGTTACTAATGTTAATTTTAATCAAAGAGGTACATGGGTCCCATCAGATGGATCAATTATCACTTTTGTCGGTGCGTTTGTTGGCGCATCTATTGGATTAGGAGTAGGTACCACTAGACTATTGTATGGTAATTATCTTCCCTGCTAATTATTGTTTTAGTACTAATAGTAAAAAATTATACAATGACAAGATTTGTACGGATTTTTCTCATTAGCCATATTTTAGTATTTTTACCGTAAACTATTTTTTAGTTTTTTAATTTAAATAAATTAAAAAATAGTCTAATTATCATCTGTAACTTTAAGCATAATAATGTATCTTAAATTTACTTGTTCTTCATGATAAACTACAAATTCATCATATAACAAACTACGATCTTGGGCATTAACAACTTGTTTAATTTTTCCACAAGGAATCCTTGTATTATCATCATATTCATCATATTTATCAATGGTACTACGACCAGTTCCCCAAACAGAATTATACGGTTTCGGTAAATTTTGTGCTGTAATTGATGAGTCGGCCTGTTTTTTTTCCCATTGTTTTCCTAAAGCTACTTCTGCTACAAATAGGCAAGCGATACCATCGGAGATATTATATGCGCAATACTGAATGCTTTTGGAACAAGTATTGGTAAAATACAATCCCAAACCGAACATTTTACCCGTTATACAAACATTAATTCCTAATTTCGATGGATCGACAACCATGCCATTTTTTAGAATAGCACACAAATTGGGCATGATACTAGTATCATGATTCTTTATAAAACTTTATAATCTAATATTTTTATATTAAATTATAAATATTTGTTTATTTATATTTTCTAAGACCATTCATTTTAGCAGTAAAAACATTCAATATTTGTAATACATCTTTTGCTAATTCTATTTCTGGTTCCTCATCTACTTTTTTATTTATTACCTTTATCGTTCCTCCTGAATACTCTTTTATTAAATCTTCTATTAATTCAAATCCGAATCTTGTCAATCTATCTTTACACGCTACCACTAATTCCTTTATTTTTCCTTCTATCGCTAATGTTATTATTTTTCTTAATCCTTTTCTATTAAAATTTATTCCGCTTCCTATATCTTCTATTATTTGATGTTTTGGATATTTTTTTCTCATATATTCTTTTTGTCTTTTCAGGTCATCTTTTTGTCCTGCTGTTGATACTCTGATATATGCTATTTTTATTTGATCATTTCTTTTTATTTCTTCTTTTTGCTCGTATTCTTCAATATATTTATTGACATTATATAATCTCCTTCCGCCAGGTGATCTTATGGTTTCTATTATGCCTTTTTTATCCCAATTATGTAGGGTTCTCTGATGGACTTTTAATATCTCGCTAGTTTTTTTCCCTGATAAATATTTACTCATTTATTTATTTATAATTTATAATACTTTATATTAGTTTTTTTAAATATAATAATATAAACATTTGGTAATATATAAATTTATGATGGATAATATATGGAAAGTGAATGGATTCCAAAACTCAATGATAAATATCATTATTTAGAAACGGATTCATGGTTTAATATGAAGTTAACTAATAGGACAAACAAATTACTTTATATTCATAAAACCAAAAATAATGGTTATTTTACTCGATGTAAAAAAATCATTATTTATCCAAATAATCAGCAATCAAAAATATTACAATTTTGGTTTGAATTATCAAGATTAATGTACAATCGTACTACCAAATTTATCGAAAATAACATTTTTGATAGCAGTGGTAAATTAGTTCTAAATAAAATAAATGAATTTGTTAATTTTAAAAGAATAAGATCGAAATATCTTAAAAAATATCGTGATAAATTGCGAAACAAAAAGATCTTTGGAAAAAAAATAAATGCACATATTTTGGACCAAACTATTGCTCGATGTGTTGCTGCTTATGATGGTTGCATTACCAAATACAAAAATGGTCAAATTAAAGATTTTGACATTAGAGAAATTAAGTCATACAAACGATACAAAACATTATTAATAGAGTCAGGATTATTTTCCAAAAAAATAAATGGATTTTGTACAACAATGCTAGGTTCAATGAAAACATCCGAACCATTAAACATAATCAAAACATCAACTTTATCCTATGATAAATATACATCGAGATATGTATTATATGTACCTCAAGAAATTCAAGGTAAAACAAATGAAACAAGAAATCTAGTGTGTGGTATTGATCCGGGTATCAGAACATTTTTAACAGTTTATTCTAAAGAAGATGTTTTAGAAATTGGTAATAATATTAATTTTGATAAATACTATGACAAGATAGATAAAATAAACAAAAATTTAAACAAAGAAAGTAGGAAATATAAAAAAGCAATGGGCAAAGTATATGATAAATTAAATAATAAAGTAAAAGATATGCATTACAAAGTAAGCAAATATTTGTGTTCGTATTATAGGAAGATAAAGCTAGGGAAAATAAGTACCAAAAGCATAACATCCAAAACGAATGATATACCAAAGATAGTAAAAAGAAAAGCATATACGTTATCTCATTATAAATTTAGGGAAATAATGGCACAACAAGCAGAGAAATATGGAGTTAAATTAAAAATTGTATCAGAATATAATACAACAAAAATGTGTTCAAAATGTAAAAATCTAAAAAATGTTGGAAAAAATGAGATATATAAATGTGACAATGAAAAATGTAAATTAAGAGCAGGAAGAGATGTCAATGCTGCAAAAAATATAAGATATGTATAAAAAAGAATAGGCAAGCTACATGCCTTAAGAGAAACGGAATAAAACCGAAAGAAATCGATTACATCATTATATATTGATAAAAAATCGAGGTTTATAATTTGCGATATAATTATAAGGTTTTATAAAGTTTTTTGTAGCGGAACTCGCGTACCATGGAATAATAAAGTTTTTTTTGAAATCTTTTTAGAGAATGCATCATACGCATCACGTTCGAATTCACGATTAATTTCATAAATATTTAATATTTTGAACTGGAAATGATGTGTTGGAGCTCGAGAATTCATTAAATATTCTTTTAATATTTGGTACATTTTGTCGGATTCATCCAAAGGAATAATTTCTGTATGAAGATCCTGATATAATTTCATTAAATTACCCCTATCTTTTTTAAGTTTGATAACAGCTTTGGTACCATATACCATTTGTGTTAGTTCGTTAAGTAAATTAACATTTTTGCCAATCAATTTAACATTATTTATAATTGGTGGTATTTGACGACCACATGCAATTGGTATTAATGTATAAAATTCAGAACTTAAATCGACTAATTTTTCAGGATATTTTAAATTTTTGTTAATTTTATCCAATATTTCATATGCACTGTCAATTTGTTCTTGTCCAATCTTACCCAAAGGCATTTTCTTTGTATCAATTTCCAATTGTACCAAAGTATTTTTCATATATGTAGTATTTGTTATTAATTTGACCAATTCAATGATCCTTTCGTCCATTTCTTCTTCGTCGTCACAATTTGGGTCATCATCAATCTCTTCATCGGGAACATCCACACACTCCTTTTCTGTCAAAAAGTATTTTTTATTTTTTTTGACAAAATTATTTCGTTTATTCCAATCATTACCGGTTTTTGATCTAAATTGCTTCTCAAAAAATGCAATGGCTGAATATTCCGATGTAAATTCTTTATAGTCAATTTTACCAATGATTCCGATTCTGCCATATCTAATGTAAACAATATATTCATTACCATTTTTTATGATTTGCATAATATAAAATTTATTTTTGTTAAAACTAATATCGGTCTGATTCAAAGTGCAGTCATAAACACTACCATTGTGTTCAAGAATAGTACCCATATAGTATTGGCAATAAGAATCGATCAAATGACCTTTTGTAGAAACCGTTACTTTTTTGCTCATCAATAATTATAAAATAGTTATATTTTTTAAGTAAAGTATTTTTTTGTCAATTTTTTAAATTTAAAAAATTAACAATTAATTTTTGGACTTGATTAGTTCAACAACAAAATTACTATTTTTGGCCAGTTTGGTGAGAATTTTTGGTTTAGTAGATACATGCATTGGTGAACGCTGTTTTTCAGAATTATATGTAATACCATGTACAGGTTTTTTACTTCCATACGATATTTTTCGATGATGAAAATTTTTTTTAGATGGGCCATTTGACATGGATTTTTTTGTTGCTTTGGTTGCCAATTCATCTGCACGAGCATTGGCAACACTATCAAAATCATCCAATCCAGTATGTGCATCCACGTGCTCAAACATTATGTCATAATTTTCATAATAATTGTGTATTGCTTCAATATATTCTTTATTGGCAACCGGTCTATTATTTTTTGTTTTCCATCCATTTTTAATCCATCCATAAACCCATTTAGTGACACAATTTATACTATATTCTGAATCCGTTTTGACTATGACCTTATAATTGATTAAACCTAACCTCTGTTTAATATATCTTAATGCTGTTAAAATAGCATATAATTCTGTTTTTTGATTAGTACAATATCCAGCACTGTATATTTTGCTAACGTCCGCTAATTCACCATTTGGAAAATGAATACCAATTCCACCTGCTGCATTAGTTTTCCCGTTACCTACACATGATCCGTCGGTATAAACTATTAATGATTTTTTTTTACTAGTTCTCGACATATATTACTATGTAGATTAGATTAATAATTTAAGCTATATATCATATTAGCCAACCAATAATGTCGCATTCCTAAAATACAAATTTTTTAAATGCCATCTTAAATATTTTTATTTAACAGAATAAATGAAAATATTTAAATTATTGTGTATATGAAGTTTGTTGTGGTGCACGCCAATTATTGCGTCTAATACCGTTATTAGTATTTCCAACCGATGTTTGAGTTTGATCGAATCTTTGACTTCTATCTTGCGGACCATTTGTATTGGTAGGATGTCTGAATCCTCTACCACTTTGATTATAACCGGGACTGTTATTTTGTTCATAGTTTGAACCCTGATTTGATACAAAAATTGGTCCTCGATTTTGACCAGAACTTGATCCTCGATTTTGACCAGAAATCAATCCTCTATTTGATCCGCGTCCCGAATTTTGCCTCCAATTCTCATTATTTAATCCAGAATTTGATCCTGGATCTGAGCTGTGTCTTAAATTTTGTCTCCAATTATTATTATCTGAACCTCGGACTGATCCATGTTCCGAATTTTGTCTCCAATTCTCATTATTCGAACCATATCTTGAATTTTGTCTCCAATTCTCATTATCTGACCTATGAACTTCTCCATGATTTTTAACTCTTCCCTGAAATCCACGATTGCCGTAATAATGGATTTGTCGTTGTTGCACAGGTCTGTTTGAACTAGCAACCGTGATGTGGAAACGATTTTCTGGAGTCATATCATTTATAATTTGACTAATGGTAGTACGTGTTCTTCGATGTTCTGTTGTTGTGGATAAAGATGACATAAAGATAAAGGCATTATTCCTGCCTTCAGGACAGTTGACATGATGAACTACACCGTAATTACTAAAGAAATTAGTAATTTCTTCGACAGAAGGTCTACCATTATTATATCTTGCAAAAAATACAACTTCATAAATTATTCTTTCCTTCTGAAGAGCGGGATTTTCATTCTTGTTTTCATCGATAGGATCATCACAAACAATTTCTACATTAGTACTGACTGCGGACAAATTTGTACTGCTGGTTGAAACTTCGTCTGTTCTGTCGGTGCCTTCGTTTTGATTTATAATATCGGACATATTTCTTTTTCTAATACATATTAGATTTTATTTCTTTAAGTAGCTTTATGTAAGCCAAGATTTTACTTTTAAAAGTTCTTCCTCAAAAGTAATTTCTCTGTTAGTTTTTTTGTTGATGGCATCCAACGGAGTTTCAAATATTAGTGGAATATCATGTTTTTTAGCAAATTGAGCTACGGATCTCAATCCTTCTGATTTTATATATCCATAGCCTAAATCCGCATGTCTATCTACACATGATTGTAAGTCAGTTTTACTATCATTAAAATGAACACAAATAATTTTTTCCAAACCAATTTTATCATCAAATTCTTTGAAAAAATTTTTAACGCCAACAGGTTTCGAAATGTCATATCCGGTTGCCCAAATATGACAAGTATCAATACAAAAATATATTCTTGTGCGTTCATCTTCATTTAATTTCCAATAAATTTCTGATAATCCATCTATTTCACTAGCAATTTCGTTTCCTTGTGAAGCTCCGGTTTCTAAAATTATGCGAGTGTTTATTGGTGTTGCGGCTAATGCATTCTGTAGTCCAATTACATAGTTATCAAGTGCCTGTTCATCAGTTAATTTATTTTCTGGTATATTTTTACCCATATGTATAATCACACCTAAACAATTTTGGCCGATATTGTCTGAAGCATTTAAATCTTGTATCAGAGATCTGAGTGATGCCTGAAACTTTTTACTTTTTTTAGGATGACATAGGTTAATAGTATAACTTCCATGTACTACCATTTTTAATTTTCTTTTATCAGTTTCTTTACCAAATTTAATTAGTTCATCTTTTTGCTTGGCCTTAGATAGAACCTGTTGGGGTGCTCCCAAGAAAATTTGAAAAATTCCACATCCAATACTTTCAGCATACCACGGTGCTGTTACAAATCCATGACTTATATTTATGTGTCTACCAAGGCGAAATTTTGTCATAATATATTTAATATTATGGCAAATATTTAAATAGCCAAAAATAAATTTGTTTTATTTTTTTAATTTGTAATATCAGATAATATCATAACTTAAAAGTCAACAAATTCCTAATAGCATCAAATATTAATCATTTATTGATAGTATTAATTCCGAAAAATACATCATCAAAAATATTTTGTGTTTTCACTTGGTAAATTATTTTTTTAAACTTAATAGTTATAAAAAATTGATTTTCGATTATTTTTTATTAAAAAAAATCACATGCAGCAATAGTAATGAATAACATATTTTCATCTTGGACCTGGACACTACCACAAACATCTCAGCTGCAAGTTACCGCAAAACTCAATTCTAACCATAATTACCAATCATTATCAAAAGATTTTATCGAAAAATATGCTAATGCTACAGCGCTAGGTATTAGCTATACAGAGCAATATTACAATAGTAATACATCGGTTAGCTTACATGTCCACCATACATCCAATAATCAATTACATGAAGTATTAGGTCATACAAATTTTAAGAATAAATTGTTGGAATTTAATATTAATACAATAAAATTTTCTAATATATCATTTACAACACAACCGCTTGGTAAAAATAGCGTTGTCATAACAATGACAGGACGTGTAGAAATTAATAACAATAACTATACGAGTGTCAATACATTCATAGTTAAAATAAATTCCGGCACTTATAAAATACTAAATCACATTTTTGAAATTTTCATTTAAAAAAAATTAAATTTTTTTTAAATGCTGATAAATAAATATTATTATGGTGTAATCATATTATTATGGTGTAATCATATTATTATGATGTAATGCATTATTTAATTACAAATTAAATATAATCAACAATTATATTTGATATGTCAAAAGTAATACTATTAAATAGTTATTTGGATCCACTACCAGACATAAATAATAATGCGAACACTATAAGAATATTTTCTCAAAATGTGGCTAACGGTCAAATTGTCGGTGTCGAGGAAGGATTAAATCCATGGGAAGAAGGATTAACATATTATCAAATTGACTATATGATTGTGGCTTTCGGTGAAATGATGCGTAGAGAAATAAAAAATAACCCCGATGTTGTTTTTAATAATTTTTTTCAAAAATTTATGCAATGGGTTTCGGAATTTAAAAGAATTATTATTGATGTTAGAAGCAGTCCCACTGCTACAGCAAAACCCCCAATACAAATGAAATCTAATATTCCCAAAAAATATTCATGTAATAATATTGATATACATCGTTTCAGCGATGTTATTTCTGATGAATTAAGAAGTATTATTTCTAGCAATAAAATAAATTCAAAGGTATATGTCCCTAAAGCTTTGTGGCAAACATTGATACCAACTCCCAGTCAAGATTTTCTCAGAATATATACGACCTACTGTAATTGTTGCCAAACTGAGATCAATGCACTATTTTCGGATGTGATAATAAAAACACAAGATGCATGGAATGAATACATTTCTTCTTTACATCAACCTGTTATATCCCAAAGTTTAGACCAAGTACACACCAAATTCCAAAACAATATTGCCATAATTAAAAATCAAATAAGTAATGGTGATTATCATGTTAGATATGATATAATTGAAACATTACTAAAAAAATCTGTTGGTTTAATGGATGATCTTATATCATCTACTAATACAGAACTTGATATTGTCAAAAATACTACGAATATTGATGATTACTATGAAAAAATTAGTTTTGAAAATAGTGATATTGATTCAGCACTTGTAATACCATTGGACAAATATGATTTGGTTAGTCAAGAACAAATAAAAAATGATATTGATACTTCCATTCAGAAAAACGCCAAAATGGCCACATCTAATGTAATAGCAAATACATACAATATACCAACTAGTATACAAAATATAACTGATATTGGTTCTTTAACATTTGGTTTATTGGATACACTCGAAAAATCATCGAACATTACATCACCTTCACAGGAATTACTAGATTTAACAATGACAAAAATTTATCGTAACAGACAGGACAAACCGGTTGCGAAATATTTGAATGATCAAGAGATTAAATCACTTAAAAAATCACAATTGGATGATCAAAATGCTTATCTTTATAGAATTAGCGAAATTCCTGATATCAACATTGGAGGTATTGATATTGCTAGAAACAGATTAAAAGCCTACAAGGATGCTTATCCTAATATCACATATTCTCAAACGGGAGGTTCGAAATATCGAATTAAAAATAGATTGGTTCAGCGAATATCTGTAGTCCAAAATGGTGGTCGAAAAATAGACATTGATGAAATAACAGAATCAAATGAACAGTCAAGGAAAGACCTAAAAAATATAAAAAAACAAATTAATACAATTGACAAGATATATGACAAGCAAAATATGGAGTATTTTAGGAATGAAAATTTTTTAAATATTAACAATCTACAACAAAGAAATGATTTTCTTATTGAAATGATGAATATCATTATCATATATAATTTTTTGTTGGGCGAAAAAACAGAAACTCATAGAAATTTTTTTATTCAGTTAGAAAAAAAAATTAAAATTTTTAAAGATAACCTTACCGATATATGGAACATCATGAAATCAAGGATTGATACAAAATTTGATAATGATGAAATTATGAATACAATATTGGCTAATGGTACTATCACAATTAATGACATCAAAACATTATTTTCGTCAGTGGGTTTGGCTCCGACAGCTGCCTATATTAAATCTGATGAGATGATAAATAGATCAGAAATATTAAAAATAATGTCTGCATTAGCAGAAAAATATGGTATATCTAATATTGCACTTATTTCAAATGAATTATATAATTTATACAATATCAATCCCATTAATAATAACGAGAATAAGACAATTAATGAACTATATTCTGATCTGAACTCTTTTTATTCATCATTAATTACAATTAGTAATAATTTATCCACTGAATACCAATCCATTAATACAAATGCTGAAGATTTGATAAATCTAAAAAAATTTATTGGTGATATACTTGAAACAAATCTTATTACAATTAACATATACATTAAGGAGTTGGTTAGTATTTTACAAAATTTTGGCATTAAAACAACTAGTATTCAAAATATTCGTCAAGAAATGCAAAAATCAAAAGCACGAATTAATAATTTTGAAATATACATGAAGGAATCACTTAATAGACTAATATCAAAGAAAGATGTCCTAAAATCAAATCATGATGATATCGCCAAAATTGATAACGGAATAGTTCTCATGAATCATAATGTTGGTAATTCTGAAATTAGCGATTTTTATAAAAATTATGTATCAGAGTATGCCGACAAAATCTATAATGTATCCAAAAATACTATTAAATATTACAGTTACACAAAAGATTTAAGGTATGTTAAAAAACGGAAAAATTTATTAGAAAAAAATATGCTAGAATTTGATATTATAGCAACAGGAGTTTATCAAGATTATTACAAAAATGTCCTGGATAGTAAATTAAGGAAAATGTACATGTTACCGCAAAATTTAAGATCAAATAATTTTGATGGATTAATCGCACAAATATTGGATTACATAGATAATTATGTTGGACTCACGGACAAATCAATACCGTCAATGATTCCATTGTACCAAAATATTAATAATAAAGTTGGTCAGTCTTACCTAGTTAGCGCTATTTTAAATAATTTTAGTGCCTCTAAACCCTCCGATATAATGCATATGGTTAGAATTTTATTTGGAAAAAATTCAAACAATAAATGGGTGTTTAAATCCGATAATGGAATAAATAAACATGACCAATATTCATTAATTGATCACTTAACAAACAGATTTAAAAGATATATTTCATATATGCAAATTTATCGAGACACATCAAATCCGACAAGGATGTATTCCAGCACTGATGATTTGTTCGAAATAGAAACATATATAAATGAGACACAGGACAGATATTTAAAATCCAGGAATGGTGACGATCTAAATAATTTAATACAAACCATTAAAAATGCGAAGGATTTATCACCAGACATAGAAAAATTAGGGTCTGATATGGAAAAATTTTTGTCAAATCATGCAATTACATTAGGTCTCAAAATTGATAATTTAACCGATATGAATAAGTATCAGAATGAAATAATCCAAGAATTTAATAATATGACGTTTAATATTTTAGATTTATTTAACGAAAAAATAATGAAAATATATCAAATGATGAATGCTCTAGCACTGATTAATAATACATACAATCCGAATTATAATAAAATTCAACAGGCGCAGCAAGAAGTCAGTAAATTATCCACAAATAGTCCACAATTAAAACTATTAAATTCTTATAATAATCTTGGTAAAATTAGCAATATTTTAACACCAAACAAAACAAAAAATGGTATTAGGACAGATTATACTAAATTTATGGTAAATTTTAATTTTGCAAAAAATATACATTTTTTCATGAATAGTTATTTTTTAGGAAATGATAGACCTTTTATGCTTCAATATGGTAAAAAAGATTGGTTTATTACAATCCGTGATGAATATTTAAACTTTGACGAAATGGCAACTCCCTTAGCAAGATTAATGCGAAGTATGAGCGAAAATGGTATTAATATATTGAATAATGCAAATATTATAGATTTTACATCTATTTTAACATCTATTGATAGAGCATTATATACTAATTCATTTAAATACGGAACAGATGGAATTATTTTTGTTTTTAATAATCGAAAATATAATTCTTTTTATTCTGAATACAAAAAAAGAACAAATCATGTTATAGGTGATGTAAAAAGTGGGGGCTTAGAATTAGATACTTATGTGCCATCATATGATGATGATAATATCGAAATCAAAGAAAATAAATTGACTTATTACATAAGTAAAAATAATATCGAAAAATATAATATTCGAATTCATCCAAGAAAAATTGATTTTAAAATTAATGCCAACAGTAAGATTACGCAGTCACATATTGATTCTGTTATTAAACTTTTAAACACCGGTAGATATTTAATTAATTTTATGGATAAATTAGGTGATGTTATCCCAAAAATACAAACAATTAATTTAGAAACCCCAGCTACCTGGGGTTCCCCAGTAAATTCAATAGATCAATTATACAGATCTCGAGCCCAAAAGAAAAATATTTTGGTTGAAGTTTTGCTTGTCATAGAACATATCAATAATATTTTACTTTCGAATACCAATAATTATTATCTGAGAGATGTATTATTGGGCCTTTCTGATGATTCAAAAAATAGTAATCGCGACGCAATCATGAATGCTAGGATACAAGTTGAGTCTGCTGATCCTATAAACGCTGATTTTAACAGAACAGTTGATAAAATATGGATTTTTACAAGAAAAATTGTCAATGCATGGTATACAATTTTTGGGCATATGTTATCATATTTTATTCTAAACCAAGAGGTTATTAACATAATAAATTTTATTAAATTAATAAATATAAATTCTGATGAATTGTTATCTTTGTCATCATATCGTTACAGTGTAGATAAATTATCAGATTATTATTATGATACTATTAAAGAATTAAATATTTCTCAAAAAACGTTGTCAGAAAACCGTGAAAAATATCCAATTAATATAAATCCGGTTAACGGCAATTCAAATAAGTACATTATTCCTAATAATATTAAACAAATAGTTGATTTTGATGAATTTTATAGTAATATTAGTAGTAAAAGTGTTAATATTTACGCTATTTTAGCACTTATCAAGAATGACAAAACAAATGAAATTAGGAAACCTTTAGAAGAGATTGAATCGAAAACAAATGAAATTGTTGCATTTATAGAATCGGTAGATCCTTTTTTGGATGAATCCTATGTTATAAACAAAATAATTTCTGTTCATACCGATGACTATATGTCCCACGAAATAAATTTAGTAATAACAAATTTTTTAAACTCGATTTTGTCGGAATTCAAAACTGCACTTTTTGGAATAGGATTAGAGACAATATATAATAAAATTAAGGCTAATTCTACCAGTTTGATTAATAACTTTTTATTCAATTATTTGGTAAATGATATTGGAGATGAAGAAAATGATCCAACAATTGTTCCTAATAGAATAATCGATATAACATCACCTAATTTTATTAATTACAATAGTTTACACATAAAATTAAATCATGACCGAAAAAAAGTTTATTGGACAATGCCAGAAAAAACACTTTCACAATATAAATTTTTGTATAATGCAATGATGCACGAGCAAACAGAACAATCTGTAAATATTTTTTTCAGATTACTAGTGACTGACATTTATGGCATCGTGTTTTCTGAAATTTTGAATGAAATTTATAATTTAATGGCGGAAATAAATGATCAAATTTCCATAACCGAAGTCCAGGATTTTTATGATTTTAGATTGGCATTTGCAAAATATTTTAGAACTAAAAAAATTAAAAATATTTATCCTACAACAAAAAAACCGCACAATATTATAAAGCGTCCAATTAGTAACAATAATGCAGATTATGTTAAAGCAATTCTCTTTACAAATGAAAAGTATTCAGGCCAAAGGATCGTTATAATGAATATTTATGATGTGTTCAAAAATGTCACAACATATATTAAATCAAATTTAGGTAAAATTTATCAAAATGAAAATTATGTTCACCAAGAAATAATTAATATGGAAACAATATTAACAAATGGCCTACAAAATAATAAAATGGAAATTTTGGAAAAAAATATTAAATTGCATGATGTAATAAATACTATCACATTAGTCATGTTTAATGAACATTACAAGTCCTTTGCTTTTGTTGACAATAATAAAATTTTGGATTATGTAAGTCAGGTTGTTGACAATTATGAGACAATCTGGAGAATGATAAACCAAAAAGTACGTGATATTACATCAAAAAATAATTTGTATGCTTTAACTATTAGTCAAATCAATAACTACATAGCTTTCAAATCATCGGTAAATAAATTAATTAACAATAAATCGGTAATCAATAACTTTTATAAGAGAATGTCGTTTGGTATTATTGAATACTATTATGATATCCTAAATTCCATCATTTATTGCTTGGAAACTAAATTTTATGATAGTATGTCCGAAGTCGAACAATATTTGTATCAATATCACTATGTTTCACTCAAAAGATGTCATATGTTATTTAAATGGTTACGTCATGAGTACTTGCCCAGCAAACAAGAATATGATGAACTGAACCGTTCGAACAAGAATTTTAAATCCATTTTAGAATACAAAATAGAAACACTTAAGACAAATCGCGATGCTAATATTATTTTTATAGAATTTCAGGGAATTAGAAAATATTTAGATGATTACAGTGCCACAATTATGGATAAAGTTCAATTGCATTTAAGAATAAATGATTTTGTAATCGATGAAAAAAATAAAGAATTGGTTACAAATGCAAAAGGAAGAAATTATAAATTTTTGTATGATGATGATCCCGATTCAAAAGAATATAAAATAAAATGGGAAAGTGGAAATTTAGCATTTACTAATCCTGACGATGATAATATATTGAAAGTGAACTTTGATTTATTGGACAAAATATTTGAATATGATAATCCTGCTGCCACTACAATGGTACCATATAACATCCTATATTCTGATGTGTATAGCAAAATGGAACCAACATTCATCGGTATCGATTTTCAAAGAATTTATAATACAAAAATATATCCTGATTCGGACGTTATTAGTAATTATATGTCAATTGCACCAAATATTATAACAGGTAAAGGAACAGTCATTATGACATATGGATACAGTGGAGTCGGTAAATCAGCATCACTTTTTGGTAGAGATGCAAATCCAATCAAAAAGACTCCTCCCAGCAACGGAATTTTACAGGCAACACTTGGTTATTTTGGTAGTAACGTCGAAATAAGATTTAGGGTATTTGAAATTTATGGTATGGGTACACAATATAATTATTATTGGAATCCCGAAAATTTTGGGAGTCTTGAGTGTTTTCCTGAAATCACGCAATGTGTGATACATCATGTAATTGATAATAAAAATCCGAGCACACTCAGATCAGTTGACAGAATAGTGTTTAATAATAAACATGATATATTTTCGTATATTATGGATTTAAAAAATCCAAGAGATGGAACAAAATTTTCAATCAATGCAAAGGATATAAATAATCTTGCTGGTACCGAAGATTCCGGCAATATTAATCAATATTTTGACCTAGTTGGAAATAATTATAAAATGCGGAATTCAACATATGTCGAGATTACCAATCCCGATCAATATTATAATTTTAATTCATTTGTTTCAAGTGTTGATCGTGCAAGAATTAAAGGACTAAAAATGAAAAAACTATTAGAACATGTTGTAAAGCAGGTTAAGCCAACAATTAATAATCCAGATTCGTCAAGATCAATACTAGTTTATGATTTCGAAATAAATTTGGATACTAAATCTCAAAATCCTATATTTGTTCCATTTTTAATTTATGATCTTCCAGGTAAAGAGGACGTATATAGAACATATGTTAATACTGGTACACGTAAAGATGATGAAAAATCATTTCATAATATAGATAACGACATAGCAAAAGAAAGGAAGAGCACATATGTAACAAATCCGTTATTAATACCCATTTTTGATGACAATGCAGATCTTGTGCGTGATATATTAGTTGAATTAAGTAATGATCCGTCATCTGTCAACGCATATAATGGGGTTAAATTCAACGATGACTTTGAAGAAAAAATAGTCAATGATATCGTACAATATCAAATCACAACTTTTGCTTATCCCGATACCAACAATAATGATTATACGGATCCTGGGGCTTCATATACTGTGGGAAGCTTGTTTCAAGATCCAGCAAACATTAAAAAATTTATGCACTTATTCGATGAAAATAATATCAAACCTGAACTCTATGACATCAATACCCTACAAGACATATTAGTAATACAATTAGGTATTATTGGTCCGAATGCATCGTATGAAACAGGTACAGTTACCAAAGAAATCATTGCATCAGAACTGCGGGTACTGTTATGTGTTATAGTTATGGCATTCTTAATAAAATTTCAACTATTTGATTTATTAGTAGAAATAATTAATGTTATAGTAAATGGGAAGACTGGATCAAATAACGACAAAAATGGGGGATGGTCAAGGACAAAAATATATGCATTTTATGAAGCGTACTATATAAATGAAAACGTCGTTGGATTACTTCAATACCTAATAAACAATGTACTTAAAAAGAAAAGTACAATTGAAGAACAAGATACCATTAATGAGAATATTAATGATACTATAAATAAAAATTACAAGACAGCGAACAGATATAGGGCAGTACTAAATTTGTTTAATATTGATCCAAATTCACCTATTGATAATGATTACGGATTCAAAGTCAATACTGATTTACTTGTTGTGAATTCTTCTGACAATAAATCGGTTGTTTTAAAAGAAATGGAAATTAATGAATTTAAAAATAAAAATCAGGTTGATGATGATGGTACATTTGCCATTTCAGATACCAATCGAACAGAAGTATTCAACAAAATGGCAGATGTTATTTCGTTCGAAAACAAGGGCAAATATGACAGTAATAAAATATTCAGATCGGGTGATACATCATTTGTTTGCAGTGTACCGGCTGATCCAAATGGACAAAATATTATTAATCCAAAAAAAGCAATTGTATTGACAGATCCAGAATATTTGGCAGAAACTAATAGACCTTTATTGCAAGATTTTATCGAACCATATGAACAAAAAATATCTTTTTATTATGTCTTCTATGTCGTTTCGAATAATCAAATGAAGCTAAAAGCAGAAGAACAAATAAAATTATTAAATAACAGCATGCCATTTATTAAAGAAATGGATCCTGCATCCAAAAAAAGCAAATGTTCATCTTAATAAAATTAATCAATCTAATTGATTTTATTAAATTATACATACGATGCATAATGAAAAAATATACCATTTGTCATCATAATTATATCATCTAATATTTCTTTGTTATAGAAATTATTAGCAAACGATTGATCATTTAAATAATTATAAAATTGTAAGCATAACATAATCGATTGATCAATATATTTTTTATTTATTTTATTTCCTTTAACGTAATAACAAATACGATCAATCAAACATTCGGTGTACCAAATAAATTTGGAAGGAAATTGATGACCTAATGATTGTTTAATTTCTTGATAATAAACTAGTGATGAATAATCTAATTTGGTTTTAACTATTGAATCATCCACAAGAGTCAAACCATTATCAAATTTAAATACTCCGTCTGTGGTTATTGTTAATAGTTGACCTGTTAAATAACAAATTATTTCGTTAATGGTAGGTCGTTGTGATGAATCAATTTTTAAACATGAAACAATCTCCATTGGTAACGTCTTTTCAACATATTTTTTAAAGTTATCAGATGTTATAAATTCGTACATTTTAACATCGTATATGTTCGGATAATTAGTTGTATATGACGGAAATGCTGGATTGAGGTAAATAGGAATGCCAGTTAATGTTTCCAATATTATAATACCGAAACTCCATATATCAAATGTATTATCTATCGTAGATATTCCATCATATATATACGTAAATCCTTCTGGTGCTCTATGTGTAACGGTGCACTTTGTCTGATTTGTTAAAATTTTACCCGTTAACAAATATTCTGATGAACCAAAATCAATTATTTTACAATTGTTTTTGGTAACCATGATGTTATCTGATTTCAAATCCAAATGTAAAATACCATTTGAATGTAAATACCTAATACCATAAGCTATTTGTAGCAAATAACAAATTCTGTTTGTTCGTGTGATGGACGATTTCTGTATGATATCCATAAAGTTTTCATCTAGTTTTTCCATGAGCATTGCAATTGTATTAACATTATTTTTTTTTATTAATACTAGTTTTTCGGTCTGGATAACATTCTGATGACGAGATGTTGCCATGATGTTCATTTCAATAAACATTGATCTTGAATATAAAGGATAATATTTAATAATAGCGTTTGATCTGTCTGATAATTCTATTAATTTAACGACGGAATTTTTTTTTCTACTCAAAGTTTTTATAATTTTCATTATTATTTCAAATATACAATTTTTTGTGTGAATTTATTTTTATATGTATTCCTATCTAACTATTTTACTTTTTGCTGAAATAAGCTCAGATGACAATTTATTTATGACATTAATAATGTTTGATTGATTATTTTTTAGTTTTTCAATTTCACTAATCAAGACAACAATATAATCTTCTAATTCGGATACTCTGTCCTCTAAAATTCTTAATTGTTTGGTATCACGATTAGTATTGCCAATCCGATTATTTTCTAATTGATTATTTTCTAATTGATTATTTTCTAATTGATTATTTTCTGATTGATTATCTAATTGATTATTTTCTAATTGATTATTTTTTAATTGATTATTTTCGGGGTTTCCGGTAAATATTTGAGGATCATTCTGTGTGGAAACATTTTCATTTATTTCGTTAATTGGAATTATATCGGTTACAATAGTGTCGGTTTCAATAACATTTTCAGTTTTAATTGGACAAGTTTTTGCTGTGACTTTGTTATTTCTGTTGCTAATATTACCTTTGTTTCTAACAATGTCCATATATGTTTTTTTCCCAAAAGAGCCGCTGGCTAGTTGTCTTAGCATTTGGTTTTTATAATTCATATTATTCTATATCATATGCTATCTAAAAATAATTTCTGCTTTGGAACAAGAAAAATAATTTCGAAATCATTGAAAAATGCAATATTTTTTATATAAAAAAATATTATCTGCCAAGATAAATATCAACACTATTCCGATAAATTTTAGAATCCAAATGAGATTGGTCAATTCTGACAATATTAATCGGTTTGATATTTTATTCGAGGAATTTTTGAAATATTTCAGTCCAATTAATTTAATTATTAATTTTTTAATAATTAAATTAAGTATAAAGATAGCTAATCGAGCAATTTGATTTATCAGAATTTCCAATGATAGTATTAATCAAACTATTAGTTATTGTGAATGGTATTTTAAAGTTAGGAATATTAAATGATAATTTAACATCAATTTTACCATTAACGGATGCCAATCGATACAAGTTAATTCTATTGATAATTCTATTTAGAGCTTTTTTTAATCCACGTACTCCTGATTTGCCATTGACTTCATCTTCTTCTCTAACAATCTGTATCATATTATCGATACAAGATTCGGGTAAAATAACATCGGATGGTAGCATTCCGTAATTAGCAAGTATTTCGGGAAAAACATATTCTGTTATAATTTTATTTTTTTCTTTGGCTGTATAACCATCAAATTTGATTACAGGTATTCTACTAGCCAATGCTGAATCTAACTCATTGATGGTGTTCATAGAATAAATAAAAAAATAATTAGATAAATCAATCGGAATTTCTGACATATATTTGTCACGAAAATCATGGTTTTGCGTAAAATCTGTAATATGTAAAAGTGCATGTTCAATTTCTTTTCCTTTATCGGTTTTGGATATTTTATCAAGTTCATCCAAATAAATAATACCATTCGTGCATTTCATTTTAATTACGGCTTTGACAATACATCCTGGTTCAGAACTAACATATGTAAAATTATGACCTTCCAAAAAACTTGAATCCGTAACGCCTCCTAAAGATATTTGTTCCATAGGCAATTCTAAAACTTCTGCCAAAACTTTTGCTATCATAGTCTTACCAATGCCTGGAGGACCATATAAACCAATGGCTTTGTGTTTTGATTTGGGATTTGCCATCATATTAGCAACAATGCATAAAAATTCTTCTTTGGCTTCTGTCATTCCATATATTTTATTATTTAGCCTATTCATCATATCGACAACAAGTTTTGATATTGCTACATTTTGTGAAATTGAATCATTAAGTAATATTCTTTTTGGTTTAGTTGGGATGGACAAAGCAGTTTCAATCCATGTTTGATATTTAGCAGAATCTTCAGAATCCAAACCGCACATTGTGATATATTTATCATATATTATAGATTTTATCTTGTCATCATGGTCATTATTTAATATTCTGTCACGCATTGGAATCGCAAATTTGTGTTGTTGTAAAATATTATTTTCTAAATTTTTAATTTGCTCTTGCTTTTGAACATAATCTTTGTCCGCAAAATATGTCATTTTTTGAATAAATTTTTGACATGCATCATTAAAATCTTCAGACAATTTATCATATTCATCCAAATCTTTTCTATCAAGTATGAGTGTCTTAATGCTGTTCGTATCTATTTTCATGTCCATGATTTCTTTGATTGATGGTATATTTATTAGTGGTACCATTAATTGATGCATTTTTTCAACATAGTATCTTTTTTCATCATCAGATAATTTATCGAACCAGGGCTGATCAACTAATTCTTCAATAGCATCATCGAACCTATCATCATCTTCCCAGTTTTTTTTATTCATATTATTTATATTGATCTTCTTTGCATTCATTAAACTTTCATTGGTCTCCTTTAAAACTGATGATAACATTTTTTTTGCTTTTACACTAAAGTTTTTTTTAGTTAGTGATTCTGTTTCTTCTTTTTCGATAAAATCTATTTCATCATCTGACAAGGACATATCAGATTCAGACAGATCAGATTCGGATAGATCAGATTCAGATAGATCAGATTCGGATAGATCAGATTCGGATAGATCAGATCCATCAGATTCAGAATCTGACGGTACATTATTGGGATTATTAAAATCAGTCGATTTTGTTGAATCAATTGGATCTGTTGGTTTAATTGTATAATTTGAAGATGTTATATTTTTATTTTGGTTGGCTAATCGTAAACTTCTCCTTGGTGCAAAAATTGGTGTTATGCCCAATTTTTGTTTTTTATTTGGAACTTCCGATTCAATTTCATGTTTTCGTTTAAGACCTGTAATTGATAAATTAGTCATTGGCTTAACTAATTCTATGTTCATCATGTCCTCATTGGTAAAAACTAAATTTCTATTACGATGACCCATTCTTTTACTACTAACTAGTAGCGTGTTTTTATATTTTAAATGTGTGTTAATAATTCAATTTTTACATAAAAAAGTTTAATCAGAACAAAAATAATAAACTATTTTATGTCACAAAAATAAAAAATTTTTTTTGTAAACTAAAAATAAAAAAGCCGCGCGGAAACTCCGTCACGCCGTTTTTATCATATACTGCACTGATTTTTGTCTTTGAATTGCTCCGTCAAAAAACACAAAAATAGTTGAAGCTTAAATAAAATCAAATTATAAATGCTCCGTCAGAAATTTTTTTTTTATTACTTGATCCAAAAATTGATTTTTTAGAGCTCCGTCAGAAATTTTTTTTTATTACTTGATCCAAAAATTGATTTTTTAGAGCTCCGTCAAAATATTTTAATTATATCCTTATCTGAAAAAAATTTTTTAAATGCTCCGTCAGAATTGATCCATTAATAAATCAACTAATAAATAAACTAATAAATGAATGAATTAATAAATCTTACTCCATCCTACTTAATTAATCAATATAAAAACGTTATCTATTTTTAGCAAGATAAATGACAACTATTGGTTGTACTAAATGTCATAAAAAATTCACTACAAATTACAATCTTAAAAGACATCAAAATACATGTAATTTTGGTAGTAAAAGTAAAAAACAAATTAGATTTAAATGTAAATATTGTAAAGGTTATTTTACAAGGAAGGATTCTTTATCAGCTCATATTAAAAAACAAAGATGTAAAGAGTACAAAAAAGAAAAATTAATTATCAATGGTAATAAAAACAGGCAAACAAATGACAAAAGAAAAATTGAAATAAATGGAAATGAAAATATAAATCAACAAATTAGTATTAGATTGGGTAATAATTCATCACAAACCAGTAATATTATTAAAAATTCACCGATAAATGTAGTTAATTTAATTGTCTTTGGTAAAGACGGTATACAAAATATAACATCAAATGAATTATTTGAAATGTTAAGTTCAAATAATAATTGTTACGAATCACTAATTTCTATGGTTAATTTCAATCCTAATAAACCTCAACATCATAATGTCTATTATAATGATTTAAAATCTTCTTATGGTGTTGTTTATGAAAATAATAAATGGGTTACAAAAAAAATAGATGAAATTGTTAATCTTTTATTAGATGCAAAAACGGAAGATTTAAATGATATAATAGGAGAATATGGCGATTTTTTAAATAAAAAATCAAGGCAAAAAATTAAGGAAACAATAGAAAACGCGGATTATTCAAAACCGGACTGTAGAAAAAAATTAATTTCTTATTTGAAACCAATATTATTCAATAATAAAGATATGATAATCAAAACAAGAAAAAAAAATGAAATGATCCAAAAAATAGATAACGGTATTGATGATGACAATGATGACTTTGTTAATATTGATGAATTGCCAAAGGTTAAAAAAACAAAAAAATCACCAAACAAGAAAACATAAAATAGAAAATTTCCATTAATTAATGGAAATTTCTTATTAAATTTAAATAAATTACTCTATCTTTCTTCGTTTGATATTTTTTAGATTATTGGTATCTGATTCTGTATATTCCGCTTTTTTTTGCATTAAATCAATAATTTCATGAATAACAATACAATCAATCTTATTATAATTCATAATTTCTACCATAATTGAATTTTTTGTTATTGGTATACCTGTTAGTTTGCAATTATCATATGCTTTTTGTGCCATAACCATTGCAGTATTACCATTAACACATTCTGATTCATTGTGGTTCCAGTTCGAATTAATCAGTCCAAGTTCCGAAAGTCTACCAGCAATTTCTTTTAGACCAAATTTGAAGCATCCATTAATAACTATCGGATTTTTTTTGAAACATTCAGACAAATCATACCATCTAATTTCTGAATTTATTTTTTGTAATTCTTTCGTGATCTGATTACCAAATTTATTTTTTAGATCATTACATAGACTGGAAAAAAAACTTCTTTCAATATGTCCCCAATGATATAGTGATGGAATGGGCGATTTTTTTCCCAAATGTTTATCTGTAAGCTCTCTTAAAAATGCATAAAATTGATTAACTAGTTCTAATTCAGCATTTTTTGTTAATTCTGCTATTAAAAACATTTTGTATTCGATAGTTCTATTTTCTGGTTGATATGCTATTCCTATCATAAACAAATAATTGTTGCTTTGGGTTTTCGGTAATTCTGACAGGTTATCAAATACATTGTTAATTGTTTCAAAATCTACAGTGATTCGGAGTTTTGATCGTATTAACCATTGGTTATTTGCTTCTTCATTGATATTTAACTGTATTCGATCCATTGGATCAATAAATTTTCTTTTTCTATTAATATTAATAATTTTATCAAGTACTGGTGCCTGTTTTGGCCCATTAATACCTAATTTTTTAGAATTACATTCTAAATCTCGAAATGTATAAACTCCATTTTTATGAGCAATTTGTCTATTTTTTATCCCACAATTCCATAACATCGTAATTTCTCCTATCTGATTGGCATAATCATTTTTAAAATGATTCCATGATGTCTCTGAAACACTGCTCATATTTGGATACAGTTCGGGTACAGAAGGTTTGGGTAAAAGATTCCACTCAAAACCTTTTGTCCGTAAAACCTTAATCCATTTAATAGCACTAATAGTTTCCTTAATATAATTTTGGTCCCAGCTATTATATTGTATATGGCCAAGTCTGTCAAAACAACTAATTCCAGAAAAATTTTTTCCTTTGCATTCATATTTGTATTTTCTGCCAAGGATAAATGATGCAGCCGGTTCGTATCCCTGAATTTGTCCAAGTGCGTGATTATAAACATATAACTGACATTTATAAGCCGGAATACTGCCGGTATTTCGCATACGAATACCATCTGCACATAATTTCAATGTTGCGAATTTAATATCCAGCACCACATAATGATAGTTGCCATTTAATTTTGGGGCTCGATAAGTTATCATATTAGACTTTAAGGGATTTAATATTACAATCTTATCCAAATAATCAGATCTTACAAGCAAATCCGGTTGACCATATGAATAACTCAATATTCCGTCTCGATTCATCAACAATGCCTGATAAATGATTGGTGTTCCCTTTAAAATTTCTTCTTTTGTTCTTTTCTCATATTCTAAAACATATTTATCAAAATTTGCCATGTTAGAACAAATTGTTACAAATTCATTTTGTTTAACTTTTTTTTTAATAAGCTCAATAATTTTTGATTCAAATTGTATCCCTTTATTCATTATGAATTTGACAAAACTATTATCATTTACTTTGTTTTTGCATGGCCTTGAGATAATCCCATCAATATTTGGAGATTTATCATAACAATAATCTAACCAATCAACCAATGTATCCTTTAAAGCATAGTTTCGTGTTTTGCTAGCTGAGACCCATTCATTTTTATTGAATCCAAAGGAAATGGATTCCGTGGTTTTATTCACTGAATCTTTATTTTGATCCGGACCCTTATTTTGTTCAGGATCTTTATTTTGGTCAAAATCTTTATTTTGATCCGAATCTCTATTTTGATCCGAATCTCTATTTTGATCCGAATCTCTATTTTGTTCACAGTCCCTATTTTGGTAGGAATTTTTGTCGAGCGAATAATGTGAAATGTATTTTTGCGAAATATCTGAAGAGTATTTTATTATATTTTCAGTAATACTAACATAAGATTTTGATATCTCTGAATCCGTTAGATTAGCTATTTTATTTGTATCAATATGTTTATCTAGCTCGATAGTATATATGCAGGCACTTTTTGTGTTCAACACTTCCATTGATACATGAACAATGTTCTCCTCAACTATTTTTAAAAAAATACCATTTTGTTTTAATTGTAAATAAATTACAACACCGTCATCCCTGACAAAATGTGGTAATACCATGATGTTTGGATGCTTATCGTGTCTTAGTTGTTCTGTTTGATATAGAGACAAGTCCAGTTTTTCATATTCTTCTTTGTAATGATTTATAAAAATTTTTTTTGATATGCTAAGAAAGATATCATCCGTAATATAAATATCATTACTACAAATTATACGATTGCCATAGTTCCTATTTGTGGGAATATTATTTTGCATTTGTTTTATTTAAAAAATCTAAGTTTGTTTTTATAAGTTGTATTAAAAGTCAATTTTTTTTACAAAAGTATCATTTTATATGATATTTATTTAAATTTAAATAAAACTTAAAAAGATGACAAAAAATATATATAATTTGTAATTGGAATGGATAATTATAAAAATTTGTTTATCGATATTAATAAATTTGATGAAAATAATATGAGTTATGTTAAACCAGTATTATTTTATAAAGTGGCAAGAAACATGGGAATTTATTACAGAAAAAATTTGGAAACTAATGAACAAAAGAAAAATAAAAAAAAAATAGAGTCTAATACCATTACAAAAAAACAAAAAATTATAATACAAACACCCAAAATGATTGTTCCATTTGGAATTAAAGAATTTAACAATAATGGAAGAAAATCATATCAAATGTCACTTTCCTTTAGCACTATGACAAATTTATACAATGAGGAAGAGATTAAGAAAATTTTTTTATTTGTGCAAAAAATTGATACAGTCAATGAAGAAACAATTATGGAATACAAAAAAGAATGGGGTTTGCCAAAAAATTTAAAATACAAAAAATCGTTACAAAGATTGTCAAATGAGTTCCCGCATCATATGAATATAACCCTGCCATATGATGATAAATTTGGATTTTTGTTCCATGTATATGATGAAAAAGCAATCAAATCAAATATTGATATTATTGACAAAAAATCTATTGTATCTGTCGTCATGGAATTAACAGATCTCAAGTTCAGCGACAATGAATTCCGTTCAAATTGGACAGCCATGCAGATAAGAAAATTCAAACCTTATTCACCGATTCAGGAATTTTTTATGTCTGGATGTTTTATATGTGATGAAGATGATCCTGAAGACAACGCTTATGCACAACTTGTTGAAAAATATAAACCAAAAATAGCAGCTCCCATTCCACAAATTAATCCCAATTATTATAATCATAATCCATATCATATGCAAACGCATCTGATTCCGCCAAATCCATATTATAGTGCACCAGCACTACCACAAATTCCACAAAAGCAATCAACATCATCATCTAATTCCGGTTTTATTGGATTCAAACCACCATCCGTCAATGAATTACTTGACGCAAAAAAATTACTTAAAAAACTCGACACCATTAATAAAGATACAATACCTGTACCCCCACCACCTCCACCAATTATAGCTAGTTGTGCATCAAACGAAAAATCTCCAACAAAAGGAAAGGTCTCGACCAAAGAGAAATCTCCGACCAAAGAAAAAGAACCTGTCAAAGAGAAATCTCCAACAAAAGAAAAGGAGCCTGTCAAAGAAAAAACATCAACAAATAAAAAATCTCTGTCAAGAGAAAAAATATCAATAAATGACAAATCTTTGATAAAAGATAAAAAAATACCAAAAAAGAACATCAAAGCAAAATATATATCAGATGATAGTGATAGCGATACTGATAGTAATAGTGATACTGATGATGACTTGCCGAACAGTAAGAAAAAATCTATTACCAAAAAAAAATCGGTAACAATATCAAATAATAAGTCATACGAATCAAAAACCAACAAAAAAACGTCATGTCCTAAAAATAATAAAAAAAATTAAATTTCTAACATAATTTGATTATTTTTGCAATAATCAATTATATCAAAGAATTACCGTTCTTTTACAATTAACATTGTATTCTATTTTATTTATCAATAAAATATCATATAAATATCTTTTCATTATTTATACAATGAATAATTTAGATCCAACTGTTAAACTAATTAATGGACCTACAAATATAGTTCGTCTTGAGGGAAATATTAATGGTATTAACAAAATATTGTATTTATTCATGGATTGGCATGTGGATGTTGATTCACAAAGTGAATGTACAAACATATTTAGTGAGGACATTAAAAAATATTTTGCGGATAGTTTTTATAACCTCAATGGCAGTGACATAACATATGATTTTTTTGTAGAAATTTTACCAAAAAAGTTAAAATTTCCAGACGAAAATAATAATACTAATGACATTATACGTAATAAATATATTTTACAAATCATTAAATTCTTTGATTTGTTGTTTACGTATGACAAAAAAAGGAATCGTGTCAAAATTAATGATGTATTTAATAATGTTAGATTTCACTATTTTGATGTTAGAAGCCAAATGGATCGAAATATAATGGCACCTATAACCTATGCATATGATGATAGTTATGATTTATTATACAAAAGTGAGGATAGTGAAATACTTATAGATATTGCGGACCAACTATTTGACGCCCTTGGAGAATTAGAATCCTTTACTTCTATCCTAATAAACAAGAATAGAAATACAAGTAAAGATATATTATCTTTTGTCAATAAAATTAAACAGTCATATCAACACAAAAATGTCAAAAAGATTATGGCACAATTATATATTAATAGTGTAAATGATTTTAAAAATTTAATAATTAATATAAGGCAAACCATAGACAAAATAGAAGAATATTATAAAATTTTCAGAAATACCGAAAATACATTTGTCAAAGATAATAAGTATAGTGGAGGATATGGATATGGTTATAATCCAATCACATTAAGAAATATGTCTACTGATGTCCTAAATAGTTGTGAAGAAATTTATGAAACAGCTATTGAAACGTTTGCTAGACTCATCGACATATATTTTTTGAGGCGTTTTTTAGATAAGGACTATATTACGAATGCAATTGTATTTAGTGGTGCAGCGCATTCAAATACCTACGTAAAATTTTTGGTAAATTATTTTAATTTTAAAATTACACATGCATCATATTCATCAATTAAAGATTTGTCAAAATTGGAAAAAGAGATTAAGATGCGAAATAAAAAAAATCAATCAATTATGGATCTATTAAACCCAAAAGAACTTTTCCAATGTTCTGATATGACAAATTTTCCAGATAATTTTTTATAAAATTGAAAAAGTCAAATATAATAATATAATCATTAAAATAAACTATCACAATTAACAAAATTAATAGAACGGTATAAAGAAGCAAACAAAAAAATATCGATGAATACTAGTTCCACTATATGAATTTGTTATTTATGATAAAAAATCGGTCTTTAATTCTTATGTATTAGATTTTTGGTTAATCTTTTTTAATCAAAAATTTAATCTGTTATGGTATTTTTTTCCGAAATTAATGAGTTGACTTTTTTCCAAAAATCCATTGCATAGTCAACATATGCATCAACAGGTATTCCATAATCAATGATAGAAAATGGTGGATTAACCTCAATAATTGCCCATTCACCAAGAGATTTGATAAATCCGACATCAACACACAAAAATTCTTCATTGGACAAGTTAATAATTTTTTTAACAAAATCATCATCTGGTCTAATATCGTTTTTCCCTTTTTGGTATCCTACCCCATAAACTAAATTATTGCCAACTAATAGCCGATATTCTGAACTAAATTTTACGACTTCAGCAACATACAATTCTAAATTAGCTGTTATATCCACAAAACTGCTACAAATAAGATTAGCTAATTGATAAATATTATTGACAATAGTGCCATTCACTGATTTGTCATTCCCTGTAGATTTAACAAAGTATGGAAATATAAGTGTGTTCATATCCTGATATTTTACTTTTTGAATATTGCGTTTATACAATTCACTAAAAAATTCTGGATAGGTGTCCGGTACGATATCGTTTATTCCATAAGCTTTTATGAAAGCGAATATATCATACATTCCGCAAAAAACACATCCGTCCAGAAATATGGACATATTTCTTTTTATTTGTTTATTGGGCATTTCTCTAATTTTTATTTGTTTTTTTTTGCAATATGCCATTATGTCCTCGGATTTAATATGGCTATTCTCTTCATCATTTTCCTTTCGCAAATATTTATTCCATTTATCAGAAATTGTGATCATAATTTTGTAATAAATAATCCGAATTCTGTATCAACAATTTATAAAAAAATTATTTCAATTTTTTTATAAATTATTTTAATTTAAAAAAGTGATTAAACCGTAGTAACCATTTTTATTGGCTTTAGTTGTATAGAACCTATCCCAGTCATAAAATCGTTGAGGTCAGCCATGTTAGCCCACATAATTCCTTGTTTAGTTGTTTTTATAACTTGCATGGCAAAATATCCTCCCTTTAAATAAACCTGTTGTAAAAATCCTTGTTGTATTAAATTGTCACTCATTTCTTTCCACCAAACGGCCGATCTATATTTTCCCTCTCCATAATATTTATTTTTACGCATAACTGATGTAATATTTTTATTAGCTGAACCTCTTAGTATATTAATATACATTCCAATACCAAAATTTCTATTTTTGATCGATTCAATTAATTCGATTAACAATTTGGCCTCTTTTTGTACATTTTGCTCGGTTGTAATAATTTTGTTATCAGTTTCTTTATGTGTACCGCAACAATTATCACAAAAATTACATTTTTCATCAGCATCTTCGTCAAAATATTCAAGTAAGAATTCTCGCCTACATCTTTTTGTTGTCATATATCGTTTCATTTCTTCTAGTAATTTAAATTGATTTTTTTGGTAGGATTTATCATTTGAATTGGCAATAAATGCTTCTTGTACCTTGAAGTCTCGGAAATTATAAAATGCGTAGCAGTACGATTTTTCTCCGTCACGACCAGCCCTACCAATTTCTTGATAGTATCCTTCGATATTTTTTGGTGAACCATAATGAATTACAACTCTGACATCGGATTTATTAATACCCATTCCAAATGCAATTGTTGCCGCAATAACTTTGATTTTATTTTTAAGAAAATCAAGATGTGCTTTTGCTTTTTTATCTGGTTCGAGACCAGCATGATATATTCCACATTTTATTTTGTGCATCTTAAGTATTTCTGCTATTTTAGATGTTTCTTTTTTTGTCAAACAATAAATAATTATTGATTTTCCTTCATGTTTCTTAATAATTGGAACAATGTCCGAATCTATTTTTTTTCCTTTGAGTCTAACATCTAAAAATAAATTTGGTCTATCAAAGGATGTTTTAATTGGTTCATGATTCTTGAATCCCAAAACTTTACATATGTCTTTTCCAACAATATTTGTTGCTGTTGCTGTTACAGCAAGAATCGGAACTGTCGGTAATACTTCTTTAAAAAATGTTAGTTCACGATAAGCTTTCCTAAAATCAAAACCATAAGAACTGATACAATGAGCTTCATCAATCGCTATTAATGAGATCCCCTGTTTCTCTTCCAATGAAATTAAAAAATCCTTTAATTTAACAACTGATTCCGGCGTAATATATACAAATTTGTACTTGAGTTGTAAAATTTCTTGTCTTAATTGAGATTTATTTGCAACATTGGAATTGTAACAACAAGAACTAATTCCTAAATCATCAAGTATTAAACGTTGATCATCCATTAGAGAAATTAGTGGAGAAATTATAATAGCTGGTTTGTCCATATAAAGTGCTGGAATTTGATAACAACAGGATTTTCCGAATCCTGTAAAGCAAATAGCACATACATCTTCTCCACAGATAATTCTATTGATAATTTCATATTGTTTTTCTCGAAAATCATCATAACCATAAACTAATTTCAAGAGATTCTTAAGTTTTTTATATCGTTTGGTAAACATTTTTGATTTTTCATAAGGATCCATTGTTTATAGGGTATTAAATAGTATTATTTTATTATACTATTTAATATTTTCAATATTTTATAAAATTACTTTTGAAAAATAATTGAATTTTTAACACAATAAACTTGTAAGGCGATATATGACCAATCTTAAAGCAGAAATATACACTAATTAAGTATATGAAATGGAACAAATAATTAATTATATGAGCGAAAATTCTTTATTTTTATGCGACTTTATTGATGCCAGTCGTGATCAAACTATCGAATCTCTTTATTACTTATTTATGCATTATAATTTGCCGCTCGAAAATTTTATCAAAACGTTATTTCATAAGGGATTTAGTAAATGCGAATCCCTTTTCTTCAGACAAAATATTGTCGAGTTTAATATCATTGCTGATTTTATGGTAAGATCAGGTGGAGACTTTGAATTATTATCACGTAAATTGGCCGAGCTTGCTGAGGCTGAAAACACATCCAAAATGACTGTCACAAGAAAGGACTCTAACGAAACTCCCAGAACTCGTCATAGAAAAAAAGAAAAACTAATTGTTACAAGAGCAATTAATTTATTAGATAAAATGATGATTGATATTGTGACAGATATATTTGTTGATTTTTGTGCTTATATGTGTACATTTTTAAATGGTCATTATATTAATGATAAAACCTTTGGAGAAAAATTAATATGCTCATTTATATTTTTTAGAATCATTACTCCTGGAACAATAAAATTATCATCTAAAGCGCAACTTCCGCATGTTTTACCCATAATCAAAATACTTAATTCAATTGCTCATGGTGAATGCGATGAAACATATGCTTTGGAACATGACCGCCTTCGCAACATTGTGGCACGTATTTTAATGACAAGAAAAAAAACAAAATATGTTCATAATAATATACTATCAGAAGAAGAATATAGTGCCAAGTCAAACATCCTAATCGATGAATTTAAAAGAGATCCTTTAAAATATCAAAATATTGACTGCATTAAAATTTTGTTAGACGACAAAATTTTAAAAACAGAAAAAATGATAATTATGAAAAATTTTGCAGCTAATAAATTGGCTAAATCATTACCAATTAAAATATCCATCCAACCTAATAACCAGAATATTAGGAAAAAAATAAATTCTAATTACTGGTCAGTTGATAAGGATTTAAAATATTTTTTGTTATGGTCAGTGGAAGACGTTGCTACATTAGTAGAAGACAATGATTTAAATAAAGAATTCATTTTAAAATGGCAAATTGATGGCAAAGGCTATTTATCATTGACAGAAGAAATTATGATTGAAATGGGTTTAGTGGACAATGAAAAAATAAATGCCTTTATAATGCATATCAGTAATATTAAAAAAAATACAATCTCGTCCATTTCTCAATTGGACAAAAACATTTTAAAATGGAATCAACAAGATTTAGGTATTTGGCTAATACTTTCGCACATGGAATATTTGGTTAGTATATTTTTAGAAAATAAAATAACTTGTATGAAACTTTTAAAGATGGATAGTAATGATTACATTTGCTATAATATCATCCGTCCATCTGACATTGCCAAAATTATCGAATTAAAGAAGATGATGTAATACAATTTATATAATTCAGATTTTATAAAAACTAAATTATATAACATATTTATTTATCGTAAATGATTAATGTCTCAATTAAAAATCAATTTAGACTATGATAATTTAAATAAAATGTTTTATAGTGAATCTACTGATATTTTTTTTAGATCGATATATGCATATGGATTAAATTTGATATTATTTTCTTCATTGTTATAACCTAATTGATTAGTAGCTATAATGACATTATTTAGTTTAAAACTACTGGCATAATGTGTGTGACCATAAAGCCATGCAAGAACAGGTGGCTTAATTAGTTGTTGTAAATCATTATGAAAAGCGCTATTATTTTCTCCATATAAATATTTAGGGTCGGCTGTATATCTATTATTATCTTCATCACTAAAAAGTGGTGCATGATGTGTTAACACAATACAAGAATTATTTGTGCTACTTATTTCTTTACTAATAAATTCAATCGCTTCCGAATTCCAGGTATTAGTGTCATTTACCGTAATTTTTGTGAGGTTTCCATTTGAATCTTCTTTTTTGATCAAGTGGTAATCATTAATTGCTTCACCAATATATGCTGCATCTACCGAAGGAACATTTGACCATAGTGTACTTCCAATAATCTTGATTTCATCCAAATTATCCGTTTTATTGTCTAATAAAATAATATTTGGAAACTTTTCAATAATATCCAATAATTTCTGTTTGAATTGTAATATTGATTTGTTGGGATTTACATTAAAATTGTAGTATTCATGATTCCCTGGAACATAATAAATTTTTTTATATACGGCGGAAACTTTCTCAAGAAACAATTTCAGATTCGGATGGAAGGGATTACCGATATCTCCCAACAAAGCTAAATAATATACGTCATCCTCCGATCTATTAAAATTCCATAATGGTAATAATTTAGGACGAATAATTGACGATTTCATTTCTAAATGCAGATCAGATGCATATCTTAATATTTCAACCGATTTACATTTAGGACGAATAATTGACGATTTCATTTCTAAATGTAGATCAGATGCATATCTTAATATTTCGACCGGTTTGACCATATGTTATTATATTTTAATGCATTCGATCAAGTTCGATAAATTTCAGTATTTTTTTCAATTTTTTTGTTAGACAAAAAATTGACATAATTAATCACTATTTAGATGAAAAAATTAGTTATCCTGGATAAAAATAAATTTATCAGTTATCCTGAATAAAAACAAATTTATCAGTTATCCCAAATAATGGATTATTTTGCCTGTCAACCAAAAATCACCGAAAGTATTAGATCTGATGCGGTGAACTTAATACTAATTTTCTCTTTAAAAAACAAATTTCACATTTGTACCGTTCATCAAGCAGTAATTTTAATGGACAGATTTTTATCATTAGTTGAGATATTAGAAAATGATTTAGACGCAATTGCATTATCGTGTTTATATTTAGCTGTTAAATTTGAGGAGGATGAAGATTTAATTACTGTTGAAGATTTGGTTCAACAGTTAAATAATAAATACAATACTGAATATTTTTTAGACAAGGAAAATATTATTTTACAGCAACTAAACTTTCAAATATGTGATTGTACTATGAGGGAATATTTAAAATCAGCATGTCAAAGAAATAATATTAATGTTGATAATTATGTTTTTTCTTTGTATATATCAGTATTATTATTAAAAACTATTGATTATAGATTTGTTGATCCAAAAGAATTAGCTGAAAAAATAGGAGAATTTTGTTTGATACTAGCAATGTCGGATAAAATAATCGAAGAATTGATTATTAATAATCCGGTACATTCTCATATTTATTTACTTTGGAAAGAATCATTTGAATCAGAATCATGCATAGTCAGGAAGTATTTTGCAAAAGAGATATTTCATTTTGCAAGTCTTCGTAGTATTCCAATAATAACATGTCCACATAACAATTTATCATTTTTGCCAAGATATCAATGTATTGTAAATTCAAATACTATTGTCCAAAAAAAATCAATCTATCCTAAGGAAACTAATTTTTTACGTATCGGAAATTTAGGTAAAGGTACGTATGGCAGTGTAGAACATGTTAAAATTTCCAATAAATATTTTGCTTTGAAAATTATAGATACGCAAAATCTAGACAAAACAATTGATGGTAATGTACTGAGAGAACTATATTCATTGACAAACTTAGACCATCCAAATATTATCAAGGTTGATGGTTTTTGGTATAATCATCAAAAATCAAGAACATATATTATTTTGGAACTTATGCAAATGACATTGCACAAAAAAATACTAAATTATACTATTAGTGAAAAGGCCAAGGCATTGTATATTATTGAATTGTTGGAAGGATTGGAACATATTCATAGTAAAAATGTCATACATCGTGATTTTAGCACATCAAATATATTGATTTCAAATGATGATCATATTAAAATAAGTGATTTTGGATTATCAATATATTTCAGACATCCAAACTATTTAATTAGTTATAACACAAATGTATGTACTTTGTATTTTAGGGCAGTTGAACTATTACTCGACAAAGTAATGTATACAACTGCAATTGATATATGGTCTTGTGCTTGTGTTATTTTTTTTATTCTTACCGGAAGATATTTGTTTGTTGGATATGACAAATATAGTATGTTATGCAGTATATTCAAAATTCTCGGGACACCAGATAAACTTTACGACAATTCTTTATCAAACTATCCAAAATATCAAAGAAAAGGTTTTAGTAATAGAGAGAACAGATATTTTGATCAAATGAATATTCTATATAAAATGTTGGAATATGATCCGGTAAAACGTATAAATGCGACCCAAGCTATCGGACTTTTTAAAAAAAGTTATGAGCATTTGCTATAAAATTGATAAAAATATGCTTTATATTAGAAATATAAAGTGTATTTACATAATAACAATTAAATGACAGAGAACAACTATGACAGTGTTCCATGGGTAGAAAAATATAGGCCAAAAAAAATGGAAGAAATGATACAAAGTCAAAACCTGTTGGATTTATTTCAAAATATTATTGAGACACAAGATATGACACATACCTTATTTTATGGTCCTCCTGGAACTGGTAAAACATCAGCAATTCTTGCGATAAGCAGGGAAATATTTAAAGAATATTTTCCAATGCGTGTTATTGAATTTAATGCATCAGATGATAGAGGAATTAATGCTGTTAGAGAAAAAATTACCAACGAAGCAAAAAAAAAAGTGACCGAAACTGTATCCGCCGATGGGACAAAAATACCGCCATACAAAATTATAATTTTGGATGAAGCAGACTCTATGACTGATGAGGCACAAGATGCACTTCGAGTTATAATCGAACAATATAGTACGGTTACAAGATTCTGTTTTATATGTAATTACATTAGTAAAATTACTGATGCTATTAAATCTAGATGTTCGCCGGTTTATTTTAAAAAATTAAGTTACCAATGCATGACGAGTAAACTTGAAGATATAACAACTAAAGAATCGATGAATTTAACAAACGATAATATTAATACAATTATTGAAGTTTCTAATGGAGATATGAGAAAAGCTATTATGCTATTACAAAATTTGAAATATTTGTATAATTTTAAAATGTTTATGAATAAATCATTGTCAGATATTCCAGTTTCAAAATTAAAATATATACCCATACTAAATACAACTGTTAATGAAAATAGTGAAATTACGGAGGCTGATATATATGATATTGCAGCATCAATTCCTCTTGAAAAAGCCCACAAAATTATTAATAAAGCATTAAGTTGTCGTAGCATAATAGAAATTTCTATTTTAAGCAAAGAAATAATAGCAAAAGGTTATCCAATAGACAATGTATTGACACAACTTAATAAGGCCGTACTAAATACAAAAAAATTAAATGATTTTCAAAAAGCAAATGTAATTTATTATTCCGGTAAAATATTTTTGAAAATGAAGGAGTGTGCTAATGAATACATTCAGTTATTGGATTATATGTCGAGTATCAATGGTATTAAAAATGGAAATAAAGCATATGAGTTTCAATATTTAACAAACTAAAAATGATTGCTAGGAAAAATATTCATCGTCTAAACGATTGTTTAGATAATAAATAGGTATCAATACAGAAAAATTGAAAAATAAAACTATAAAGTACCTTCATAAAATGGAATCAAAAGTACGTATCTCTTACGATGGCTTCAGAATCGATTACTGTAGAAGAAAAGGTTATTGTTGAAACAAGAACTGTACTAACTCTTTCAATTCCAGCTGGATTGAAGGAAATATCCCTACCTAATGAATTTAATAGTCTAATTGAACCAGGAACATTTTATGAAGGGATAGAAAAAATTATATTTAATCTTAAGTATAACTCACCAATAGGTTTAGGTGTTCTACCTACTACTTTAAAATGTCTGGTTTTTGGAGAAAAATATAATCAACCAATCAAGAAAAATGTTTTACCGAATGGTCTAACCCATCTTATTTTAGGTTCATGCTATGATAAACTAATTGAAGAGGATGTTCTGCCAAACAGTCTGACACATTTTACTCTTGGATCTATTTATAATCAATATTTTTGTAAAGGTGTTCTGCCAAAAAGCCTGACACATTTCACACTAGGATCATGTTATAATCAACCATTTGATAAAAAGGTTCTGCCAAAAAGCTTGACACATTTCACACTAGGATCATGTTATAATCAACCATTTGATAAAAAGGTTTTGCCAAAAAGCTTGACACATTTCACTCTTGGATTTGGTTATAACCATCCATTTGATAAAAAGGTTCTGCCAAAAAGCTTGACACATTTCACATTAGGTGGAAAATATGACCAACCATTTGATAAAGATGTTCTGCCAAAAAGTTTGACATATTTCACTTTAGGATCATATTATAATCAACCATTTATGGTAGGTGTTCTGCCGGAGAGCCTGACACATTTTGATCTTGGATACCATTACACAAAACTATTCATAAAAGGTGCACTACCAGACAATCTAACCCATTTTACTTTAGGTTATTCTTATAGCCAACAATTTGATAAAAATGTTCTGCCAAATAGTCTGACACATTTCACATTAGGATCATGTTATAATCAACCATTTGATAAGGATGTTCTACCGACAAATTTGAGCGATTTATATGTATATAAAGATAATGCATCATTAATTGCAAAATCAGTGCTACCGGCAAATTTGTCAAACGTCCATATTTATGGATTTGGAAAATTTCTTTTTGACGAGCAATTATTTTCAGATATGAATGTCACTATTAGTAAAGGGCACACACGGATACATCATATGAGAATGTATGGCATTAATGCATACGCCACTACTTTAACATTTGTGAAGCCTCAAGTATTTCCAAATGATACTATTGATGAATCCATCAATGAATCAAAAAATGATACCATTGATAAAACTGTTAATGAAACTGTTAATGAAACTGTTAATGAAACTGTTAATGAAACTGTTAATGAAACTGTTAATGAAACTGTCAATGAAACTGTCAATGAAACTGTCAATGAAACTGTTAATGAAACTGTTAATGAAACTGTCAATGAAACTGTCAATGAAACTAGAAGTGGTCCTGCACCATCAATTGTTAATCTGAACCGCATTATTGAAATCAATAGTAGAATAGCCTCATTACAAAATGAGATCAACTCGTTAAATGCAGATAAAGATTCAATATATTTAGCTTTTATCAATAAAAATTAATTTGCTAATTTTAACCAATATTAAAACTAACAAATTAATTCATAAACAATTTGATATATATGTTTGTCAAATGTACTCGGATATTGGAATATAACTAAAGAAAATGTTTTAAATATCAATATAATATATGTTTATAATCAGATATGACCAAAAATATTCCATCAACAGATCATACAAAACAATTAGTAAACACCACCAATTTCAATGAATTAATAGACCAATATTATTATACTTTCGTCCATCAATTATCTGGATTTACAGATGAAAAATCCTTATCAATTACAAATAATGCCCGAGTTTTTAAAGATACCTCAACAGATATTTTCGTTAAAAATATACTTGGAAACGAAAGCATCAAATTTTTGTTTTTAGATTATACTTTTCATTATATAAATAGTATGATCAAAACCAAGATTAATGATTATTTACTTGATAATCATCAACTTCCATTATATGCTGATGAGAATGTATATTTTGTTTTTAAAGGAGGTAATGTTATGAATTATTTTATGGAATTGTACATTAAAAAAATCGAAAATATATTCAAAGATATTTCACTAGAAAATGTAACCAGCAAATATCAAAATGAAAATATATCAGCATTAACTGATAATGATAATATAGAAACGAGTACATATGCGTCATTTTTTATTCGGTTGAAAGAAAATTTTAAAATTAGTGATATTGATTATTCAATTTATATTGCAGCATCAAATTATGCCCGTTATATCTTGATTCATGGAGGAATTGTACGAATATTGGGACAAACTTTGTCAGAAATCTCCAATAAGTTTGATATACTGTTTGAAAATCAAAAACCTAATATTTTAACGGCAAATGTACCTAATACCGATGATGATGTTAATGATGTAAATATTTATGAAAATGAATATTATCAATTAAAACATTTAATTGTCAATGACAAATTCAGAACATATATGGATATTTTCAAAAATAGTCCAGATAATATGTTAAAATCACCACTAACTAATAATAGTTTAGATTCGGCATATTTAAAAAATATGTTAGATTCAATTTTGGCGGCATCCGAATTTATCAAAAATATCGAATCATCAATTGATTCAATTGATAATTTTACAAAAATATATGAACTCACAACATTTATACAATATATTCAAACCATTAAATATTTTAATATTACTAACAATAAAATAAATATTAATTTATCCAATTTGACAAATATACAACAAAAACTGGATTCCTATCTAAACAGTTTGGTTGATAAAAAAATCGACAACATAAGTAAATCTGATTTTTATAGTAATGACAACATAATAAAAATAAAATCAGGTTTGGCCGAAAAAATGTCAGAACTAGTTGGTAAAATAAAATTTGAAGAAAATAATAATGGTTTAACGACAAAAACAAAAAAATACGAACTTATTAGCACGCCCAAAACATCAGACATTGTTTTTGAAAAGAGGGGAAATCTAATCATTAAAAGTAATAACAATCCAATTGACCAATATATTATACGTGAATCAAATGATAAACATTTACATTATATCACATTTAATAGTATTGTTAAATCTGTTAAAAAAGCCAATACAACTAATTTTAATCTTATGAGAATTAAAATAAATATCATGTTAACGGGAAATAAAATGAAAATAAATGATTCATTTAATAACATGTCAATACCATCAGAATTTGTTGACGTTTCTATACCTTTTTATGATGATTCAGCAGGGAACAGATTTTTGGATTCCGCAAAAAAGGGTCTAACAAAAATTTTCTTAAAAAACAATATAATTAATAGGGATGTTGTTATACAATCGTATGGACTTGATGATTTAACGCATGATTTATCAGATGTCCTTTTTGAACAAAATTTTTTCATACCATGGTTGGATTTGAAATACAATAAACGTGTTCTAAGAATGTTGTTTATAAGTATTTTGAACGCATACGTTAGTGATTGTACAATTGAATGTAAAAATCAATCGATAAAAAAATATAGAGATATACTTGATTTTTCGTCCATAATACTGAGTTATATGGTTGATGTAGCCAATGGAAAAATGTCGGCCTATCCTTATGCTGAATGCGGTAAATTTATTGAAACATCAAATTATTCCACCGAACATATTAGGTCAGAAATTGATGACATCATGATTAAATATAAAAATTTACTATTCGTTCAACTAATGAATATTCGTCACGAATACCATGAAATGGCCAATTTAATAAATTTTTTAATCGTTTATTCTAGATATGTTACATTTGACAAAGAGTTAGCATTTGATTTTATGAATAAGAATAGAAGTGATTATTTATACGTTTCCCTAAATAAAAATACCTTCGAAGAATATACCAAAGAATCAAATGATAAATTCACAGATATGCTTAAAATAATTGTTAATGATGGATACAAAATATTATTCATATTTGAAAATTTGGTAAATTTGCGTCAACTCTACAATCAAAGCGGTCATTCTGACCAAACTATATATTTTAATAGTTTAACCGGACCCTATCACAAATATATCAAATATAAAGCAAAATATTTGGCATTAAGAAATTCTAAAATTATTCAAACCTGATCAAACACCCTATATCAGTTATATTATTAGGATAAGTACAATCGATTTGATTTTTGGTACGTTCCTTTTTGATTGTAATAGCAGCATTATCATCGAATAATTTACATACGTCATTATTATTTTTTTTCTCCATTACAGTTTCATTTATGTATTTTTCTAGGGCATCAATATTAATTCCTTTTAAAAAAGGATCGGCGATTATATTAGTACGTACAATATTGAATTTATTATTATTTTCTTCGGACATTTATAATGTACAGTTAGATTATATTCATAAATAATAAATCAGATTCGCGAACTTTATTATTATTTAAATTTCATTAAAAATTTATTTAAAATTTCTAGTGAAATGATTAATTATATTAAAAGAGGAGTTTCAAGACCAAAAATTGTGTTTAATCTTAGCCAATCATTTGTACATTTGCCAATTTCTTCATTTAAATCATTTATTTTGTCCAAATTATAATAATAATAATAGTTTCTACATAGCGACTTGATTTGTCTATTAATTAATTCTTCTACATTTGTTAAATATGAATCAAAAAATTTTACATCAAATTGCGAAAACAATAGAGTTTTTGAAGTAATTTTAGGATCGTCTAACAATGCATAAAGTATTTCCAAAATATTTGCTGTTATTCCCTTATACTTTTGTAGTACAATATATACTTCCGAATTAGTACTATGACTTGTGCTAGGTTTAACAATTTTAACATTCTCAAATAAATGTGTAACCAAATATATCATGGACATAGTCAATGGTTCGGACATCGGAAGAAAGGTTTTAAATATCGCTGATTTATTCTTTGGTAAACATGCCAGAATACAAATTATTTGTCCCATATTGATTTTTCCAAGAAATGCTTCCTGTTCATTAAGCTCAGTAGGATCACATTGTAATCCAGCATCTGCTGTCATAAAATCAATGTTTGCCAATAACGGATTCTTCGCATAAGACCGAATAACCGAACTGTGAGTAATATCACCGGAATCGTCAATCATTTTGTCACCAAATAACCATCTGTCCGGGTAATTTGCTATTAGTCCATAATGATCTTCAAGTGCAGCATCAGTATCCAAACCTTCATTTGTTGGTTTAAGTGTTTGAGCATACCAATTTAATTTTTGATTTCGATTTGATAAAAAATGATTAAGTGACGCAATAAACGCACCTGGAGCTTCACATAAATGAAATGTTTTGACCGTCTCAGTAATAGGTATTAATTCACTAAACATATTTAGAATCTCGTACATTTTAATCCAAGCATTTGTGACCATTTCCGCATTATATTCTTTTTTAAGTATGTATTTCAAATTTTGATACATATCTATTCTGTTGGCCAGCATTTCCCATGTTAAAAAATATGCCTTCTTATTATCATATCTATTTCTTGAAAATATTTGACTTGGTTTTGTATCCATTACTCGTTTGTAATAATTTAGTTCGGCCCTTCTTTCTATTATTTTTTTGTAAAATTGTTGATTATATAATACGGTAGGAACAATGGGTTTAATGACGAATTGTTTGGCTGATGTTCTAAAAAAAACAAGTTGTATTGCTTTATTGTCAAAATCGTTTGTTAAATCCTTGATTTGTTTTAGATCATTGGATGAATGCCATTGTGCTATTAGATCAGATGTGGATGTAATTGGTTGATCGATATTATTAAATATATTTTGTAAATTTTCAATCCATTTGCCTCTCTCATTAGCATAAAGTTTGTGTATGGAATTTTCATTGGTTACAGCATTGATGTGATACCTTTGATAATTTTTTTGTCTATAACAATTTTTCAAAAAAGAACAATAAATACTCGTAAGCCATGGTTTTGAGGTAAATTTACTAACAAATAAGTAAATTTCTGAGTTGAATGGATTTAGTGTGCTTGGCCTAAAAAAGCTGTATTCTGCAAAAAATAAATGACATATACTAAAAATTATTGACCACGATTGTGACGCAATCATGTTCAAACGCAAAAATATCGAACCTCCAGGTTTGAGATATTTGAGGGCAGTTATTAAATAAAATAAATTGGCTTGTAAATCCATTTCCTCATTCGACCACTCAAACACTCCATTAAAAGTATGTATACAATCTATATTTATGAAATCATATTTGGTTAATTCTTTTGACGATTTCAAAAAATACATTTTATAAGCTTGTTCTAAATAATTAATTTTTGGCGTTATCATACTGTACATACCATTTATTGTGTTATACATTTCTTTTCCACTTAACCATGAATGGTAAACATTATATTGATAGGTTTGTTGATATTTTTCGTGAAAAAATATCAGAGCTTCCATTGATCCTAATCTTTCCTCCCGACAAATATTTAGAAAATCTTTGGCATTGGGATTGATATGTTCCATCTGCAGAAATTCCCACATTGCATAAAAAGTTTCAGGATAAAATGGCTGATACAGTGATAAATGAGGAATTAGTGTTTTGATTGGCTGTAAATTATCATTGTTATAGGAAACTAAAGGTGTTAACATTGAAGAGTTATAGTAACGAATTCTCATATTCTGATTATTTTCAAAATTGTTTGAAACTTTGTACATGTTGTGCCTAAACCATAAATTAAAAGGTATCATTTTCTCATATTTATTATACATCATGATTTTTGTCATGCTTAAATTTTTATTTTTATGAAATTGATCAACTATTGAAAGTATGTCAGGATAAACTGTAGATTTTTTAATTGACAATATAGCCTTGTCTTCTGTTTTTAAATATCCGGTCATTTTTTGATGTTATATTCTTCGTACCAAATATTTATGTTATATTATGGTAATTATGATTCAATTTTATTTTATCGAATAAAATCGAATTATGAATTTGAATAACGGCGTTTAAATAAAATTATTGTGAAATGTATATTAATCACTCGAATTCTATTTCTTTAATACCGATACCTTCCATGTACTTTTGGGTCTTGCATTTTTATCAGTCGATCATTTCTTGAACATAACTTGTTTACATTTAATTACAATGATCAACTCAATTTTGTACAAAAAAATTGAATTAAAAAAATCTTTAAATAAAAAATGTTTTAAATGTGTTTAGATATTATCATGGTATTAGTCGGTTTAATGGGTATTAAAGGGTCTGGTAAGACTACTGGAGCAATGTATTTGTTAAAAACATACGGTTTTGTTGAAAAATCTTTTGCCGAACCTCTAAAAAAAGCATGTAAAGAATTGTTTTTACTTGATGACATTCAGGTATTCGGAACACAAGAACAAAAAGAAATACCTGATCCAAGATGGTTTAATTGTACTCCGAGAAAAATGATGCAGTATGTTGGAACGGAATTATTAAGGGATCAACTAGAAATAATTATGCCAGAATTAGGAAAAGATGTTTTCACACACTGTTTTAAATTATGGTATGAAGCGGAAATGAAAAAAAATCATAATTTATGCGTCGTTATTTCAGATGTTAGATTTCAGAATGAAGCTGATTTTATTCAAAGTTTAGGTGGTATTGTTATTAAAATAAACAGACCATCATTACAAACTAATGACATACATCAATCCGAAATAGAACTCCAAAACATAACGACGCATAATTTTCTAATTGAAAATACTGGTACCATCGAAAATTTTTATTCAGAACTTGATTACCATATCAAAACATTGATTGGTATCAAACATCAAACGGTACTCACATGGTTTATGAACAAGATTAAATTCTGGTAGTATATATTATTCGTTTTATACTATAAATTTTTCATTCTTAATGATTATTAAAATAATCATTAAAAATAATTATCTATTGAAATTAGTATATAATACAAATGAGTGATTCCACAGTACCGAAAACATCATCTATTCTTATAAATAAACTTAAATTAAAAGATATAGAAACAGAAAAGGTTAATGTTAAAAAATATTTTACAATTGATTCATGGCAATTTTTGATTATATTGGGTATCGCGATATCCGGTGTGGCCGCATTAATTAGCACATACAATGCCATACAAGCAGGTGTTAGTGATCTTAAGACAGATTTACAACAATGTACCGAGTCATCCGGAATAAAAAGTGCACTGGATTTAAAGTTTTGGATAATTTTAGTATTGGCTGTTTTTATAGTAGCAATTGGCGCAGTTTTAACATGGTTTTTAAGAGATCAAAGTAAGTACAGATTATTGACACTTGGACTGATTACCTTGGGTATTTTTGCCATTTTATTTTCTATCATCATTAAATTACGAACCTTTTTGTTTAGTGTTAAAGGTCAAAGTACAACTATTTGGATTAGCTTAATAGTTTCATGGTTGGTATTTTTAGCATTTATCATTCTTGGGTATGCAATGGGAAGAAAATCATTAACCGTTTCAAAAATTAAATCTGATGTTGGATCCACAGAAATAGGAGTTACAGAAAATAAGTAATATATAAAAAATTGATAGATTTATATGTATAAACAAAAATATATCAAGTACAAAAATAAATACACCAAGTTGGCAAAACAAATGAATCAAAAAATTTATTTAATACATGATAATGGTGGGAGACCATTTAAGGTAATTATTAATGGAGATGAAATAGCTATTTACAAAAAAGATAAATCAAATACAAATAATGATGGTTATATGTCCGAACCCATTATGATTTTTAAACCAGAAAAAATATTTATTGGCAAAAATTCAACAGGTTTAGACAATGACGATAGCAATGAATTCGATGGAAATACAATTTTGTTGCATATGGGCCTAAATAAATACATACATATTGGAGAAAAAATATTTTCTTTTGATGCTGATAATAAAATAACTTTTTTTGTATCCCCTATTGGTAATAATGATGTGCCATATCCATATGCCGTTGATGAATTGGGTAATTGGTATTTATTAATAGAATATGTTATTATTGAAAAAAATAATAAAACTGAAAAACAAATGAAGCAATATCATGAACCGTACCAGTATTATTATGATTTTGGTCTAATAACCATCGATCGTGGAACAATACCTCCAACTAAACCCAAAATAAAAAATTTTAACGGCATTGAAAAATTTTATATTGGTTCCGAACGTTATACGCTTAGATATCGTCCAAATCCGGCCGATAACTATGATGATCTTCAAAAAAGATTTAATCAAGAGCCATTATATATTGTTGATATTAATAATAAAAAAATCGAATTAACAAAGCAAATGTATATCGAATTAATGGAATCCTTTGGAAAAATGCAGTCATTTAAACCGATGAGTAATGTATCAATATTAAAAAACAGAGATCTTAGTGGAACATGGCTCGGTTATTACATACAAAATAATAATAATTAACATTTGGATATCATATATTAGTTAATTATTAATAACATTTTGAGGAAGGCATGTCTTTATACATTTTTTTCGAAATCTTTGTAAATAATTTTGGTAAATTTATTTTTTGGTATTTCAGTTGTATTACCACATGCATTACAAATAAAGTATAGTTGTTTATTTGCCTGTTTAATAGCCAGTTCGGGGTATTTACAAATGTTACAAAGGACAAATTTTTCTATGTATTTATTAATAAAATCTTCAATCATAGATTTTGTCAGAATCATTTTTATTTCTCCTTTGTCTGTTACTGAAGTTGATTTTTCCAATTGAATAAAATATAATATATATGAGGACTTAGTGCATAATGCTTTAGAAATATCATTTAAATTAGTAATTATTGTTTTGCCTGTCCGATTTTCAACCATGGAAACGGGCCGTTTGTATCTATAAAAAGGATCTACTGATGTTCCGATATTAATTGTTGACATTTAAATTATATTTGTTAGTAACATTTTATAATATTATTAACAAATTATAATTAGACCTTAATTATTTTCTTTTTATTTTCGCTTTTGATAATAAAAAGACCTACTTTGTCCCCCAAATAAGTATTAGAAATTGGTGTGTACAGAATTTCTAAATTATGACATGATTTATGTTTTGATTTAGATTTACATAAAATGGCAGCCGCATATATTTGTTCTTTTGTTAATTTATCCATTGGAATATTAACGATAACGTATGGTGAAGATAATTTGTCCACATGAAAAATTGTATCATTAGGGCTACTTACTTTATAAATGGACCAATTACTTTCAGCATTTTTACCTAGTAAAAATCTGGCTTGTAAGACTGAACAGGTATCCATTGATGGAAAGAATGATTTAACTAATAATTCTAATGTAATAGGATCTGATATGTGTTTTATAATTATTTTATCTGCATCCATTATAATCTAATAATTTGAAATATTTATCTGGCAATTATAATAATAGTATAATATTTTAAATTCAATTTTTTAGGAAAATGAATATAAAAATTTTATCTTTGATAAATGTATAATAATGAATCAAAACAATAATGATGAACAAAACAAAGATATTGTTGTAGTTCCTACTAAACAATCATCCAATAGTATTATGGACACTGTTAGAAACAACAAACTAATTATACTTTTAGTAATCGTAGTGTTAATTGTACTTGTCTGGTATTTTTGTTTAAGAAAATCCAAAACTTCTGTTACTGCAACAACAACATCAAACGTTCCAAGTGGAACATCTACGGTTGCAAAAGCTAATCCAGCGAAACTACAATTGACAAAAACTCGTATTGGTAATACAAATCCACAATAATTAATTTTTATAATATGTTTGTTAATTAATTAATAAACATATTCTAATAATTTTGTATATAAGCTTTTCCATTACCAACAGGAAAAACAGTATAATCACCATTACTTGTAACACCATTGTTAATATTACATTGAGATCCATCTAGGGAGAAAAATAAACAAGAATTTGTGGTGCACATATTTTCACAATCTGACAAAGAATTTGCGGTATAATTTGTTCCTTGTCCATTACTTATAACTGTATTATTAAAAGTTGTATAACTTGGGCATGAAGTTGGATTTGTACTATTTTGGATCCTGAAACCACTTACAACGTTGTCTTTGTAAGTACCCTGATTTAAAATACAACTTTTTGTAGACGGTGTATAAGTTGACCATTGACAAAAACCATTTGAATTACAGATATTTTGACAACTTTCAGCATCAGGGACATTCATAAAATAAGCATAAGGGATTGTCCCGGATCCATCAGAAGTAGTGACAAGATCTTGGGCCTGTGAAATACTTGGACATGAACCACCACCCGTATTTCCTGTGCTACCATTAAATGAACCATGTGCACCGGTCGGTGCTGCTGGTATCGTTGGTGTAGTGGATGTTGTTGTCAACGATTTAATAAAGATATATAATGACACAATTATTAAAATTAGTACCAAAAAAATAAAAAATCCAATAATTGCATATTTCATTCCTTTTCCGCTTTTTTTACTATTGACACTAAGTGTTGTTTTTCCTATACCCATATCAGCATCTGCCATATTCATATATATAGGTTTGAATTAAAATTTTTATATATTACTTTTTAATGGTAATTAGATTGATGATTCTGAACCGTGAAATATAATTCACCATAATATAAATCAAATATACCAATATATAACTTAGTCATAAATGCCCAATCAAGTGGACTGGATATCATTAAAAAAAACAATAAATTCTTATGAATCTGATGTTATAAGGACATGGGGACAAATATCAGAAAATAACGCCGAAGTATTATGTGCAGATAAATGTTATGGAAAAACTTTATTTCATTATTTATTGGCGAATGAACATTTTTATGATGCCAATACAATTGCATCATGCGCTGTGCATTTTAATGAAGAAACAATAGAACTGATCTATGGTAAACATCACGATAAATATATTGAAATATTAAAAATATTATGTACAGACAAAATGATATTATTATATGAGCAATATTATGATAAAATTTATGGTGATACTATTGATGATGATGATTTATATACAAATCAAAGATCAAATTTTAATGAAATTTACAGAACAATTATTTCGAAAAGATTTGAAAAAATGATTCTCGAAAAAAAAAATGACAATCTCGTCCTGGAATTGATAAACGAATTTAAATTTTTGTCACATTCATGCTTGGAGAATTTTTATAATTTTTGTTTGGGTATTACCAAAATTGAACAAGTTATTAGATTTACCGAATTATATCGGTCATATACAGAATTTATACCACTAATTTATCGATTAATAAATGAGTACTACTTGGAATATATTAAATATCATATTGATACAATTGATGATATATTTGGTAATTCTCATATAATAGTATCGGAATACTATGATAATCTTGATAAAATTATTATGAATTTACCCAAAAAATACGTAGATTTTAGATATACTGATAGATATGGAAATAATATTATATTTTGTCTGATTAAACTGCCAATATTATCAGAACAAATTAATAATGAAATATATCGAAATTTCTTTGTTCAACTTGACCATTATCCGTTTGAAATAAAAGACAAAGATAATAATACTATTTTTCATGTTATTGCATTACATGAAAATGATTTTTTTTTGAGTGCACTAATGGATTGGTTTTATCGACAGACCAATAAATCAGCACTATTAACCACTGCGAATAATTCGGACGATCCTGATGACCCAAGCCTGCAATGTAAAAACGATTATCAAAATAATTTATCTAAAGTTCTTCAAACAGAAAATTTATATGGTAAAACTGTATTTGATATATTATTTGAAAAAAACAATTATTCAATATTAATTTCATTAATTAAATATATGCCACCGAAAGCATATTTAAAATTAACTAATAAATTAATAAATAACTTCGAGATTATTGATAAAATCCCTAATAGTGAAGGGATGGATAAAATATATTTAGATAGCATAAATTATTTTATAAATGAACTATTTAGAATGAAACAAAACATAACTTTTGATCTGGTTGAATATTCTGACTATAAAACAAAAATTATAAAATTGTTGTCAAGATGTTCCAACAAATTAAATTTTAGTCTTGAATATCAGTTAGAATGGTTAGCTATAAGTATCAAAAATAACGATTTTGATATTTACAAAGGAATATTATTAAAATATTTTCCCGTTGATCAGAATAGTGATTTGGTAAAGTATCTAGGCAAGGTATTAACGGATACTGGTGAACCAATTATTATAACTGCTATTAAAGAACAAAAAATATCATATGTCAAATGTTTATTAAAATATAACATTGATTTACAGGTAAGCGACAAATTAAATCGTAATGCCTTAATTGCCGCTTTGGAAACGAAAAATATTTTTATAATACGTTTGATACATAATCATATAATAAAAATACCATTATATGAAAATATGGTTATTATTATGGAAAATTACATAAAATTACTTGAAGCAAATGAAACCTATAATAATTTTTCTTTTGCCGATATGATCAAAAAAATATTTAATACAATTGAATATTTTATAAATTACATTGTTAATACTTTTGGAGAAAATAATGAATTAGAATCCGATATAATTAATACTGAATAAAAATTGATTTTAAATTATGAATATATATATTCATAAGTTAAGGTATTATCATAGTAATATAATGACAGATACATCTTATATTAATTTTACATATAAATCTCCACATGAAGATGTAGAATCAGTTATGGGTCACAATCCAGATGGATCAGTAAATATTAAATATACATTACTAGCATTACGAGATTTATTAACGCATAATTTGAATATTGTTAATAAACTATTAGAAAAAAATGATGATATTTTTGACATTAATCCTATCGGTTACGGAATTGTTAGTATTGATGCTAATACAATAACAAAAGAAAGTTTACTTAATGCTAATATTTTAATCAAACAACCAAACGTTTTAGAAAATGAAGAAATATTGGATGACATATATATATCGGACGAAGAAGAAACAAACCAGAATAGGCTTGGAATAATAAATAATTTGGTAAATCTTAATGATACGCATGCATCAAACATAAATACTACAGATTCGGATACAGATTCTGACGATATTATTGATGACAAAATAAATACAAGATCCATTGTGGACAAATATCTAAATATTATTAACGAAAAATATTCCGATGATGACAGTTCAGAAAGTGAATATTTATCAGCCGAAGAAAAAGAAGAATTGTAA